CTACTTTGGCGGTGAGTGACGCTCATACCACGCCATGATCTCTGAGGGCTTGTAGCGCTTGCCAGCCTGACCATTGGCTGTGTACGGCTTGGGAAAGTCCTTGCAGGTGATGATGTGCGTTTTCACGCTGGACTTTTCGTAGTTCGTGTACAGGGCGATCTCATCAAGGCCCCACAGTTGAAACTCCGCGACCTGACTCTTCCGCAGCAACTCTTCGAGCAGTAAGTTGGCGCGGCGCAGCTCGATAAGCTCAGGGGATTCAGTGTTGACTAGCATGTAAGTGTAACGATTCGTGAGTGAATCGCCATTCTACACAGTAAGTACCTACTTAGCGCACGCAGTAGAACATAGGGAGTTAATCACCTATGTTTTGATGGTCAGTCAACCGGCCAGTTTCTGATTACTTGTCGCAGCTCATCCATATCGGCGCGAGACTTCGGAGTGATGTTGGCGCCCTTGGCAGTGCTGCGCATAGTGCGCACCACTTTCATTTCGCCCTTGCTGAGTATCATCTGGTTATCAGGCAAAAACACCGATCGCAACGTCTTGGCAAACTCAGGTTGATATTCATCAAGGCATTGCATGATGAACACAGCAGGATCAAGGCCAAGGACTTCTGCAATCTCTTCCGCCCGTTCCATCGGCACTCGAGATCTCCCTTTTCTGAGCAAGGTTAGAAAATTGGAGTTTTTGTAGCCAAGTTCGTCGGCAATCTCCACCAGGGTCTTGCCGGTGAGGTTGATCGCTCTGTCTATGGTCTCTCGCACGGTGTTGCCCTTCCTGCTCGACGACCCTTTGGATTTCGCGGTTGCTTCTCTCATCATTGTTGTTGCGCCTCTCATAAGCTGTTGAATCGGCCTGCGCTTCGTCAATTTGCTGACTGCAGGTGCATTAAATTGCAGTAACAATTAGTAACTCATTGTAACTTAATGTACCTGTGTAATAGAGCACTTACTTACTGTTAGAAGTCTCACTTTCGTCAAATACTCGCCAGTCCACTCCCCGATAGATTGGGGGTACAGTAAGCGCTCACTCACTGACAACGTTACTCATGAACACACACGTAGGTTCAGCCCACCAGCTTGCTCGGGTGGTACTACTCAGAAAGGCTGTCAAGGATATTGTCAATATCCTTGCTGGCGAGGGCATCAAAGTTCAAAGCTCTGGCCTTACAGCGTATGTCGAGGTGGATCCCAGCACAGGCATACCCACTCTGGTTAACATTCCGATGTTGCCCGATGATTGCAGCCAGCAGACGCTCGATACCGTGATTGGTTTCATGGACCGAGAGGTTGCTAAATTGCTGTTTTCAGACTTCAAGGTGCGCCAGCTTGCGCATGGCAACGGCAAGACGTTTGGGCAGTTGTTTGATGTCATCGACGCGATCCAGACCGACGAGCGCTTTCAGCATCGATACCGTGGCGCTGTGACCACGATGCGCAGCATGTTTGATTTCTATTTGACGCGCCACGTTGATGATCGCCTGAAAATAGCCATTGAGGACGAGAACACGCAGGGCGCCGTCACTGCGTTGTTTGTGCCGATGTTCCGCGCCCTGGCTGGTCGCCCCCAGGCGCAGGCATACATGGACGCAGGTGACAAATGGCAACACGTCAACGGGTTCTTGTTTCACATCCCTGATGAACTCAAGGCACGCATCAAGACGGTCAACAACAGTCTGGCAGCGTTCGATCTGACCCGCGACATTCTGGAATGCTTCCAGGGTGACGAGAGCGGCGAGGATTCAGACGGAAAGGGTGACAGCTCCTCTGACTCCGGCGACAGTGACACTGGCAGTGAGGATGACAGTGGCGAACCCAGCGGTGATGACGCCAGCGCGCCGAGCAAATCAGACCCCAAGCCTGAATCTGACACGCCAGATAGCGAAGAGTCTGAGCCTGAGTCCAGCGATGACGACGAGAACGATGGCGATACCGAGTCAGCGCCAGAAACGGGTGACGAGTCCAGCGATGACGACGAATCAGGTGACGATAGTGCCAGCTCCGAGGCTGAGACCAAGCCAGAGGGCCATGACGACGAGAACGATGGCGATACCGAGTCAGCGCCAGACGCAGCGCCAGAAACGGGTGACGAGTCCAGCGATGACGAAGGCTCTGGCGCGAGCATGGAGCTCGCCGAAATGCCCGATGCCAAAGCGGAGAAGAGCGACGAGCCACCGCCAGCTTTCGATGGATTCTTCAACACGGGCGAGTTCGATATGAGCGCCAGTCAGTGCCTGAGTCGAGAGCTTACGTCCGGCTCAGGCGATGCCAAATACTTGCCCTACTCAACAGACTTTGATGTCGAGCGTATGCACAAGTTATCGCCGCGATTCAAGCAGCATTGCCTGGATCGCATGGATAGCGCCGTGTCCGATATGGTGGGGCCAATGTCAACCACGCTACAGCGTGTGTTTACCGCACGTTCGCAGACACGCTGGCGCTCCGGCATGAAGTCTGGGCGCTACCATCAGAAGAAAGCCACCCGTGTGCTCATGGGCGACGACAAAGTGATGCGGCGGCGTCAGTCCTCAGAGATCACCAATAACGTGGCCGTGTCACTGGTGGTTGATCTGTCGGGATCCATGACTGGCGCTCCCATCCAGATAGCGATGACCGCTGCGATGGGCTTGGCTCGCGTGCTTGAGCGCCTCAAGGTCAAGTGCGAAGTGTCAGGGTTTACCACTTACAGGAACGGCGAGCTCGAAAAGATGATTAGCCAGCACGAGAGTGGGTCTGACAGTCACCGTAATTGGCGCCGTGAAGCGCTGAATTTGCCGATATTCAAGTCATTTCAGGACAGGCTCACTCACGTACAGGAGGAACTGATGGCCGATGCTGCGTTTGGTGGCGTTCGCCTTGCCAACAACGTCGATGGTGAATCAGTGCAGCGTGCAGCGATACGCCTTGTGGCGCAAAACCCCAAGGCTGACAAGCACATGATGATTGTGCTCTCAGACGGTGAACCAGCAGCGCACGGTGACATGCACGCGATGGAAGAGCACCTCAAGGAAGTGGTGCAAGCGTCAATGGCAGCCGGCATCCACACGGTTGGCATTGGCATCCAGACAGAAGCCGTGCGTCACTTCTACCCGAACCATGTTGTGCTCGAAGACATTGACAAGCTGCCTGAAGTGGTAGTGGGCGAGCTGCGCTCGATGCTGTTAGCCCCTTGAAGCAAGTAACTAAGTAAGTACACACTGCCCGCAGTGCTTTGGTTAAAGTATCTGCTCACTCACACTGGAAATCTAATCTCGTGACCAACTCTGAAAACCTTGTCAGCATGATGGCCGCTGACCTCTCCGCAATGGCTCAACCTGGGCCGTACACCATCAAGCCACAGGCGATGAACAAAGCGTTTCGCCTGAAAGATTCGGAATCCAAGCCGTTCATGTCCGCGGTGTCTGGCAAGCCCATACCCATCGGCGTCATGGGCGATACGCCCTTCGAGCAGATGATCCCCGCGTTCGATGATGACTATGTGATGGATGCAGAGCTGTTGAAAAACCTCTCTGTCGCTGTTGGCGAGAACATGCCTGTCCTGATGTACGGATTTCATGGCACGGGCAAGTCCTCTCTGTTCAAGCAATACTGCGCAGCGACGCGACGCCCGTATGTGCGTGTGCAGCACACCGGCAACACAGAAGAGCAGGATTTGCTCGGCACCACGCTGGCTCGTGACGGCGCGACGTACTTCGCCCCGGGTGTGCTCGCTATGGCGATGCGATTCGGGTGGTTTCTGAACCTCGATGAGTACGACATGGCTGATCCATCCGTGACCGCTGTGTACCAGCCGGTACTCGAGGGTGAGCCGCTGTTCATCAAGGAAGCTCCACCCGAGTGGCGCTTTGTGCAACCACACCCTGACTTTCGGATTGGCGCTACTGCCAACACCAACGGCTCTGGCGACGAGACAGGACTCTACCAGGGCACCAACTTGGGTAACGCCGCCAACTACTCACGGTTCTCCGTAGCGTGTCGCGTTGACTACATGGACAAGGATCAGGAAGCCCGCATTGTCATGCAGAAAGCTGGCGTGCGTGAGGAGGATGCCCGGAACTTTGTCGAGTTCGCCACGATGGTGCGCTCTGCCTTTATCAGCAAGAAAATCACCAACACGATCGGGCAGCGCGAGCTGATCGCCGCTGCCAAGTTGGGCGTGGCGCGAGTGAGCTGGACCAAGGGCTTGCAGTTAGCATTCGTCAACCGTCTGTCCGAGCAGGATCGCGCCGTCGTTGACATGATGCTCAACACCGTGTTCGCCAGTGAGTCCGAAAAGCTCGCCGCTGTTGTTTGATGCTAGCGCTACTGGATAACGAGAGCCACTTCGGTCTGGGGCGAGCACTACTGACCCCGGACGATGTGGTGGCCCACGCAGCGGCGCAAGGATGCGCTGCTGTGGGCCTGGCCGATTACATGTCGGTTGATGGCGTGGTGAGCTTCACTGCCGCGGCAAAAAAGCACGGCGTCAAGCCCATCATCGGATGCCGGCTGGCAGTCCACCTGATGAAAGACACTGCTGGCGAGACTGCCACCAAGTCCTATGGCGTGGGCAGCATCATTGCCTACCCCAAGAACGCTGCGGGGTTCACTGAGCTACTCCAACTACTCTCACTGGCTCACTGTGAGCCCAGAGCGCATCGAGGAGTGGGGCGTATTTGGCCTAGCGACTTGCTGGCACTGGCAGCCAGTGGCAACCACCTGTTTTTGCTATCGCCAGATGAACCGATGTACCGCTGGCCTGAGTTTGAGGATGTACTGCTCACGCTGGCACGCATGAGCCGCGAGCGTGGTGAGCCTGTGCTGTCATTGCCAGTTCTGCAGGGCAAGACGCCGCTGCATGTGCGCATCAATACCGACACGATGGAGTGGAGTGACCGCTTGCTTGATTCATACGACTACGCAGCGCCTCTAATTTACTGCGGCGCTGCCAAGTACAAGCACGCAGATGAGGCGCACGCGAGCGCCTATGACACCTTCCGGGCTTCCGCCACGCAGAGCTTCATACGCTCCACCGGCAAACTGATCTACCGACGCTACGCACGCGACGACGCGCCGGTGAGTGTCGATGTAGCATCGACAGCGCTGGAGTGTACCGGCATCGTGGCCGCCGATATGAGCGAGGACGTGCTGGAGCACCTTGAGTATGTGTGGGAGCCCATGCCGGTATCGCTGCCGCGCACGCTCGATACGATCACTGACGACGATTCTGAATATGAGCATCTGGTTGACCTTGTGCTCATGGGCATTGAGACGCGCTTGGGGCAGTCGGTATTGGGCTACCAACCATCGGACGAGGACATAGTTACCCGCTACCAGCCTCGCATCCGCTACGAGCTGGAGGTGCTCAAGAGCATGGGGTTCTGCCGCTACTTTCTGGTGGTGGCTGATCTGGTGAACTACGCGAAGAACAGGGGCATCTTGGTGGGGCCTGGCCGTGGCTCTGTGGGTGGCTCCATCGTGGCGTACCTGATGGGCATTACCGATGTGGACCCCATTCGATTTGACCTGCTCTTTGAGCGCTTCATTAACCCTGAGCGTCTGGATTTACCGGATGCTGACATCGACTTTGAATCTGCCCGGCGCCACGAGGTCCATGAGTATCTGGTCGAGCGCTACGGGGCAGACTGCGTGGCGAACGTCACCAACTATGTGACCGCACAGCCTTCGAGCGCATTCAGGCGAGCTGCGATGGTGCATGGCTTGCCACCGGGTCAGCAAAACCTGTCCGTGCAGATACAAGCAGGTGTTGATCTTGAGTCAGCGGCGGCCAACATCCCTGCCATTGCTGTCTACAAGGCAGAAAACCCAAGGGCATTCTCCGATGCCGTGCTGATGACAGGATTCAATGCCGGGTTCTCCGTCCACGCAGGCGGCGTCATCGTTACTGACAGCGCTCCGGGTGAGCGTCTGGCTGATCGCTCGACAGTGGTGGTCAGGAAGGAAACCCCGTGCGTGTCATGGGACAAACACAGCGTTGAAGGATTTGGCCTGGTCAAGATTGACATGCTCTCGATCAGCACGCTTGATGGCTTGTCGGTCGCACTCAAGCTGTTGGGCGACAAGGTGGATCTGACGCAACTACCGCTCGATGATGAGCTGACGCTCAAGGGCTTCGAGCAAGGCGAGACGATCGGGGTGTTCCAGTTCGAGAGTCGCGGTATGCGCCGGCTGCTTGTGGACATGGCACGCAAAGTGTCGCGCACACCGGGCTCGCTTGATGAAGTTGTTGAGCGCAACCCGCTCAACTTCATGGACTTGGCGGTAGCAACAGCGCTCTATCGCCCTGGCCCGATGGAATCAGGAATGATGGCGGAGTATGTCGCCAATCGGCAAGTAGGCGCAGAGGTGTCCGTGATTCACCCGGACATGAAGCCGATCTTGAGCAAGACGATTGGCGCGATGGTGTTTCAAGAGCAGGTCATGGAGGTGGCTAGAGTGATCGCGGGCTTTTCACTCGCGGAAGCTGACTTACTGCGTCGGGCGATTGGTAAGAAAGACGCTGACAAAATGGCTGCTTTGCGTGATGATTTTGTGAGCCGTTGCGTCAGCTACAAAGGATTGGCTGCGCATGATGCTACGCACCTGTTCGACAACATAGAAAAGTTCGCGTCGTACTCGTTCAATGCGAGTCACTCAGTCGCTTATAGCCTCATTTCGTATCAATGTATGTACCTCAAGCAGCATCATCCTGTTGAGTTCTACTGCGGGCTGATGAACTCAGCGACTGCCAAGGGTGACTTCCGGCTGCGCACGTTGATAGCCGATGCGAAAGCCAACGGCATCATGGTGCTGCCACCCGACATCAACCAGTCACAGCTTGCGTTCGCCCCTAGTGAGCACGAGGGCAAGCGCTGCATCGTGGCACCACTGTCCGTTATGAGAGGCTTGGCAGAGAAGGGCGCCACTAAGGCCATTCACGCACGCGAATCACTCCCCGGCGCTGTGTTCACCAGCCGTGAGCATTTCAGTGCCAGCGTGGACAGGCGCTCGATCAACAAGACGGTGGTGGCAGCGCTCGAAGCTGTCGGTGGTTTCCGCAGTCTGGATGATCCGAGTGACCCCGAGTACGTGTCGGTGATGGATGAATCCAGACGCGGTGCGCAGCTTGAGAGCTGCCCCGGCATCATCGTGGATTTTGTCAGGGCTGATCGCGTACTGGATGTCGTCGGTGCGAAGGACGGCCTGATCGATATGCACACACGGATCAACAAGTGCGACCGCTGTGCGCTGGCGTGTGGCAAGCACTACAACCCGGCGAACACGCCACCGAGCATCGTGCCCATGCCGAGCTTTGGTAAGCGGCCAATGGTTATGGTAGTGCTTGAAGATCCCGCGCCCAAGGAAGTGGGGTATGGCCGCATGATGGCCCCGCGCTGCCGAGAGGAGGTGCTGCGTGCGCTGCGTGCGAGTGACTTGTCACCGAACGACTGCTACTTCACCACGACACAAAAAGCGCGGCGAGCGGAGAAGCAGCCCATTAACCCGGACCATGTATCGCAGTGCTTGCCCTATCTGCTCGAAGAGATCGAGCTGCTGAAGCCTGCGGTGATTTTGGCACTGGGCACAAAGACGTTAAGGGCGATCAATCCAGACTTGAAAGGCAACGCGCAGGACTTGAACGGGCAGATTGTCTGGATGCCCAAGCTCAACGCGGCACTGGTGTGTGGTATCTCCCCGGGGATGATCTACTTCAATCCCGAAGCCCAAGAGGAGCTGGATCACGCTTTTGAGGTCACTGCCTCGTTGTGCCCCACTCACTAGATTTCACGATGGCCGCGCTCAGTGCGCGATCATTTCACTCGCTGGACGATCAACGTCCAGCCCCTTCACGACGACACAGGAGCACTATATGAGCGAATACGCAGCAACGGCGCAAACGCACGATACTCTGTTTGAGAATTGCAAGCCCATTGATGAGGGCCAAATTCAAAGAGACGTAGCATTCGGTGAGTTCGACACAATGGTGCGCAACCAGGCGGCCATGCGGAGTCACTACGGGGTGCAGCACGCCCGGTACTACCACGCCATGAAAAAGGCCAAGTCTAATCTGGACTTCGTTGAGGCGCGGCTGGATATGGCAATACGCACACAGGCGGAGCAAGAGGGTGAGAAAGTCACAGAAGGCAAGATTGGCTCTCGCATCAAGTCGCACGACATGTACCGCGCAGCAAAGGAGCTGCTGGAGGAGGCAGAGATGCACGCCAAAACCCTTGAGCATGTGATAGCTGCTCTGGATTCCAAGCGTGATATGCTTATACAGCACAGTAAGCACTTACTCATAGAGCAAGGCGGCGACATGCGCATTCACGGAGACCGTGGTGCGGAGGCCGCAGCCTTGAATTCTCTGCGAGAAGCTGGGACTGCGGCAGCGGCGTAAAACATCACCCGAATCCGACAGTCAATACTGAGCTTGGCATGGGTACTCGCGTACCCATGCCGTTCCACTGTCAAGTAACTACTTACCTACTAACTACCGACAAGAGACTACAAACCAAATGTCTGCATTACTCGACCTCGTAAACAAAAAACGCAAGCAACTGTCCAACAGCCAGCGGCACGCCAACCTCTCCAGCAAGAACCAGCACATCGTGCGGCTCCTGCCCTCATGGCATGGCGTAGGCAGCGACCAAGCCTTCTGGCATGACTGGGGTATTCACTGGGTTAAGTCACCCGGTCAGGCCAAAGCCAGCGCCGTCCACATGTGCATGGCAAAGACCTTTGGCAAAGAGTGCCCCATCTGCGAAGCTATCGCAGCCGGCTCTCGCAGCACCGCTGATGACATCGAAATCAACGCGCTCAAAGAGTCAGGCAGCTCGCAGCGAATGTTGTTCAACGCCCTGATGCTCTCTGGCGACACACCCGATGAGCCTGTTGTGCTCGAAGTGCCAGGCGGCGTTGCCAATATGATCTTTGAGATCATCGGGCAGTGGGGTGACATTTCTCATCCTGAAACCGGTCGCCCCATCATCATCAACAAGACCGGCACTGGCTTGACCACCAAGTACACGGTGCAGCCGGCAGCGGAAGTGACGCAGGTACCCGCCTCGATCTATGAGAACGTAGTCAATCTTGAAGAGCATGTACAGCAAGAGGACGTTGCCAAGCTCAGCGCGGCTGTAGCTGCCGTCAATGCCATTACAGGCGTTGTTGGGTCATCCGCTCCGATCATGGGTGCTGCCAGTGCTACGCCTGCTATGGCACACGCAGCGCCTGCTGCGCTGGCTGCTGGTGGCTCACCAGCGGGTGCTGTGTTCGATGATGGCCTTGCCATGAACGAAGCAGCCCCAACGCCTGCAGTGGCACCTGCGGCAGCACAAGCACCAGCCGCCGCTATGGCTGCTGCCCCTGCTGCTGTAACGCCAGTGGCTGCTGCCCCTGCTGCAGTAGCACCAGCGGGTGACATCGACGCCCAACGCGCCGACTTTCGCAACTCGTTACTCGCTGGCGGCGACGCTGCGTAAGTAACCACACGGTACGTCAGTAACGGGGCCACTTACGAGTGGCCCCTAGCTGCACTCACCCTTGTGAAAATCCTACTGATTGATGCGAACAACATCGGTTACCGAGCGCACCACAGAAGCGCAGAGGTCGTTGATGGTGTCGAAGTACAAGCGATCCGCGGCGTCATAGACGCACTGCGCAGCCAGCTATCACAACTCAAGCGCTACCGCGCTGTGATGCTCTACGATGGCAACCCGCGTTTTCGTTACGCGATGTGCGATCACTACAAGGCGCAGCGTGACGCCAGCCCCAAAAGGGCCGCCATACGCCAGCGTTACCGGCAGCAGTTGCCGTTCATCAAGAAAATATCAACCGCGCTGGGGGTGGATAGCCTTTACCACCCATCGGCGGAAGCTGACGATGTGGCCGCCTGGATGGTGCGCACGCACCCCGATGCTGAGTTCTATCTGCTCAGCGACGACGAGGATTGGCGGCAGCTCATTAACGACAGAGTTACCGTCATTGATGCGAAGTACAAGCACTGGACGCCACAGGTTGTCTTTGAACAGTTTGGGTACGGCGTCGATCGCATTGTCCATGTGAAGGCGATGATGGGTGATTCGAGCGACAACCTCTCAGGCGTTGGGGGCTTTGGCAAAACGCACGCTCGCACGTTCATCCGAGACAACGGCTCGCTGGATGACTTCCTGCTCACAGCGTCGGGGATAAGCAAAGAAGCTCTGGCGAAGCTGCCACGCAGGATGCAGAACCTCGTGCAGAACGACCTCAGCGCTGACAAGTTCGGCATCACCATGCGACCCACAGAGCGCTACGAGCTGAACCTCAAGATGATGGACCTGACGATGGACCACGGCATCAATTGGCGTCGGCTGGAATACACCCCCGGTGTTTACTGCCCCACGCGCATTTTGGCCGGGCTCGAGACCATCGAGCACAACAGCGCATTGATGCGCCTAGAGACCTTCCCCCAACCGTTTGCACACCACTACGAACAGCACACCTCGGTGCCGCTGTGGTGACACCTACTGATACCAAAACTATGAGCAAGGCCAATCTCCTCAAGAACATCGGCAACATCGTTGGCGATCAAGCGAAGTCGCTTGAGATAAAGACCTGGATTAACACGGGGCTCCCCCCATTGAATTACTGCCTGTCTGGTCACTACGACAGAGGCTACGCACTGGGCAGGCTGTATGAAATGTTCGGCCCCAGCAGCAGCGGCAAAACCCTTTGCGCCACCAAGGCCATGATTGCAGCGCAAGAGCAGGGTGGTTGCGCCATTTTCATCGACTACGAGCAGAGCTTTGACCTGTCCCTGGCGATGGAGCTGGGCATGACGGACGAAGCGCCTTACTTCATTTACGTCGCGCCACGCACATGGGAGGAAGGCAACCAAAAGGCGATTGAATTGGCCGCTGCGATACGAGAGTCAGAGGTCATCGCCGGCACGGCTCCCATCATGATAGTGCAGGACTCGATTGCAGCGGCAGTGCCTGCCAGTCAAGTAGCCAAGGGCCACGACTTCAACGCACTGAACATGAATGACACCACGGCACTGGCGCGTGTGACCAGCACAACGCTCAAGTCGATCAAGGCATACGCCACTGACTTGCAGTTTACGTGCTTGTTCCTGAATCAAATCAGAGTCAGCCCTGGTGTTTGCTTGCGAGGAGATGTCAAGATCCCGTTCGTTGATGGCACCTACGCGACGATGCAAGAGATCGTCAGGGGAAAAATCGCTAAGGACGTTTGGTCATTCAACCAAGAGACGGGCGAGTTTGAGGCGAAACCTATTGTTGGCTGGATGGACAATGGAAAGGTCGAGTCAAATGACGAGTGGGTGCATATCAAGTCCACCGGTCATGGCACCAAGAACGGAGTGAAAGCCGTCACAGCAACACGCGATCACCAAATACTAACGGTGGGTGAAAACAACGAGCCAGTTTGGAAAGAGGCTCAGGACATAAAGGTGGGGGACAAGCTGTATGCGCAAGACACCCATCAACTCAGAGATGAAGACCGAGACATATTCGCCGGCATGATACTGGGTGATGTGTCCATAAAAGAAGGTCACTCAGAGCGTGCGATAACCGCAAATCTGACGTTTCAGGACAGTGTAGACCCCGACTATCCCGTATGGAAAACAGAACTGCTGGCCCCCATATTTGGTCGCTTCAACAGTGTCAAGTACAAATTTAACGGTAAGAATCTTGAGAAGTGGGTGGGGCAATACAGGAATGAAATCTATAGGTACAGAGAGCTTCGCAAGAATCCGTTAGAGACTTTTGAGACGTTCGGGTTGACCATGCGTGGGTTCCTTATATGGATCATGGATGATGGTCACATGGCCGACAGGGATAGATACTTCCTATCCATAGGTAGGATCAAGGATGACGTTGTGCTGGATGAGATCGCTGACTGGCTGTACTACAACCTCGGACTTCGATCAAGAGTTCGGCATCGACAAGGGCAGCTTGTATTCGACGCTGAATCTTCACGAAAAATATCAAGGGCCCTGGCAGAGTACGAAATACCCAAGTGCATGAGACGCAAAATTCTTCCCGCAGACAGGGGTAGGAGGCCGACTAAGCAATACTCAATGAAGCCCGCCAACAAGTCAGTTGTTGTTCTTGAAACCGTCACTTGTGTGTGTGCAGCAGGAAATAAGAATAGGGGTGACCTCTCAAACACAAAATTCGACATAGAGGTGGCTGACAACCACAACTTTCTGGCCGGCAGTAAAGACGCGGGTTTTGTGGTTCACAACAGCTTCGGGAACCCCACTGTAACTCCGGGCGGAAAAGCTACCGAGTTCTACGCCAGCGGTCGCATATCACTGGGTCGCAAGACAAGCGTGGATAAAGTAGCGGGTCTTGAGGAGCAGGAGATCACCGCCAAGGTGGTGAAAACAAAACACACACGCCCCTTGAAAAAGTGCAGTTGGAAATTGAAGTTCCGTGACGACGGCATGGCGTGGTTTGACACCGAGCTGTCAACCATAGAGTTCGCCAAGACCAACGGGCTACTGGAAACCGCTGGCAACTACATCGTCTGGGAAGGCAAGAAATACTACGCCGTGCAGCTCGCGGAACACTTGCGCAACACTGGCACATCGGACGCATTCACCGCATGGCTTGTGGAGAATGGTAAGGACGTTATCGCAGAGAAAGAAGAAGAGCTAGAGGCGTAGCTGACGGCTGTAACCAACCACTCACACACTAGAGGTAACACGACAATGAGCAAGATCAAATGACTAAATCAATCGAGCACGACGAGGCGGAAATCACTCGTATTATCAACACGATGGCGTTGCCGTTCGCTGTTGATCCAGAAATCTTGGACGATTTCGCCGCGACTGTGAAGCAGGGAATGCGTGACTACAGCAGCCACATGGCAAAAAGGGGTGGCGCAGCTCACGATGAAAAGGCCCTGCGTTCCATAACCCACCCGATGCTTAGAAGCATGGTCAGTCGCGGAGAGGCGGCTACCATGTGCAAGGCGTATGCAGAAAGCCTTGGATGTGTTCGCACGTCAGCACAGCAGGGCGATGAGGGTGGGTCGTGAACCTACTGCCCGTCAACAGAGTCGAGCTGTTCAAGGGCTGGCTGAACGCTGCCGGCGCAGATGTTCTTTCGCCAACGAACCCCTACGAGCTGGTACGTTTCGATTGCCCACACGGCATCGGCGTGCTCTACACCGGTAAGCGCTCAACGAGGTGAACGATGACCACTAAGCCCCCCAAGCGCCCTGTCGTCAAGCGCGACGACTACGGTTACTTCACCACGTCACCTGCCACCTCCATGAAGATGGCCGAGAAGCAGACGCTGTGCGGTAGTTGTGGCCGGCAATCAAGCTGCAACTTGCCGGGCATCCAGCGCGAAGGGCGCACACGCGACCACTGGGCCGTCATCGATGTGGTGGCGTGCGACATCTTTGTGCCGCAGATCATTTTCTACAACCCTCACATGCCAGAGGGTCGCTGGAACACACTTAGGCTCGGCGATCGATCCTCGTTTCTCCAAAAGGGCCAGCAAGTACAGATCATTGACCCCAGTGGCGCTCACCTGAGCTTCGCCCGTGTCACGAGCGTTATCGTTGGCGACAAGGACATCATCATCGAAGAGCACGCACGGTTCAACCACTCTGTAAAGGATATGAACCTCAAAAAGCAAGAGAAAACCGATTACATCAAGCGCAAGTTGCCGCAGCACTACCACAGCCACCTGTGGGCACGCACGACGCAAGTGACAGCGGTGTACTTGAAAGCCATCCCTGAACTCACACAAACCGAATACAAGAGCTGATGAAACCCATGCAACCCTTTGTGCTGGTAAGCGACATACACCTGCACAACTTCACCCAGTTTGACCGCCCCACTGAGCACGGCCACGGCACACGAGTCGAGCACACGCTGCAAGCTCTGCTAGAAGCGGCCCAGGCAGCGCGCACAGTGAACATCAACCGCATGGTCATAGCGGGAGACATCTTTCACGTCCGCGGCAAGCTGTCGCCCTCTGTTGTCAATCCATTCCGCGACACGCTGGACCTTTTGGTGAAATCAGGCTTCACCATCGAGATGATCCCTGGCAATCATGACCTTGAGACAGAGAACTCCTATGAGCACTCAAGTGCAATTCAGTTTTTGCGCACCGAGAATCTGGTGAAGGTGTATTCACACCCAACCATCACCGGTGATGATATCTACTTCATTCCTTGGACGCCAGACCTGAACGAACTCAAAGAGCTACTGCAAGCGCCACCGGATACGGAGCGCTGCGATTTGGCAGTGGTCATGCACGCGCCGGTCAATGGCGTGATCCCGGGTCTGCCAGATACGGGGTTAGACCCCGCATGGCTGACAAAACTGGGCTACAAGGCCATATTTTCCGGGCACTACCACCGCCACGTTGATTTCAGCAACAACGTCTACTCGATTGGCGCGCTGAACCACCATAACTTCGGGGATGTGGGCACCAAGGCGGGTTACATGATCGTGCGGGACAGTGGCGTTCTGAGCATCGAGCAACATGAGACGCAAGCGCCGAGATTTGTGGACCACCACCCTGATTTGCCCCATGGCGAGTACGCAGGTCACTACGTTCGCGCAACGCTGACCGACTCAACGATCACAGAGCGCGAGCGCTTTAGGGACGAACTACTGAATGACGGAGCGCTCGGCGTCATGGTGCGCAATGTCAAGACGGCGCCCGAGTACCGCACCGGGGAATCCAGCGAGCGAGCTGCCAGTAGTGAGGGACTGCTCGACATTGCCAAGAGCTACATCAACGAGCGCTACCCAGAGGGCGTGCAAGCGGAGCGCGTCTACAAACAGGTTGAGCGCTTGCTTACCAAAGCAGAGGAGGCAACACCATGATCATTGACCGGCTCGACATAGAACACTTCATGGCGATAGGGCACGCATCGCTCTCGCTCAACGATAAAGGCTTGGTGCTCCTCCAGGGCGAGAACACAGATGACCCATCAGCGCTCTCCAACGGCGCAGGCAAAAGCTCTATCGCCGATGCTTTCATGTGGTGCCTGACCGGAGAGACGGCGCGCAAGCTCTCCTCAGATGGCGTTATCAACAGAGAGGCCAAGTACTGCTACGTCGGCATGACGCTGCGCGATGGCGCTCACTTGTGGCAGATCGACCGGTATCGCAAGCATCCTAAGCACAAAAGCGTGCTACGGCTGACACACACCGGCGCAGAGGGCACATCTGCTGACTTGACGCTCGGCACCAACAAGCTCACGCAGGACAAAATTTACTCGGTGCTTGGCGCGGAGCGCGACGTATTGCTGGCATCAGTGTACGCAGCACAGGACGGCATGGTGGATCTGCCGGCAATGGCTGACAAGTCACTCAAGCAGATCGTAGAGCACGCCGCTGGCATGGAGCGTTTGGCAACCGCAGATGAACTTGCCAAGGGGGAACTGAGTGATGCCAAGCGGGCACTCGAGTCGGCGCAGCAAGCGTGCGAATCCTCACGAGGCACACTCGTTATGGCACAGAGCAACATGGATACCACCCTGGCATCACAGGCTCAATGGATTGAAGAACGCCAAAATCGGCGCAAAAAATTGGAAGAGGAGCTCAAGCCCTTATACAAGCAGCGCGACGCACTCGATGCGGAGGCTGCTCGACTGGTTGGCGCGATCGGGGAAAAACCCACGGAAATGCTGGACGCCATGAATGAGGTGCACACCCTGCGTAAAGCCATCAGCGACCAAAGCCAGGCGTTGTTGAAGCACAACGAGGAAGCGCAGCGGGCTCGCCATCTTGCAGAGGAGGTGCAAAATTCTCTCAAAGACGTGGTGACATCGCAACAGTTGGCACGCAATGCCATTGAGGCAATAGAAGCAGAGGCTGCTGACACCTGCCCCCATTGCAAGAGTGCTTTTGACAATAGCGCTTCCAAAGCAGAGCGCATCGCGGCGCATCAACAAAAGCTGGAGGCTCTGCAGAAATCCCACGATGGATTTTCAGAGAAAGCTGTAGCGGCCCAGGAGAGCCACGCAGCGCTGTTGGCTACCATGCCAGTGGTGTCACACGACGACAGCGCTTTGCAAGCCGCAGAGGAGCGCCTAGCGGGCCTCACTGCAAAACGCGAGGCATACGACGCAAGAGTGGCCGTCCATACCAAGCACACCGAAATACAGAGCGCCATACTTGGCAAGATTCATAGCCTGCAAAGCACAGTCGCCGCCATCGTTGAGGATTTGGACGGACCTTCGCCTTTTGCGCTACAGATTGCGCAATCAGAGCAACAGATCAAAGACTTCAAGCAGGCTTTGTTTGAGAACGAGGCACATGTTGCGGAACTGACCGATGCGCTGCACGTTGCCACCGATGTGGCTGCTTGCCTAGCAGCCAAGGGGATCCGTGCCCGGGTGTTGGATACCGTGACGCCATACCTGAACGAACGCACCAGTGACTATCTAGCGACGCTATCTGATGACAGTTTGCACGCGCAGTGGCACACGCTCGACGTTAAAGCGGACGGGGAGCTGCGCGAGAACTTCCACATCGAGATTGGTGGCGACTCAGCCTCTGAGTCCTACGCAGGACTCTCCGGTGGCGAGAAGCGCAAGGTGAAGCTCGCGTGTTGTCTGGCCCTGCAGGATTTGATTGCGGAGCGTGCGAGCCAACATATCAGTCTGTTCATTGCAGACGAGATTGACGACGCGCTAGACACTGCGGGACTGGAGCGACTCATGCAACTGCTGGAGCTACGAGCCCGTGAGCGTGGCACGCTGCTGATTATCTCTCATAATGACCTGCAGGATTGGGTACGGCAGACAACGACTGTCACCAAGCACGGTGGCGTCTCAACCATTAGTGGCACACTGGCAATTGAGCCAACAACAGAGAGTAAGGCAGCATGAAAAGAACCCCCGAGTGCGACACATTTGGCGGCACCGAAGATGTTGAAATGATTGACCAGGTGGCAGACCTGATCTTCGACGCCGGCAAGGAAGGCGATGCGGATTTCATCAATGGTTTGGCAGCCACGCTGTACGCCAATTCAGTAAGTAAGGGCTTCTGGGAGGAGGATCGCTCAGACGGCGAAAGTATCGTTCTTATGCACTCAGAATTATCTGAGGCGCTTGAGGCACTGCGCGACCAGAGGGGCGACAAGCGCATACCCTCCAAGAAAATTGAGGGGTTCTCTCTGCTGGAAGAAGAGATGGCTGATCTGATGATTCGAGTGCTCGACTACGCCGGGAGAAACTCGCTTGATGTCGGCGGTGCACTGATCCATAAGGCTCGATACAACCGCAGCCGGCCCCACAAGCATGGCAAAGCGTTTTAGCGCTGCCCTCGCTTCAACACTTATAGTAACCACTCACATAGCCAACACGCAGGAGCACAACCATGAGCGCCGACCCACCTTCGCACTCGATCAGCGACATGCTGGCAGACGCAGCAGTTGTCATAGGTGAGGGCAAACGCCGCAACGTCGAGGCCACTTATGAGCGCGGCTCAATCGAGTGGACGTACCACAGGCTCAACGGAGGTGATCTAAACAGCGCCATCACCGATGAGTTCGATTACTTTCGCCACATGATCGCCCACGGCATCATTGATATTGACGAAAAAGGTTTGGGTGGGGCCATTTGGGGCCTCAATGTGCGCACTTTTGAAACACTGACGGCTTGCGATGTACATGCCAAATCACATCGCTTCAAGTTTGATTACTTCGGTTGTTGCGTGGATGCTGACGGCATTGATGTCAAAGAGAGCTGGCGCTACACGCCGGTTGATATCTGGCAGTCACAGCGCGCCGTTGAGTTTGGTGGGGAAGCTGATGGCGAAATTAAGCCCGTGACCACCGTGGCTTGCCTGATACATGGCACAGATGAGCCTGGGTTTTTCGTTTGCATACTTGAAGATCTGATTAGTTGGTGTAAACCACTGCAGGCGGCTTTGCTGGATTGCATTGACAGTGAGCTGTATGAGCTTTACACGGGCCACAAGGCGCGTGAGCTTGAGAAGGAGCAAGCCAAGCTGCTCGAAGCAGACGCCGCCACTGAGGAGCACTACGGCGACAGTTGGGGCGCGTATGCCTGACGCTTTCCCCAACCTGGAGCTCGCCAGGCGATTGTTCATAGATGAGGCGAAACACATGCAGGCGCTGTTCGATGACGGCGTGCTGGATCATATAAGCACAGTCAACACTGGCGAAGGGCGCCGGTGTATTGGCCCTAGAACATTGAGAGACCCGAATAGCTCCCTACAACAGCTACTGGAGGACGATATAAATCACGAGGGCGCGATTGACTACGAAAATTTGTACTCGAGCCGCACGCCTCGCTTTCGAGTGACTAGGGTAATTGGCTTCCTCAATGTCGATGTTGTCGGTGTCGATGAAAGTGGAGAGGCATCAGGTTGGGAGGAGGTGCTGATCTGCATCAGAAGAGACGGCGAAGCCGTATACGGGCATTATCTTTTGACGCTGAAAGTCGCCTGTAACGGATTGGGTGGTTTCAACAAACTACTGGAGTTTGCCTCTAAGGAGATTGACGAGTGCGTGTTGCAAGCTGCCCGAAAAAAGAAGCAGGCGGTCAAAAAGGCCAAAGATGACGCTCTGCACTACGGCAGTCGCTGGGGTACGTATGCCTGACAAGAAATCAATACGAGGGCGATTTGAACGCCGGCTGGCAACCAATGGCCGCGGCGGCATCGAGGATGCGCTAGAGCAGGCCGTCACGGAGAACCTGGATTACTTTCGGTACGCCCTGAAAAACGCAGACGTGGAGTGGGGCGTTTTCCCCGAGTGTGTGAACCCAAATCTCAGGGCGCGTGCTGCGCAAACTGGCCCTTCATTGAGTGCGATGATTGAGGGCATTAGCGAGCCTCGGCACGCCACACTACTGCCCCGCCTGTGTTTGAAGCCGGTCGATGTCACGCTTTGCCACAACATCTCAAAGGACGACTACTGCACGGGTGACTTAGACGTGAGTGAAGCCTTCTCGGCGCCATCACTCATGGTGTTGTGCGAAATACAAGGGCTGCATATCCAGCATGACCACAAAGGTAGTAACGTTGAATTTGTTGCCATCCCGTTTCGCGAGGCCATGCGTGGCATTTCAGGCATTACAGAAGTCTTTGATACCTTCACAGATGACGATATGCTGGATCGGGTACGACAACGCATAGCCCAGTCTCACAAGGACGTTGCCGAGGACGAGCAGCGCAAGGCTAAAGCTCACTATAAGGATAGATGGGGAAAATACGCTTGAAAACAGAAGCAACAGCGCAAGCCAATGAGGTTATGGTGCTGGGGTGTGACCCCGGCTTTGCCAAGTTTGGCATGGCTCTAACCGCGGTGAATCTCGACACCATGACGGTCAGGCCCATCCGAATTGATCTGGCTGTATCCAAGAAAAACAGTAGTAAACAGGTGCTGGTATCAAGCGACGACGTGCGGCGCATCTCTGACGTGCGCAATCAGGTGGTTGCAATGGCAACTCAGGCAGACTTGATCATGAGCGAGGTGCCCAGTGGTGGTGCAAAGAGTCATGCAGCCGCCAAAGCAATGGCGTATGCAACGGCCATACTCGCCTCAGTGCAGTTACCCCTGATTCAAGTCACGCCACTGCAGGTGAAATTCGCCGCTACGGGTGATAAGCACGCGAGCAAAGCCGAAATGATTGCGTGGGCCCGTGAAAAGCACGGTGCGCTCAACTGGACGAAAACGCTGAAAGATGAGCACATGGCCGATGCGCTAGCGGCTGTCTACGCCGGTATTGAATCCGAGCAGTTTTTGACCTCCACGGTGATGATGCGATCCTTGAAAACTGCTTAATAGTTAACAAAGTAAGTACACACCTATAATTCTTTGTTACTGTACTTTCTTCCAATTGCAACTATGCTTATTTACCTTGAGCGTAGTTGTAAGGGAACACGGCGACGCTACAAGCTTGCCCTTGAGTCGCCAATCTTCACTCACTGCCTGAAGTAGCGCCAATCACGGCGATACTGGGCAAAAGCGGCGTCAATTCCATGAGTAACCCCGTTGTCCATCTGGACCTCATCAGCTTAAAGTCATTCTCTTATAGTCTGAGCTACAGTGGCGATCACCTCGATGTATTGTGCTCAGTGCCCGCACTCGTTGTGTTACTGCATCCCCACCTGAGCTTTAGAAATCCTGAATTAAGGCCAGACATGACACTACTCTGCCTGCCGCAAAGCGCAGACGAGGCTCGTGTCATTCAGATTGGCATGAATGCCGTCAGATCAACCTCTGACAGCTACGATGAACTCACGCAAGGGCACGACGTATGTGACCAGCGCGCCGCCTTGTGCTTGTCGATGGGCACCTACGTAACGGCCACTGTTGATAAGTGCCAGCCAATGAATTGGTTGAAAGTCGTGCAGAGCGTTGCTGACATCGGCGCGCTGAAAAAAGAAGAGGTTGATTTGGTCATGGAGCGCTGTATGCAGGCCATTGATGCAGCTAGAGAGGAATCTCTGGTGCGTGAAATGGCGTAACCTTGGCGCCTCTTAAAGAGGAGATTTGATTGATGCCCGCTATTGGAATTTACAGCCGCCGCAAAAACCTTACGTCGAGCAAAAGCTCATTGGTTGAACTGCACTACGGTGGTGCGCGCAGCACTGCGATCATGCCAGGCCAAACACTTGAGTTGCCGAGCGATGTGCAAATCACCGAGCTGCCGGAGGGTGCGGAGCTTTATCTGGAAGCTGCACTGTCGGATAAATATGGCCTGATACTGGGTACTGATCCAGTCTCTGTGAGTGTGGGAGAGGCTGTCATGTTCACACTGACCAACACAGGCCATGCACGCCGCACCATCTCTCGAGGCTTGTGTTACGCCAAGCTCGGTTACAAAAGCTCAGGTGAGGAGGCGCCGGAGGACGAGCCAGAAAGCGCAGAGCTGCCCGCAGAGACCCCTGATACTGAATAGCCACAGCACCCGCGCTCTGGGGGTTATGTTATCTGCTGTATAAGTAAGCACATACACAACCCCGGAGTGCGATATGGAAGTCCCCTCGTTTGAAGATGAAATTGAGCGCAAGGCGGCGGACACGCTGGCGACTGTGATTAGCAGCTACGAACAGCAGCGCATCAGCACCGAAGTGGCGGCGGCTGCGATACGCACGCTCTACCTCACCGTGTCTGGCCTGGTAAGCACGGAGCTGATGTCGCTGATCGTCGCGGCTGACACGGAGCTGCGTGGTAGGTTGACAAAAGAAGGCGTTGTGGTTGACAAAAATGCGTTCCACGGTTGACAAAGAATCCCCATGAAAGCTCTGGTGCTAGACATTGAAACGACCGGCTTCATGAAGAAGTCGAACAAGGCTGACGTGGTGGAGTTCGCTTCGCAGTTGATTGACACAACCACCGGTGATCGTCTCGGAGCGATTGAAAAGAGATTTCGCCCCACCGCCCCCATTGAGCCTGACGCAGAGGCTGTGCATGGCATCAGCGCGGAGATGGTGTCAGGCTGCCAGCCCTTTGAGAAGTTCATCGCTCCCCTGGTGGAGCTAATCAACCTGCAGGTTGATGTGTTGGTCGCACACAACGCGAGCTTTGACGTGCCGTTCTTGAAGCAGGTCATTCAGCGCTTCAAGCCTGAATGCGATCTGGAGCTGGTGCCGACGTTCTGCACGATGGAAGAGGGGCGCTGGGCTACTTATGACGGCAAATCACCCACGCTGGGTGAGCTGTGCTACGCCTGCTCAGTGGATTATGACCGAGATGCTGCCCACGCGGCGCTCTATGATGTTGAAAAGACGGTGGAGTGCCTGAATTTTGGCAGACACGCTGGATTCTACGATCTGTCGAGCCTCAAACCACACACCGTCAGCGTCAGCAAGGCGGCGTAGCGCCTCATCACCACGTTTTTTCACCAAAAGAGGGGGTAGTGTTTATGGATTTTCTGCTTGGATTGATCGCCGGGATGGCCGTTGGCGTGGTTTTCCGGTCACAAGTCATCAAGCTGTACGAGGTGACACTCAAAAAATGGATGTCAGGCACGACTGGTAAGTGACTCACACACGCAGGCTTATAGTGTGCTAACCTATTGATTCGTTGGGGGTAGTGCCTCAACGGCACGTTGTAGAGGTATTTCCTCGTAATGTGTGAGTGAAGAGCGTCAGGCTTCGGCCTGGCGCTTTTTTTTTTGGCTGTTGAAAACCCCTGAGATTGTGCGCCATGCTTTGCATTGCGCAGCTCAGAGTAAGCGCTTACTATAAGACACACAGGGGCAGACGGCACGCCATGATGAAAGACACCGCAGCGACCAGGGGCAACTGGCTTTACACCGAGTTGCTGGAAATGCCGGCTGATGAGGCGCTAGCGCTACTGACGCGAGTTGTTAAAGAGCGCCAAGTAGGCACGGCTACGCTACGCAACTTGCTGCGTGGCGAAACCCCCGTTGTCAGCGTCAGTTGGGCATTGAAGCCCAACGGCATGGGCCCTGATGAATTTGACATCGTGGCTCACATCGGCGCCCAGCAAGTCTGTTTCATCCGAGAATGCAACTTGCCCCGCTATGGCAAGTACATGATGAAGCTGGACTGTCACGCTGGCCCCTTGTTTGGCAATGACAAGGAAAAACTAAAGCGATCGGCGGAGCGCAAACTCAAGCGTTACGTGGAGTCGCTACTGACTGCACCGCCCACACTCACACGCTCACGGACTCACCATGATCTATCGAGACAAAAACGAAAGGCAGATAACCCGAGAAAAGTGGCTTGAGCTGCAAGCCAAGCCTCATTACACCGAAGTAGAGCGCTTCGAGCGCCGTGGATTTGCTGTGGTGCTGTCATGGGTGGGCACCGACGAGCGCTCTGCCAAGTTTGATGCGAACCCAGAGATGCAGTACCGGCTTTTTGGCGTCGAGGCGATGAGCACAGATGACGGCCTTCGATTGCCCCGCTTGCAGGACGAGCGCTACACGTTCGCCACGCTGGAGGAGGCGCAAGTGCGCTACCGGGAGCTTGTCGCGAGGCACTGTCACACCACCGATGAATCCATGAACGAGTATGAGGAGCCGTTGGAGCGGCGCCACGCGGAGTTGGCTGATGACCCGACACGACCTGACTTGGGTGCTTACGGTGACGCTGGTGCTTACGCATAGCGTAACAACCCCCGCAATCAGGAGTGCATAGTGGCTGCTCACACACCAGAGGAAGCATTGACTATGCACACCGCACACACCGTTGGCATTGCGCCACCCAACCCCGTCGCACTGGCGGACCCACCCAAACCCGCTGTGACGGAAAAAAGCGCGGAAGAAGTGCTCGAGGGCCGCTCAGTCAGTCCGGGCGTCGTTGACGTTGTTGGGGGATCCATCGCAGCGCGTGACGCCAAGAGTCCGAAGCGCAAGCCTAAGGCAGAGCCAAAGGTGCTGTCGGCTTTGATCAAAGAGGTGTTGACGGATGAACAGCGCGCCGTACTGCCGGAGAGCTTGTTCAGCCAGGGAGACGCGGCGCCCAAGAAAATACAGGCCACGCTGCGAAATATCTTCACAGCGATCGGTGGGCTATGTCCGATGTCACTGTACGTGCCATTAGTGCTGCAAGGGGCGCGCAAGCGGCCCAAAAGTGAGTTCACGTTTGAGCATATCGTGCGTCACCTGATTGACGAGCGCAGAAACGGTGTCAAGAGCTACAGCCTGAACACAGCGCAGGCGGTTGCCGGCAGTGTGCTGCGTGCGTTCGTGATGACAGAGGTGATCACGCCCAAAGACCATGAGGGTGTCTATCGACTGAATGCGGGGTCTGCAGTGCTGTGGATGATCGACGAGGCGGTGCGCGAAGGCGACTCAACTAAAATCAGATAACCACACAGATACTAAGTAATTGCACACTTACCGTGTCTGGCAGCGCACAATAACCATTCCACAGACCAGTGGATCACTCACACGGAGAACAGGTTAATGAACGCAGGAGCCAAGATTGCCGACATCAATGCCCAGCGCCGCAGCGTCATGCGTGCGCTGGGTGCGACGCGCAAAGCTGTTGAGCCAGCGGGCCGTGGCAAGCGCAGCTACAAGCGGCGTGCCAAGCACGCCCGTGGCCGGTGGGAGTAGAGCATGAGCGATATTGAAGAGATTGACCTGCATGAGACGTTCATCGACGACCACACAGCTAGCCTGGCTCGTGCAATAAGCGAGCACCAGTTTGTGTCAGTCGCAGATGGCTTCAGGCGCATCAGGCAAGCCCATGCAGAGGGCCAGACGCTCTACCTGCGGCTAAGCCAAGATGGATTTGGTAGTTGCGCCTCTGTGCCGAGTGTCAGGCCCCAATGGAAGGTGCTGCAAGAGTTCAGCGTGGATTCGGCGAAGTTGAAGTTCCCCGGCCAGTCCGTGAGTGCGCTGCCCGCCAAGGATCGCAAAGTCAGGGCGAACTTTGATGTACACGACATTCTGGTGCCGATCGATGCGCTGACTCCGACCATTACGCGGGCCAAGATGCTCAAGGTGCGCCCAGATCATTTCACTTTCGAGCCATCTGATGTGGGCCAGGCTGAGCATAGAGCCATGATGGGCCGCGTGGATCAGGCCGCACTTGATGCGATGGAGCACATGGAAACCTATAGGCAACAGAGAGCACTCGATGAGCGAGTGCGTGCGTTCGAGGGCTACGAAAACGCGGGCACATTCGCGTGACCGCAGACCTGCGCTATCAAGCTCGCCAAAAGATAGATCACTTTGAGGGGTACGCGGCCAGAATCCTCCAAAAGGGCAGTCGTGAGCACGAGTGGTGGCGAGACACCGTGTTCGTACTGGCGACAGAACTAATGGATGCAGAGGCGCTTGCTCGCATACTGGCATTGCCGAGCGACCAAGAACTCCAGGCTGATCAACATACTTGGATTGTCGAGCTATCAGAGCGGCTGCTGGAGCAAGTCGCCTTGTTTTTGATTACTTATGGGTGTTTGCGCAAAGACCAGGGCGATGAACGCATGAGCCTTGATCTGCGTGAACTGCACAGCGACATGAGCCCCTCAGAGCTGCCGACCTGGTGGCACCAGTTGCGAGCCAGGCCAAAAGCCCTTGAAGGGCTCACCAAGACCAGCTTGGTTGATCACACAGGCAAGTTGAAGCGCAGATCCCTACTGTTACGCACCTGTGATTACGACATCGAGTACATGCTAGGCGCTCAAATAGATGACGTAGACATCAGGCAGTGTGCCGAAACTCAGACAAGCGACAAACTCGGGTACCGGCGTGTTCATCTGCTGAACGCAACGCAGGTGAGCCACGCACAGCTTCTGCACGGTTACATGTTTGAACCTGCAGTGGCTTTGGTTAAGGCTTCGCTCTCTGAATCGTCGTGCGCAGCTTGGTGTAACTACATGGCAAACCTGATTGTTGAGCTCATCACCGCGTTTTCAGAGTCGTCGCCTGATAGCGACATTTCTATCACCACTATGCACAGCAAGATACAAATAAGTAAGGGAAAGTCAACTGTCAAAAGTGGCATCATGCGAACGCATCAGCCGCAAGACTTCTCGCACTATCTCGACGACGCTAAGAACCACTTAGCGGGGCAATATGCCTAGCAGCACTCACCACAAAGCAGGAGGAAAACGATGGGTAGTACCGCAGAGTCAGGCGACGATATGAAGGCTGTCTACATCAGGATGTCAGACATAGATCACAAAAAACCCGATGGGTGGACAGAAGAGCGCCACCAGTCGGAAATTTCACGGCACGTCAAAGTCATTTGCTACGCAATGATCGAGGACGCAGAGGCGGGGAGAGACCCAATGGGTTTCAGCACCGTTTACGACATGGCACTTACCGGAAAATTGCACCCGGAGATCACTGAATCAGTTGTGCAAGCAATACTGAAAAACCAAGGAAAAGAAATGAGTGATTTACCGGCGAGTGTTCAAAACGATGTTTTGGCGGCACAGAAAGCAGGCAAAGGCGTGCTGAGAGTGGTCGAGCGCAGAGAGGGCGCTGATCGCCGCGATGGCAACGAAGGCGTTATTACTAAAGATAAGTTGCTCGTTGAGATTGACCTGCTGCACAAAGATGTCTCAAAACATCACTCAGAGGTAACTGAGACGCTCAACCATGTGACCGAACAACACGACTCCCAGTGGAACTTCATTAGCGTAGTGCAGGCTCAAACAGAAGCTACGCAACGCGGGGCGCTAAAGATCGCAGAGGGAGTACGGCTGCATATCAACTCAGCCATGTGGACAGGCTTTGCTGCCGGCGCCGCGATGATGTTGGGTGTCGCGACCGCCTTCACAGCCGGGCCACAAATGTGGTGGCTGGGTGCCTTCCTTGGCTTGCTGGGGTGCGGCTACATGGCCTCGCACTTTGCGCAAGCAAGCATACTCAAGCACGAGCTTGAAACCGCCAAGGAATCTCTATTGCAAGTTCAGAAAATGACAGGCAATTCGAGCCCTGTTGAGCCTGATAGCGCGTAGATTTCGCGCCGAAAATTTGTCTGTTTTTCACCAGCCCTTATAGTGAAAATACTTGCAGACATGCTGCATATTCCCGCACTGCAGAGTGCATGATGTACTCAGTGGCGCAACGCGAGCCACGCTCAACAATGTTGGCGCGCACAAGTGCTGCGCCGACACTGTGTAGTGAGTGAAGATAGCTGCGCGGGAGCGTGCAGCCTTTAACGCCAGATGAGCAGCAATGCCGTCTGGCGTTTTTTTTTGGATTGGTGAGCACCTCGGTTAATCGCGCTCAGGATTGAGCCAACACAAGCCGCGTGGCAGCTCTTATAGTAAGCACTCACTCACTACAGGAATTTCACCATGAAGCTCATGACCGCGGAAATTGGAAAAGCGCTGCACGAGGCAGATGCAATGGTTCTTGCCACAGGCAAAACGCCAGACCCGATCGTTGTCAAATACTTCAACCCAATGGGTGCTGGGACGTGGCACATCGCCAGCGGCACGCCAATGGATGACCACGGCGACCCAACCACGCCAGACAAGGCGCTTGATTGGTGCCTGTACGGACTGTGTGACCTGGGGTTTGGCGCTGATTGCACAGAACTCGGCTACGTAATGCTCTCGGAGCTTGAGAACGTCGGCAAGTACCAGATACTGCCCATCGAGCGCGACATTCACTTTGAGGGGCTTATGTCAGAGCTGCTGGCTGATCTTGAGAGCCAGCGGGCCAGAGCAAGCGTGGCGCGATGAGCATGGCGTACCCCGTCTGCAAAACATGCGGCGGCACTGACACGCTAGCCACTAACTCCACGGCACGCTGGCATGACAGTGGTGGCGCCGGTTACTTCGTCATCACGAGTGACCCGCACAACGAGATAGATCATTGCGACACCTGCGGTGAGAACCCATCAGTGGAGTGGCGAGACTATCCAGCCAAGGAGACAAACAGTGGGTAGCTACCGCTGTATCGAAGAGCGCTACCTCGGGCGCGACAAGCTGTGGGTAACAATCAATAACGCTGTTAGCCCGCAAGAGGCTGCACAAAGCTACTGCGAATTGTACTTGACCCACTTTGTCGGCAGCTCTGGCTTCAAGCGATCTCAAGTGATTATTGTTCAACCCATCGACAAGGCAGATCGCTATCAGGCGACATTCACAATTGACGAGCTGAGAGGCTGGATGCTTGAGAGCTACAAACCCATTTCATCTGAATTAGGCAAAACCGCATGAGTGATTTCTACTGCAAAGGGGTGTGGGGCCATGCGCAGCATGACGAGGGCTGGCTTCGATTCAAAGAGAGCTTGACGCCAGAAGAGGCCGCAGTGGCCTACGCCCAGTGGGATTTGGAAGGCAGCGACATGGCCTATGTCGATGGCATGGGCGTGGCGGTAAAGCTCGGACTGGACGGCGAGGAGCAAGTGTTGAAGGTCAACGTCGCCGTTACCTACGAATACAACTGCACGGCAGCAAAAATATGAGCAATAAAAAACACTACTACTGCATCAAGGCAAGCGATGCGGTGCTCGAGCGCGGCAAGTGGATAGATATGGGTCCGTGTGATAACCCGATCACCGCCGCTGGGCGGTTTTGCAATGATCGGATACACCCCTTCAACGATATAGACCAGAGCTGCACGGTGCGCGTCAGAGAGGGGATCGATGGCCCGCAGTACGAGGTGGATCTCGAGGCCGAGATTGACGTGCAGTGGACCTGTTTCAGTTGCAACGTGGTGGAGGATGAAAATGCCAAGCAGCCTTAGACTCGATGACCTTGCTGAGTTAGTGAAGCGAACAGTCTACAAAGAGCTGGAGCGGCAAGACAAAGAGAATCAATCACCTTATGTGTACATCAGAGGGGCGCATTTAAGCTCGCTGCTGGTTGATGGGAAGGTGAACATGAATCAGCTCGCCGAGGCGATCTTGAGCGCTCTGCCGGCGCCCATTCGTGAACGCGCAGAGCGTGGCTTTTTTGACAGAGAGACAACAAGGTATGGCGGTTGGGTCCCGTGGCTTGACTCGGACGGTCAGGTGATTTGCTGGACTGACCCTGATGGGCGTACATTCAAGTGTGACAAGCATGGGTGGATAGACCCCAATGAACATCTGCCGCCACTCACAGACAGGGCAGAGTTTAGCGGCATCATCACGTTGCTGGTGTCTTGCGACGAGGGAGTAGAAAGCGCGTCGGGTAACTTCACTCACAAGGGTTGGATCAGTGGGCTTGAGTGTCTGCCGCTCCAAGAGAGTGAAACCGTTGTGGGTTGGCAGCCATCGCCAGTAGATACAACCTGAGCCCAGCGCTTACAGTAACCACTCACTTACGCACTACAGAGGAAACGACGATGGCCCGGATACATTTCAAGCACGCTGATGCCAAGCGCATCTTTGACCTGGCGGTAGAACACAAGCAGGAAGTCTGTTTCGTCAAGGATGACGGCATCTACTTGATGGTGCCCAACATGAAGGGCATTGACCCCGACGCCAATGACCACGGCATCAGCGTGGTCTACGCACACGGCGCTGACCCCAAGCAGGACGAGGATTGTTGGGAGACTGCCCGGTTTCTCGCTGGCGGCGACGATTTCGGCGAGACTTTTGATGAAACCCTGGTTGCGAAGCTGCAAAAACAGATCGCAGATGATGCCCTTAAGTATTTCGTGGTTGATTTGAAGCCGGAAACTATGCAATTCGTCAGCAGCGATCGGCTTGTCTAAATTCCCCTGCAATGCGGCGGGGTACGGCTGGCTTTCCATGTACAGCAGCCCCGCTGCGCTGCCCTTTGTATCACTCACCTGACCTGGAGACACCGCACCGATGAGAACCTCACCTGACAAGCCCTTGCCGAGTATGCCCGTGCCGGATAACCCCGTGCTTGAGCCGTACTCGATAGAGCCGTACACCGTGTTGCTGCTGTACCCGGATTACATGGCCTCAGATTTCGGCCACGAGACGTATTTGGCCTGGGTTGAAGCGCCTGACGCTGGAAAGGCAATACGAGTCGCGCAAGAAGAGGTCATGCAGAGCAGTGACAGCGAATCCGATACGGAGCGCGACCCCGATGACTTTCATTGCCTAGCGTGCTTTAAGGGCCATCACAACGACTACAGCAGCGAGCAGAGCATAGCCACACCAGCCGGACTCCTGAGCGTACAGTAATCACTCACTTACATCACAGAGGAAAACAACGATGGGCCTTGACCAAAACGCATTTGCACACAAGGGCGCACTGCCGCAGCCAACCGACTTTGAGCCCAAACCGGAAGAAATATCTGAGCTTTTCTACTGGCGCAAACACGCTGACCTGGAGGGCTGGATGGAGAAGCTCTACCGGGAGAAAGGCGGCAAAGAAGAGGTGTTCAACGTCGCCACGGTCGAGCTGACCATGCAAGACATCGACCGGCTTGAGCGCGACGTGCTGGCAGATTCACTGCCGCACACGGAAGGGTTCTTCTTCGGAAAAAGCCACCCAGAGGACAAAGAGGCAACGCTGAAGTTCATCGGGCTAGCACGCGAGACGCTTAGAGGCGGCGACTCGGTGTTCTACACAAGCTGGTGGTAACACGCTGAAAACGGGACTGTGGGCTGGTGATCACGCTAACGCCACCCGCAGTCCTGCGCTTATAGTAAGCACTCACTCACGCACTAGAGGAAATTCACCATGAAGCCCGAACATCTATTGGCGCGCCTAGCTTGCGATGTGATCGAACAGGTCGATTCTCTCGGGTACAGGCTCGACACGCATCGCCAGCAGATCGAGGGGCTCATTGAGCTTGTTGAAATGGTGGCCGATGCCGTCTGGGACCAGCAGGGCGAGCGCTTCTGTGTCGATATGAACCAGAACGGCACTTGTATGCGCTACTTCGACCCGATCAATTCTCACGTCTACGATCCAGCGCAGTACAGCCACCGGCTGTATTCCTACTTTCACTGGCAGTTGACAGCAGCAGAGGTAGAAGCTGCATAAGCAAGGAGTCAAATGCCCCTTGGTTCACCAACTACTATTGTCACGATGACTGCGCGGTACAACCCGGCGTGGCGTGGCAAGACGAATGGGACTGCATGTGTAATGACCGCTGCCCAGCATGCAACCACGAGATAGAGCCCTACCAATCCACTGAGCGCCCCTCAGAAGAGCCAACAAACACAAAGTAAGTACATGCTAACTTCAACAGGCAAAACAATGAACTCACCAAACCTACAACTGGTCGTTGACAACAACGGCTTCGAGCACTTGTCTCGCATGGAGCAAGACGCGGTGATCTTCCAAGCCATAGAAAAAAGCGGGGTAGCTGTAGCGATGCTCGATGACCTTGGCCCCGATGAAATCATCCATGCGCACAAGATGCTTGACCGGGGTCAGCTACGATTGATTAGCTATGCCGCCAAAAACGATGCGGTAGCCATTGATGATGCGTGGCGTGACCATGACAAGCGCGGAAAACTGTACTTGGCTGTTAACTGAATAGAAAACCCTTTATGCCAACGAAGCTGATCAAACACGGCGTTATGGAGATGTGGCGCACCCGTGCATCATCTGACGAGGACATTTTGCCCGCCAGGCAAAAGAACGGTGTCCAGTACGCCGGCCACAGCTACACGCTGACAGCGGACCTGGGCCGTGTTGACATTGAGTTCACCAGCGGAATCTGGCGGCAAAACAGCATCACGGTGACGTTCATCCATGATGCTATCAGCAGGTTGTGGCACCCCGTCGTTGAGATGCACACAGCAGCGGGCAGCATTGCCCTGATGGACATCGCAGAGGAGCTGCCGGAAGTGGTGGAGTTTGCCCTTGAGGAGTTCGACCAGGTAAAGAACCGGTTTGTATTGCCACGGCAACAGCCGCGCACTGCTTAACAACCCCCTCAGTATTGGCTTCATAGTAAACACTCACTTACACACTACACATGGAAAAAATAATGAAGCACTGGATACCGGTGGGCGATGCGATGCCACACCCGTTCAAACTCTGCCACGTCACCATAGCCAACCGAATTGGTGAGCGCTGGGTCGAGCGGCACCACTACATTCTGCGCGACAAGGACTGGCGTAAAACCTATGACCCAAGTGTGCGGGCCAACGTTAATACCCCTGAAAATGACGGGGATATGATCGTGAGCTGGCGCTACATGGAAGAGGTGGGCATCGACGTGGATAGCCCACTGCCTGCGGAGATTGCGGCATGACCTTCTGGCCCTCGCACTTGTCGTGGCCTGAAACCATCGTGGTGGGCTTGCTGGCCTTGCTTTGGCTGTCAATCATCTTGCGGCTACTGCTCACACCACAAGCACGGCAGTTTCTGCTGGGTGTCGAGGTGACAGTGGAAGGCAGGACGCGAGATGGGCAAATTCGCCGTCAAAAATTTCAGGTACGGGGAGCAAAAGCATTACGGCTGGCCCGCTCTGCAAAGCGACAAGGTATTTACTCTGATGGCCGCTCGTAAGCGCAAGGGGATCCCAATAAAGGGCGTCGATGGCGAGCCGCTCGATGACCTGGTTACGCGGGAGTTTCGGAACGCCGCACGAGAAATCTCCCAAAAATTCATGCACCACATCGTTGTGCACGATAGATCCCTGCAGGAGACGCTCACAGCCGTTTACATGCACGGCTTTATACACGGGCACCAGTTGACCCGTGAAAATGACTCAGCGGTCACTGGGGCTGACGACGCGAACTGACAAAGCCCTTGTTGTGGCACATACAGTAACTAATCACTTACACACTACAGAGGAAACGCAATGGACATTCAGGGCTTTATCGACAGCGCTCCGAAAGCAGTCCGCTTTACAGATCAACCGCCACTGAGCGTGGAGCAATTTCAAGCAATTCAGTCACCGGATGATTTGGTGGCAATTGCCAAAGAGCTAATTCTCGTGCCGGGAAACATCGCCTGCATTGAAAACGCCAGCGCTGGCTCAGAGGAAACAAGGGCGGTGCTTATCAACTTTGCCGTGAACTATATATCCTTCCAAAGCGCTGGCGTCAGGGGTGAGGACGCGGATTACAACGTGAGTCGGGAATGGCTCAGAGTCTTGAGGATGGCATTTGAGGGAATCAAGGGTAGTGGGCACACCATGTCCATTGATGTAGAAGGCGACTACAACTTTCATGGATCGCCGTACAACATCAAAGTCAAATCGGCAGAAGAGCACGTACTGTGGGGAATGTGGTTCGAGGCTCTACAAACAGAGTTCTCTGGAGAGCCCTTTCCAAACAGCAGAGACTGGGATGATTATCTTGCCGATTGTGACGCAGATGAGAAGGCTCAATTGTTGGCGGCCAGAGATCGCTTTTTGAACATGCTAAGGGAAGAGGATCGGCTGGCGTTCTAAAATCCAGCGCCAACACTAACCGCACACGGACGTGCATAGTAACCACTCACTCAATAGAGGAAACGTAATGGACATTCAAGGCTTTATCGACAGCATTCCCAAAGATGAGAGCCTTACGTGCAACCACCCGTCACTGACGGTCGAGCAAATGCAAGCCATAAATTCGCCCGACGACTTGATACTGATTGCCAACACCTTTTGTCTGCATGAAGATGACCAGATCTTGAAAAAATACGAGCCCGAGTACCAGTTATTTCTTCGCATCAACCTCGCTCTTAATTATCTGTCAGAAGTTCGTGAGGGCGATCTGACTGCCCCCTACATAAGCCACACCAGCGTGGGTACTCCCGCATGGCGTCGTGTTGCCAAGATTGCGTTCGACGCTATCGCGGATTTGCCCTTTGTGATGTCCACGGACGTATCCGGGCAGCATGGCTTTTGTGGCTCGCCGTGGGATGAGCCAGTTCGCACAGTGGACGATTACGTGAGAGAGGTGCTGTGGCAACGCTCTCAGGAAAACGAGCCCTGTTTTTGTGGCCCGTGGGATTCTGAGTGGAGCGGTCAGCTTGCCCACGCTGATGATGAGGAACGCAAGGCAATACTCGATAGCGAGCAAACTTATTTGGCCGCGTTGGCTGCGCAAGAGGCCATCGCACAATCAGCTTGACACTTACCGCACACGGACGTGCATAGTAATCACTCACTCACATTAGGAGCAAAACAATGTCACACGGCGATATTTACATTGGCGGGGCTCGCTCGCTCAAGATCACGGACGGCACCATGATCGAGCAGTGGCTCACCGACGTGCTGTATTTCGGCATGTACAAGAACTCGGGCTACCCCCACTACGACGACGGCAGCTTCGACATAACGCTGTCGATGCACCACGCACGGGAACTTACCAAAGACTTGCGCAGCCACCAGCAATTCGAGCAATCCCGATTCGCGCTCAACGCGACAAAGGAACGACGCGAACGGTGGGCTGCACTCAACGCTGATGCGGCATGGCTGATCGAGAAGATCGAGCTTTGCAACAGGACCGGCAAGCCCGTGCGCTACGTCGGTTTCGTGGGCGCAGAGGAGCTTGAGGAGGACGCGGCATGAGCACGTTGAAACCCACAATGACAAGGCTCAACTGCATCGGCGTCAACAGCAACGACTTCCCGGATGAGTTCATCGAGTCGCTGCGCGGCACTGCAGAAGAGGTGATGGAGCGCACGCATCTACTGGTACGGGTCATGGTGGATGACCACCCGAACGTGGTCATCAACACCGACGATGCTGCGCACCACCTGGAGAAAGAGCACCCCTACGTGGCGGAGTGGTTCCGCAGCATCGAAAGGACGGTGCAGTACGTCTTTATCTCGATTGATTTCTAAGGCGATGACTCACTATCTCATATCGGTGCTTGCGCGCATCGTTTTGCTGCCGGCTTACTCGAGAGAGGGGCTCTGGACTATCACTCAGGCGGAATCCAAGGACGTTTACAGACCTTGGTTCTATGTCGGCAGCGTCAGCATTGAACGGCGTGGCATCGAAGTCACCGGCTTCGTCGTGATCCTATGGCGCCGCAAGGTGTCAATCGGCTGGATTGGGCGCATCGAATAACACAACACCACCCGCGCCCCAACGCATACAGTAAGCACTCACTCACACACTATGGATCAACAAGCAAATGACGGTCAAACTCACAGACGCAGAGCGCAAGGTACTTGATCGCGCCGCACGCATCATGGATAAAGCGGTGCGCGAAGCGCCACAGGAATACGTAACCAACCCAGACGCGGTGCGTGAATACTTCAAGACCCGGCTTTTTGGCAAAGAAGCAGAAGGGTTCTACATGATGATGCTGAACAACAGGCACGCTGTCATTGATATGCAACTGATGTTCCACGGCACAATAGACAGCAGTGCGGTGTACCCACGCGAGATAGTCAAGCGTGTGCTCGAATGCAACGCAGCGGCAGTCATATTTGCGCACAATCACCCAAGCGGCGTGACCATTGCGTCCGATGCGGATATCAGGATCACGCGCAAGCTCACCGATGCTCTGGCGTTGATTGACGTGCGCGTGCTGGACCACCTAATCGCTGGCAACGGCACCATCACTTCAATGGCAGAGCAGGGGCTAATGTAATGCAACAGGCAGCTACAGCACGCAAAACTAGAGGGCGCGTCTCCGCGGGACCCATCCCGACACATTGGGTGATCACCGTGGACGAACAGCCCAAGAGCGCGCAGGCGTTCGGTGACTGGTCAAGCTCGCCGATCGCTATTTTCGATGACGAGCAGATAGCGGAGCGTTACCTGTATCGGATGCGCTCAACGATGAAAGCCTGGATACACGAATGGTCCGGGCAATGCCCCAAGAACTACCGGTACAAGCTAAGCAAAGTACCTATGTCAGTCGGGACGTGTCGAGCCACAGGGGGGCGTTTTTTGTAACAACGCCCTTGGTGTGGCTCGTATAGTAACCACTCACTTACACACTACAGAGGAAATTCACATGTCGGCATGGATGTGCAACAACAGCACGATCTCCGCGGTTGCTTATGCGATTGTTGAGGAGAGGCTCCACACAGCCGGTGGTTTTGTAGCCGTCAGCGACGTACATGAGTCACTGGTGTTCGAGAATATCCGGTCACTTAAGCATCGCTACGGCGACAGAGCTGACGGCATGATCGAAGAGTACGATCACGTCACTGCGGCAGAAGCGCTACCAGCGCTTGAGCCACACGATATTCGGTCACTCGCCAATTGCTTGTACTACCAGAGCTGTGAACACCCGGAGTACGAGAGCAGCCCCGGGTGCGAAGTCACCAAGGCGCTGATTGACCTCATTGAAAAGCGCTTTGCTGACAAGGGCATTGACAAGGACCGGATCCCTGATGGCCCTTGGGGGTTGACTGAATTGACTGCGGTATCAAAGCGCAGCTTTTTTGACCTGACAAAGCCAGAGAACCGGGAAACCAAAGCTGCGCTCAAGTCGATCGGCTTGACGCTCGCTTACTAGCAGTACCCCACTATCCCCACGTTGCTACCGACAGCAGCGTGGGGCTTACAGCCACCCACACAACAAAGGGAAATATCATGCCAGACAACAGCACAGTTACTCACGGGGCTTTGCGTGAGCAGATTCAAAAGCATCTTGATGTCACCGTCAACGACATCATCACGCAGTACGGTCACGACGACCTTGAGGACGATGAGGAGCGCGAACCGCTAATACGCAGAGTCAAGCACGAAGAGCTAATCGTGCAGGGCATGATAGACCTGCTGGGCAGCATCAATGGCGACACCTCGTTCGATATTGGACTGGTCGCAATGGGTGAAAGTGTCGAGAAAGAGCTGCACTTCAAAGGCGTTGTGTTGATTAACTCCGGCGACCAGTTCGGACGCGCCCTTGTTGAGCACCTGCTGGTGGTGCGCCTGAAAGCAATGGAGCTGGAAATAAAAGAGATGTTAAGGCTCATTCCTGATGATTTCAGTGACCGAGATTGACGCCCACCCACACACTAACGGGAGACACACTCACATGGGACTGGACGCATTTGTACACACGCGAAATGAGCCGATCGAAGATGATGTTGATTTTGAAGCCATGAAGGGCGACGAACAATTCTTTCACTGGAAGAACCACTACGCCTTGGATTCGTGGTTGGTTAACCTCTACAACAAGCGTTGCGGCACTGGCAGTTGGAACGGCGATCTGTTGCAGCTACGCCTGGGTGACATCAATCAGCTTGAAAGGGCGCTCGATTTCGGTGATCTAGCCAAGATCCCGGAATTTGGCGAATGGGCTGCCGAGTATGCAGATCAAGACAGGGAGTTCATCAAACTGGCACGCGATGCGATCAAGTCGGGTCTTTCGCTCTACTACTTCAACTGGTATTGAGGCCGACCATGAGCCATATCAAACTGTACGCCACCACGCGGTCGCTCATAGAGGGCCAGGTGGTTGAGCCAAGCGCCGCTGACAAGCTAGTGTTGGAGTTGCCCTACGACATCATGCTGCACTTTACAGCGGTGGCTTTTCACATAGAACAGTTCACTGAGAGCGAATCACTGCCGGAAGCTCACGCAATACGGCTATGCGTCGCTCGCGCCTTCATTGATTTTATGGAAGAGCGCATGAACGCGGCCAGTGACAAAGCCTTGGAGATATTTTCCGATGACGAGAAGTTCTCGAAAAAGGCGATCACCGAGCAAATTGATTTCATCAAGCGCGGCGTCAAGCTCGAAAGCTCAATGAAGTCCACGCCGGTGCTGGGCTTGTGCCTGTACCTGGACGTAGCAGCGCCTGATTAAAACCAACAACACTGACCGGAGAAAACCATGAGCGAAGCAGAAGATCGATTCACGGCAGAGAACCTGGAGACACTTGCTGACTTCATTGAAAAGCACGCACCGCAAGAGCAGATCGACATGGAAGCCTACGTGTCACGCGAGGGAGAAGTTCTTGATTCAGACGTGGTCCCGAGCAATCTGCATTGTCTGGTCGATATAGGCGACACAACGCCGCCGACACTGGGGGACATACACGAGTGCGGCACTTGCTTCTGCGCTGTTGGCTGGGAGGCTGTGCGCTCTCCAGAAGCGGCTGCCAAGTGCAATAACTGGGAAGATTTGCAAGTAATGCAGTTCCCGGGCACTGAAGAGGTAGTGCTGCACGACAGTAAGCGCGGTATGGCTTTGTCCGGGGACGACTACTGCTTCGGTGGCGAGCAAAGCAGAGACAAGGCAGACGTAATTAGCCGACTACGCGAGGTGGCCCAAGTGCTGCGGGGCAGATTGCCAGCGTAACAATTCATTACCCACACTTACACACCGGAGAAACCCATGAACACAAGAGAGCGAGGAGCACTAACCGCGCAGAATTTGATCGACCTGGCGGATTTCATCGAGCTGCAGTTTCAGAACCTGGATGGGTTCCACATGCGCAACGAGTATGAGGACGGCGATCTTACAGACGCCTACCACTACTGCTTCGGTGGCGCTCAGACAAGCACCAAGTCGGCAGTCATCGGGCGCTTGCGCAGAACCGCTGATTTGATTAAGGAAGAGCTCGAGACAGAGCGTGCCGCGGAGCTTGCTGCTAGCTAGCACCAACACTGACCGCATCCTGTGGCACATAGTAACCACTCACTCACTTGTTGCAGGATATTTGGCATGGCTACCCCACGACGGCATTCCGCAGTGTTCTACTTTGAAGGAGCAGAGCAGGACGGTGCCCACCCCACGCTTCACACAATGAGCCACAACGATCCGGTGGCTTACTTTGAGTGGTTGCGTGCGCTGAACGCATACGTGACAGACAAGAGCGACACGCCAGAGTCCAGGGTCAAGGGACTCATTCGCAAGATCAGAAAGGACGGTGACTGGTTCGTGGGCGAGTCCGGTGACTCCTACGCTGACCAGTCACTCGCCATCGTGAAAGGGCGTGCCAAACCCCATGCACGGTTCGTCTACTGCTTGCACGAGAACGGGGACGTTTCCGTGTGCCACGTTCGCAAGCAAGCGCGGCATCGCGCAATGGTTGGCGAGCAGTAATCACCCACATACTTACCGGAGAAAACACCATGCAAGACTCACTGATGCTGAAAACGGCAGATAACCTGGAGTTGCTAGCCGACTTCATAGAAGAGCACGCTGAGCCGGAATCGATTGACATGAGTTGGTACGTCACAGGCTATTACGGCAGCTCGATGCCAACTCAGCCTCTTCAAACTCGTGAACTCATCGAAAAGCTTACCAAGGTGCAGCTAGACAAAAAAGCACCCATTACTAGCGAGCACATGAATAATTGCGGTACATCCTTCTGCGCACTCGGGTGGGAAGCGCTGCGTGCGCCCAAGGTCGCAAGTTGGTACAGCGATTGGGTAAAGTTCCGGCAGCAGCAGTTCCCTGCGCTGGACGAGCTGGATATCAACGACGAGTTTGCCGTTGACTACTGTTTTGGCGCCGAGCAAAGCAGTAACAAAGAAGATGTGCTGGCTCGGTTGCGCCACGCTGCCGGGGTGGTGCGCGGCAACGTTGGAATGGAAGCAACGCCCTGACACCAGCTCTTATAGTAAACACTCACTCGCATTACACAGGAAAATCAAATGGCTAGGGTCAGCAACGAAAGAATACGAGCGGTCTTTCTGGAGAACATCACCAGCACCACTGAATCGGTGAGTTGGCAGGATATTGTCGTATCAATGAAAGCAGCAGGATTCTCCGGTAATTGGTTGCGAGTCCGCGGCGTGCTGCAAGGACTCAAAGATGAGGGCATCGTCAGGCGCATCGACAGCATTCACGTTGAAGAGTTCGTACTTACCGAGTAAAGAAACAGAACCAGCACCACCCGCACATGGAAGTGCATAGTAACAACTCACTCGCACTACAAAGGAATCCAAGACATGAAAAAGGCCAAGATCATCAAAGCGATCGCCGCAGACTTAAAGCATTACGCGAGAGTTCACATCAACTACGAGGTAACGCTATCGCAGGGCGAACCGCACTCTTACGAGTGGCTTGAAAACATGCAGGATGTAGCCAAGTACCGGGACATCCTGCTGGGACGCGCAGAGGGCATTTGGACGGTGCTCTACGCTTTGGACGCGCAGGCCATTGGGCTTGACGGACGCATTCTGAGGGGTCCGGACGATTACGTGCATTACGTGATCGCCCAGTGCGTCAAACCGGTTGAGGCAAACAGAGCAGCAAGGGCGTAACTCTTACCTGAGTCCAGCTCTTATAGTAACCACTCACTCACTCGCACTACACAGGAAATCACCATGAGCACCGACACCGCCACAGAAATGACCGACATCCGCGTTGCGTTCCTCAAGGAGAACGCCACATGGTCCGGGTTCTACCACTCACTCAAAGAACAGTTCGATCGCAAGGGGTATCTGTCCCCGAAGCAAATCGCGTGCATCGACAAGGGCATTGCCAAAGCCCAAACCAAAGACAAGGCAAACGACAAGGTTGCCAACAGCTTTGATGGCACCCAACTCGCCCAGGCGTTCGAGACCGCGATGCTGGGTGGCCTCAAAAGACCCAAGATCGCTGTGCGCGGTTACACGTTCTCCATTGCCAGCCAGCAGTCACGCAACGCAGGGATGATCTACGTGAAGCGCCAAGACGACGAGGCTTATCTCGGCAAGATGACAGCGGATGGCACATCGTTTTATCCGACCCGAGCGTGTAGCGAGCACGACACAGCGCAGATCAACTTCCAACTCCGGGATCCCATCCAATCAGCGCTTGCCTACGCGCACGAGACCGGCAGTTGCTTTGCGTGCCACCGGGAGCTCACCCAGCCGGCCAGCATCGCTGCTGGGTGCGGCGCAACGTGCGCCAGTCGCTACGGTATCGAGTACGATGCCAGCTTGAACGACACTCAGAGGAGCGCGGCATGAATCTCTTCAAGGCACTCAGTAAGGACTTACTCAACATGGCTGGCAATCGGTATCACTCAAACCAGGGGTCCAACCGTAAGCCCTTGGTGAATCCCCCTCTGAGACGCACCGCGCCGCTTGACGATGGGCGTTATCGCACCGTGCATGTGCTGTCACCGTTGGGGCAACCGTTGAGCTGGCATGTGGCGCCGCTCGAGAAGCTGCAGGGTGCCACCTACGCCCAGTATTGGATCCAGGGCATGAGCTGGGTACCGCAAGCTGGGGATCATCTCAGTCCGTTTGGGAGTGTGTACCGGATAATGGTGGACAAGCTCGACCCTATTTCCCACGGAGGCGAATCCCCCGCGTTGCGCGTCATGGTTTACGAGTTACCGATGACGACCCCACAGGGGGAACCCAGCACCGTCGCTGTAATGGACATGCCACGTTGGGCCCGGCAGTGCATCACCACAAACCAGGCAGAGCAGCTCGCTTACGCCGCCATGCACTTCGCGGGGCACACCGAGCGTTACCAAGCCACGAAACACAACGGGGGTCACCCCCACACGGTACACACGCTGGGTCGCCGGGCTGTGAACCTGAACCTGCGTAGCGACAAGCCAGCAAAACAGTAAGCACTTACCAACCATGCCGGCGTTGTAAACTCCAGTATCAGGGCATGGCCCGGGGGTTCGCGCTTGGCACGAGCCGGAACAATAGGCTCAAGGGCTCACGCGCTTGGGCCTTTTTTCTGCCCACGGCAACCACCCAAGCAAGCGCCAGCCCAAGCAAAACCCAGCGCCAAGGTGCCCACAAAAACGCGCTGTAAGCCCCCACAAGCGCACGGCGACACCCAAGCAATCCCAAACTCGCTGTAAAGCGATACAAAGCCCCACAGCGCCAGGCAACGCTTTGGCATAAAACCGGGCCACAAATCAGTAACAAACCAAAATGTTAGCGTTAACACGGGGGTAACAAGCAGTGCGTCACCTTGCCAGGATCAGTGGGGCAAACTCTTTGAAAGCGTATAAGTTTTGCCCATAATGGGGCTATGAAAGGGGTACCAAAAGCCTCTTAAATACCGGCTGCAATGGCCCAAAACACCCCTTATTTTGGTCAGTTTTTGACCAATAAAGCCGCCAATTTTGGCCCAAAAAGGCGGAGTATGCCATTCCGCAGCAGGCAAACATCAACCCAAAACTGTGCGCTGCCTCCCATTCCGCAGCCTCAAAAGACCCACTCAGAAATGTGCGTTACCTCTCATTCCGCAGCTTTCTATCGCCCCAAAACAAGCCCAATTCCGCCTGAAATGGTGCTAATTTTTCAATCTTGCGCATAAACTCATAACGCAAAAAATATAACCTAGCAATATCAACAACTTACCGAGCCTTTCTTAGTTTGTTTCGACTGTGTTGCCTTGCATAGTTAATATATAATTATTAGTTCTTGATCTTGGACCTAATGGTGCAAGGCACTCGCATCAGAAACTACTTTAAGTTTGCGCCGTAAGTTGCAAAACCACTAAAACCACACAAACAGCAAGGAAATACCCCACCAAGGCATCCGGAATTGAAATAACCCCACCGGAATTGTGGATACCCCCAAAACCCAAACCAAAACCAACAGCGGCCAGCAAAACCAAAACCCAGCACACCACGGATGGACACCGCGGAATGGGAGACAAGCCCAAAGCGCTGCACAAGCCACGGCACCACCCAAGCCAAGCCCAAACCCCAGCGGAATAAAAAACAAGTCACATCGCAAGGCAAAGCCAACCCCATAACCCCCCACGCAAGGCTTCTCACAAGCCCACCACGCCACGCAAACCCCCAAACCCATGCCAGTGCATAGGGCACCCCCATAAAATCGCTTAAATCAGCTTAGGAGGGCCCAACCAAACCAAAACCAGCAAAACCCAAACCAAAACCCAAACCAAAACCCAAGGTTCTCCCCACCCCGGCAAGGCAAATCCAAAAAACAAGCATGAACATCCACACAGGCAAAACCAAACCCAACCAAAACTACCAAGGCAACCCATAAAACGCACAGGCAACCCCACCACGCCACGAACACACCCAACCCCATAGGCAACTACCACCCAAGCCACAAAATCGCTTAGAGGGCGTTAGGTTGACCAAAGCCCAAAAATAAACAGGAAGGGGGAACTACCTAGCCAAATTCCCAAGAGAACTCCGGCAAGAGCAAAACCAATACAGGGATCCACACAGGAGCAGCAGGGCAGGAGCTAATACCCCCGGAATAGAGCAAGCCCAACCCCAAGCACCAGCGGAATAGCGAAAGCCAGCCACAACGCACGGCAAACCCCACAACAGCCATGCTCCCACCCACAGGCAAAACCAACATGCTTGCCCCCACAGGCAAAACCACAAGCCCACCACGGCACGCAAACCCCCAAAGTGATACCAATGCACCACTAAGCCCACAAAAACGCTTAGAAGCGATTACAGAGGGCCCCAATCCCAAAATAAACAGGAAAGGGGAACTACCCAGCCAAATCCCCAAAAACAGCAAAGGAAAACTCTCAGAGAACTCCGGCAAGAGCAAACCCAACACACGGGGACCCACGGAGAAACAGGCAGGAAGAGGGGAAACTACCCAGGCCTCTACACGAGCAGCTTCCGGAAGAGGCAACACGCCAAGCAAGCAGCTTCCCAACAAGCACTCGACTCACAGAGGCAATACCAAAGCCCCACGGAGTTCTCAGCCGCAACGCAGCAAAGGGCGAAGAAGCTAGCAAGCTCCAAGGGAACTACAGCCCATGCTCTGTGCTGCCGGTGAGGGCCAGTACGCAGCGAATCCATAACTCGAAGGCAGGAGTTTGGAAACTCTCCGGCATAAGGCTAATGCTCAATCCATAAGGCTAAGAAAATCCGTAAGGCTAAGGCCCATGTAAGACCCATTCTTGCCATAAGACTAAGCAAATCCGTAAGGCTAAGGCAGGATTTTGGAAAACCCGCTTTCTGCTCTCTCAGCCCCAATCCCGTGCCTTGCCCAGCCGGCTTGCCTTTGCTCTCTCAGCCCCACACGCCGCGCCTTCCAGAGAAAATCAGCAGGCAAACCTAGCGCCAAATTCACCGTGTTTCCCGCCAGGTACGGCCAGCTTCGCCGTGTACGCACTCCCTCGGTTTACCCAAGGCACCCCGGAAGCCTGCAGGAGCCGCTCAGAGCCTCTGTGGGCCGTTAAACCCCCAAAGGCATGGCTAAGTACCACCTAACCGCCAAAAAGCCGCTGTACCGCGCCAGGTACGGTTGGGTGCTGCCCGCTACGGCTTTTCAGGTACGGCCAGCTTTTCCGCCTGGGATTTGAAGGGGTACGGCTGGGCCCCGGTTCGTTGAGGTAGCCCGGAATGGCGCGGCGCAAGGCACCCCTTGTTTTTCATCACGGGGAGCCGATTTGGCCCAGATTTGCCTGTTTGCTTTGACCCCTTACACTTTGAAGCCAATTTTGGTTACCCCTCCCCGGAAGCGGGGAATCTTAAATTGTTGATTTTGTTGGAAATCCCAAAAAAGGGGTTTTTGGCTGAAAACCCCTGAATTACTACAAGACTTATACCAAAAACACGCTTTTTGAGAGGGTTTTGGGTGTAAACTATAAGGGTATGGCGTTTTCTGCCAGGCAAGCCGCCAGCGTGGCGAGAGGGAAATGGCAGGGTTACCGCGGCGTCGAAAGAAAAAACAGCGCAAAACGGCACTTTTGGTGACAAACCCCGAGAAATGGGGGTTTTGCTTTGACCCCGCTTTTTGAGAGGGAAATTCTGGTTACCCCTCCCCGGAAGCGGGGAATCTTAAGTTGTTGATTTTGTTGGAAATCCCAAAAACGGGCTTTTTTGAAAAAACGCCCTGAAATACTGCAATTTCACCCCAAAACGGGCCCACAAAAAAGCACATGAATGCCCTGTAGTGAGTGCTTACTATGGAATCTCACTCACTCATAGCAGGAAACGAACATGGCCCAGGTAACGATCGAGCACATCGAGCACCTCGTCACCCAGCAGATTTTGGAAGGTGTTTACGCTTTTCTTGACGAGGTGGGCTGTCTGGACCTCTCCCACGACGGAGACCACGAACTAGCCCTGGGGCACATGCGTGATTTCCACGAACGCGCCAAGAGTGCATTCGAGGTACTGCACGCGATCTCCGAGCACGCCAGTGTGTACCTGTATCAATCTCGATACTTCAGCGATGACGAAAAGTTACAAAACAGACTCCTGACCCCTCGTGCTGAGTCTGCGGATCACGCCAGAGCCTTTCTCTGGGAATATGCGCTCACTCGACAGATGAACGCATCGCACCGAGAAGCTGCTGAATTGAACGACAAGCTCGACAAGGTTGAGCAACTCGCCAACAAAGGATAGCTAGGTAAAAGCAACCCCCACTCACCTGGGGGTTGTTTCAAGCCAAAAACAAGGCTCACCGGAAACAAGCAATAAAAAACACCCTTCAGTGAGTGCTTACTATGGAATTTCACTCACTCACAGCAGGAAACGAACATGATCGAATACACCAAGAACGAAAGCGGGTACACGTTCGAGTTCGACATGAACCGGGACGAACGCTTCCAGGGGCGCGTCAACAATTTTCTGGAACACCTGAAGAACCATCCGGAGGAGCGCGGGGTGGGCTGCAACACGTATGAGCTGGTCTGGCAAGACGCCCTGAAGCACGCCCAAGCCACTTACGGGGCCATGCCCACTATTGTTATCCCGCACTTTGACGAAGTGGCGGACGGCCCGGAGGACTCCCGGCGTGGGCTGCCCATCGAGGGAGAGGATCTGGCGGAAATCATCAAGGACTACGGGCCCCAGTAAGCCCCAACACGCCACGGACGGCGTGTTTTTGCCCCATGCAAGGCTCACCGCGGCAAAACGCCATGCGCCCAGCCCCAGGCAAGCCAATAGCGCGAAATACCACGCACGATGCCCTGGTGTGGTGCGCCATTATAGACACATGGCAGCGAAACACAGTGTTCGCGTCATTAGGTAAGCACTCACTCACACTACGGGAATACCCACTATGGACCACATCGACCTGCACCTGGACCTCGAGCCCTCTGACGCAGAGCTGGAAACTATCGAAGCCCTGGAGACCATCAGCTTCGAGGAATACCTCGCCCAGCGCGAGGACTACCTCAGCGATATCAACGACATCATCGGGGACATCGACGCAGTGCTGGAGAACCACGCTGACTACCTGGACGTGGTGCTGTAGGAGCCACACAGCGCCCAGGGAGCGACTCTCTGGGCGCTACCCAACCCCAAAGCCCCACCGTGGGCTTAAAGCAGCCCACACACGCCCCACCGGAGAGACCCACCGCCATGAATGCCCCTCGACAAGAAGTGCCTGATCTTGACCACACTCTCGCAGACATCAGGGCAGACCCTCGCTTCACCGAACTACTCATGGGCGAGCTGCTGGCCCTGACAGCGGAACCTGAGCGTGTCTGCCAGCGCCTGCGCCCGGTAATGGCAAAGCACGCCGCGCTGCCTTCATGGGTGTGTGGGAGGACTGCCACCGACAGATGGCTGCGGTGCTGGACGAGGATTGGGTCCACAGCCAGCCCTAGCGCGCAGCAGGGAGCACGACGCCACAGAGACCCCCACGCCGGGGGCTGTTGGTCTACCAGCGGAGCAGGGGCCCCGCCAAATCGCTGCTGTACGAGGCTGGGTACGGCTGGCTCCCGCCCCTGGGATTGCTGCCCTCGGGGGTACACAAACGGGGCGCCGCCAAATCACTGACCTACGGCTTCAGGTACGGCTGGGCCCCGCGCCTCGACAAATTCCCCTCGGGTTTTTTCAGGTACGGCTGGCTCCCGCCCCTGGCAAGGCTGCCCTCGGGTTGCGCCAAGGTAAGTGACACGTCAGGTAAGTGACGCCACTCGCTTGACGCTGTGTCCAGGAGTCACGAATGCGCTTCATTCGTGCCATAGCATCACTTATTCCTACACATCACATAATTTCATGATTCGTGACCCAGGATAACTAATGATCTAACGTCATGAATAATGCAAATTCGTGACTTATGGGCACTTATTTCTGAATGTCACAAAATACACACTATTTGTTACCCAGAGTCACTTATTCTTATGCATCACGTATTAGCTTGATTCGTGACTCCTGGGAACAGTGCCATTCTTGCATTGTCGCATATCGTCCTGGGTGATTCCGTGACGTGGGCATAGATGAACGCGCGTATACGCTTGAGCATTACTCTTGTCAATAGTGCGAACATTACATTTTTGTAATGATTATTTTCGCAAATAATGCGCACAAGCGATGCGATGCGTGTACACTTTAGTCACTGGAGCAAACAACGCAACGCAGCGAAAACGCTCCAGTTCACTCGCTCACTTATAGGAATTTATCTCATGACCACATCTAACACTGAATTTTTCTCATCTGTTATCGCTGACGTTACGGAGCGCGTGAGCGCAACTGCTGCGCAATTCGCGCAGACTGGCTCTGCCAGTGATCGCTTGAGTCACTGCAATGCAGTGCTGCGCAACAAAGTAGCTAACAAGCTTGTTAATGCGGATGGTGTCGCTGATTTCCTGTACAGCGCTGTACAGGACGATACAGGACGAAAGTACATTGACCCCAATACTACGCCCAATGCGTACAGCTTGGAGGATCTCGCATCATACGCGGATGCGATCCTAGCGCAGGATAGCGCTCGAATAGCTGCGCATCGCGCTGGCACGCTGGAAGCGTTCAAAAACACAACGACGTGGCTTAGCGTGGAGCAAGCTCACGCACGCGCTGGCAGCTTCAATATCTCGCAAGTTAGGAACTGCATTCGAGCGCTAAAGTTTCTGGGAGTTCTCGAAACCAAAGAGGAAACCACGCAATGCGTAGCGCGTCCAGCGAAACACTTGTTCCGTCTGGTGAAATCCGATGGTGCCAAGGACGCTAAAAAACTTGCTAAGGAGCGCATGAAAAAACGACTCGCGTAACGTCAACCCATTGGCGGAGCATGGACGCTCCGCCACCACATTGGCGTCAAGTCTTAGACGCCATTTTTTTTGTCCAGGGCGCGACCCCGCCTGTGCTCGTTGGTTTTTCGTTAGCCCTTATAGTTTGGGTCAAGCCTAGCCTGTGCTCGTTGGTTTTTCGTTACCCCTTATAGTTTGAGCTAACCCCCGCCTCTGTAAAGTGGGTTTTCGTTGCCCCTTATAGTTTGGGTCATGCCTAGCCTCTGTAAAGTGGGTTTTCGTTGCCCCTTATAGTTTGTGGTGGCAGAGTGGGGTGGTATGGCATCCCTGCCTACCGGAGCAGACCTGCACCTACTGCCCTTATACAGCAGCCAGACCCAACCGATCGCGCAAGCACTCCGCGTACCGCGCCATGTGCCTGTACTGAGCGCCCATCAGCCGGAGTTGCTCCAAGCCTGGGCCGCCAGCCGTCCCCAGTGGCTGATCAATCACTTTCTTGAGCCGCACCATGCGCTCCTCAAGCTCTGTGGCCTCTGCCTGGACCCTTAACTGCCAATCTGGTGTCTCAGCCTCAACTGGCGCTTGTGTGTCGCCTACGGACTCTGTGGCCTCGCCTGTGGCGTTCATGCCCATCAGCCTTGTCAGCTCACCCCATGCCTGCGCTGCACGCTCTGGAGTGGAGTGGTAGCCCGTTCTGATGCCGCACGCTGGGCATTCGATGTAGTGAGCTGATCTGGCAGCGTCTGCCCGCTCTACGCACTCTCTGGAGTCGCCGGAGAGATTGCCCTTGCAGCCGCACTGGGCCAATGGCGGTGGCCCTACAATCTGGGTTACCGCATCGATGGCCTTGGCAAGATCATCGTGCATGGCGCCTTTGGGGTTGCTTGCCAAGTAGCGCTGCTGCTCATGCCTGAGTGCCTTAATGGCTGTGTTGATATTGCTGGGGATAGCCTCTGCCGGAGTGGGGGTGGGGTTAGTCATGGTCGCAGAACCTGGGTTCATCTTCTTCTCGCTGCTCGTGAATTTCATCCACTGGGGTTGGGTCAACCTTTGGCCTTTTAACTGGGGGTATTTTCCCGATGGGTGGTGTCGCTGGGATGGCTTCGCACTCGACGGAGCAGCCCTTGAGTTCTATCCGGCTGACATAAGCGCCCATAAATTGATGGTCGCTTGACTGCTCACCGATGTCGTACTGGATGCCGGCAAAACCCGATGGCCTGTAGCCCTTGGTTTTGATGTGGGCCTCGAGCACTTCGTTGATCTCAGCCTTGGTCAAGCTGATGTTGATTTTCATGGGGTTGCCTCTGCTTGCAAGTGGCCTTGTGTTTGGATGAACGCTGCCGTGGCGACTGGCGCTACCTGTTCAGCGAAGCCCAACAGCACTTGGGCGTATGCGCGGATTTCAGCCTGTGCGTGGGGGTGGGTGCGTTCAGCGATGAACTTGTACAAGTTGTGCAGGTTCGTGGTCACAAACGCATGGGAGTAGATACCGGTGCCCAAGACTGACCTGGCGAGCTCCCTGGGGCAGCCTTGCTCGAGCAGCACCTCGTAAAGCTCGTAGCTTTGTTTGTTGTGCGCTGCGATGGCTGCGCTGATGGCTTGAGCGTTCTCGTTGTGGGAGTGTTCATCCCGCATCTGCTTGTTATCTGAGCTTTGGGTGCCGATAGACTCTGGGCTGGGGGTGTAGAACTCGTTGGGGAGTGCCTTGTAGCGCGCGCTGATTTCATTGACTGAAATTGTGCGATGTCTGAAAAGCTGCCGGAATACGAAGATGGGTGCCTTGATTTCGTAAGTGAGCGTCACCGATTCCAGTGGTGTGTTATGAGAGTTACGCACCAAGTAACCGATGAGCCTGGCATCGCTGCCTTTGTCCTCACCGGCACGCCACGCCGCGTCGTAGGACACCCGGGCGTTACGCACAATCGACAAATCAGACCCCATGCTGTCGATGAGCCTGAGCATTCCGTGGTCAAGGACTGGGATGGCCTCCCGGAGTGGCGCCATGACTTCTTTGACCTTCCGCATCACGCTGCGTCTCCGGAGTGGGGGCCACCGTCTTCGTCATCGATGTCGAGTTGGCCTACCTCGATGTTGGAGTCATCACCTGGGGTGCGTTGGTTGATGCCGACGACGTTGACGCCGCGCTTGAGCTTTTGGGGCGCTCCTTTTGGCTCTACCGCTGTTGGCACGCCAGTTAGCGCTAGTTGCTGTTCACCTGATGGCAACGCCGGCACCGGCGCTTGGGCAGCACGCCACCGTTCCCACGCGATGATCCGGGTCATGGCTGCTTTTTGGCCCCGTTCAGTGGGCAGGTCAGCCGCCTGGGCGACGTAACGCTCAATAAGCGCCTTGGCGCTTGATTCCGCCTCGTAGGCGAGCACCTGTGCGGGGTCTGCGTGTTGGAACTGGTTGTCGTCAGAAACGTAGAAGGTGGCTTTTCTCATAGTGGTTTGGCAGTGCCTCTGGGTTGGGGTGTTTTGAAACTGCAATGGGAGTTACGCGCCACGCAGGCGCAGCCGTGCCGTGCATGGCGGTGAGCTTTTTGGGGCGCTTTTTGGGGAGCAGGGGCTCTTTGCCCTCCGCTGTCGGGTATGCAAAAAAAAGAGCGGGCCCACTTGGAGAAGTCAGGGGCGCTCTGGAGTAGTGCGCCCGACCCGCTGTTGGCAATTCCCGAAGAAAGACAGAACAACGTACTGAGTGCCCGCACCAATACTAGGTAATCACTTACGTAGCTGCACGGGCCCACGCACTTTGCCATAACGACGCCGGCAAGCACAAGCGCGCCTTACTCCGTGTCTTTTTTCAACAGACTCGCGATATACCTGTCGTTGAGCAGCATGGCCTGGTTGATGGTGGCTTGCAGAGCGCGCAGCATGGCGCCGTTGTCCTGCGCGTCCTCTATGTCCATCGCCATGAGAGACACCGCGCACGAGCGCTGTGAGTTATCGCTGATGATGATTTCACCGACCAGGATGGGCGGCGATTCAGTCTTCTGCGGGGGCTCATCAAACTCCATATCGAGTTGCACCGCTGCGATGCCGTGCTCGCGGAGAAACTGCCGGGTGTGGATACTTTTCATGAGAGTTTTGCTCGCTGTTATTCGCCAGAGGCAGCCTTGCGCTTGCTGCGCTTTTTGGATTTCGCCTTGGCCTTGGCCTTGCTTTTGGCTTTTTTCTTGGGCTTGGGGGCCTGCGCAGCAACCGGCTCCGCGTCCTGCCTGAATGTGTATTTCTCGCTCATGGCTCTGGCGTGGCAACTCTGACTATAAGGGGAGCAATCAGTGTAAAGTAAGTGCTTACCTAATTGTGTTCGCACTATCAAAACTGGAGCAACCCCTAGATGTCGGAACTTGTCGCAGACCAGTGGCACCAGATAGCGTTCACCGCGGAGGCGCTCGCTAGCCAGTGGGCCACGATTTCGTTGGCAACATACAACGATGACGCATCGCTACTGTGCAAGATCACGCTCAACGCGGCGGAGTACGGCGACCGGTGGCACTTGTGGCGCCTCGTCGAATCTGGTGAATACCAGCTTTTGCCGCTGGGGAGCGATGTGCCGCCAGCAGCAGGAATGTGGATGCGCCACAAATCTCCAACGCCGGAATGTGTGACAGAGGAGGAACCGGCGCGCAAGCGCTTTGAGACCGATGTAGAGCTGGAATTGTTTGTGGGCTGGCAAATGGCGGGCAACCCCTTCCACCTGCAAGACGTTGACGTAAACAGCCTGAAAATTACTGGGCCCGGTTGCGCAGCAGGGTGCCCAATAAGCCGTGCCGCGAAGGTGGGTCTTGTCAGCGATAACCTCTGGCGCTGGAATGGCGACAACTACGTAGACTTGCTTGCAGCAGAAGGGGAGCTGGCCCCAGGCGCTGCCTTCTGGATACGCGCCTATGAGTCAGTCACGATTGAGTTCCCACTGCCCGATTAACCAATTGCATAATGCAACTCCACCCAACGTAGAGCACTAACTTAAATGAAAATGTACGCACTACTTGCTGCACCCTTGCTGGCGTTTGCGCTGGCATCGGGCGCAGCGTCCGACGACGACATGGCTACTGTGGCTCCTATGTCACCAACCAACTTAGCTGTGCAGAGTAACGATGCCGGGGTACTACTCACATGGGACGCAGTAGATGCTGCGCTCTCTTATGATGTATATCGCTCCGACACTGGCGAGAGCATCACTGAGGTCATGGGCACTGAGTTCATAGACACCGCGATGCCATCAGCCACGGGATACTTTGTCACTGCCTGTGATGCTTTCCGCGTCTGCTCTGTTCCGAGCGAGAGTGTGAGATTGCCGGACGCGCCCATCATCGACGCTGGCGTAGCGGATGACCCTGCTGTGCCATCTAACGTGACCTATGTACTCAACGTCTCAGGGGGCGCCACTATCAACTTTGATGCTGTCGTGGGGGCTGTGGGTTACCTGCTGCATATCAATGGCGAGTTCAGCTCTTTCACCATTGCAGGCACCAGCTTCATGGTCGATGCGTTCGATGTGACCGCGATTTACCAAGTGAGTGCTTACTTGCCTATGGCGATGATCACACACCCGGGGAAGTCCGTCGCAGCGATTGCTTTCGACGACACCGGTACCGGGGGTGGCACTGACGACCTTGCGGTGGCACTGAATCGCATCGCAGAGCTTGAACTGGCGCTAGCCACAGCGACCGGGGATCTCACCGCAGCGAATGCGACGATCGCCGAGCGTGACGCGACCATTGTGGAGCTTAGATTGGTTATCGACACCGACGCTGACGGCGCGGAATTGCAGCTTGCGCTCAACGAAGCCTCTGTGCTGATTGCGGATCAAACGACGCTCATAGCAGATCAAGCCGATGTGATATCAGAGCTTGAGACGCGAGCCGGTACAGACGCTGGCACGATTGCGCAACTCGAGGCCGATCTGCGCCTTTGCTTGGCTAGCGACACACCAGCGGACGATACGCCCACGGATGAAGCGCCTGTAGACGAGACTCCAGTGGATGAAGCGCCTGCGGAAGAGACACCAGTGGGGGACATGCCGCCTCCGCCGCCTGGTGGTTAATCCATCAGCGCCTAGTGCGCTGATTCAGTAGCAACAGAGGCCGCGTTCCTTGATACAGGAGCGTGGCCTTTTCTCGTTTTGCACGCCACACAATTGATTGATCCAAGAGAGCTTCTGAATCATGAGCACGCAGCGACTCAAGGCCAGCCCACTCTTTCACACAGACTTCAATGGACCGAAGCTCGACCTGCCCAAACACCTGATTAAGCGCAGCAGTGGCGCGCTGGAGCTGCGCGGTGGCGCCGGTGTAAAGCAAGGCGGCATGTGGCTGGTCGGGTGGCCTGAGACAACGTTCGCCCCGCAGTGCAGAATCAGAGTGCGGCTCGACTACTCCAACATGCGACCCAACGGCCAAAGCGCCTTGATATGGACGATGCCTGCTCCGCTTGGCAAGGCGCTGAACTACAGCGATCAGCAAAGCATAGATGTCGAGGTCAACATGGGTTTCAACCCTGCGCGGCCCGAGCTACTGAGCTGTTACCTGGTTGCCGGCAGCGCCGTTCGATTCGGAGAGGTCATCAACGTCACTCACAAGCACGGTATAGACATACAGCAGGGTGAGCACGACCTTTGGATTGACTGGGGACTGGATCACGTCGCTTGGGGCATTGATGCCGTGGAGCTACAGCGCAGCACGGAGCTTGTGCCCACGATGCCTGCCAAGCTGGTGCTGTCACGTGAGATGAATGGCAACAGCACAACAGCGTCACCAGATGACGTGGCGAAGTTTCTGAGCGTCACAGTGCAGGAATACGACGACGGGATATCCTTGGCAGAGCGCAGAGCACAATTGCGCACGCGCTCCGCAGCGATGCAGGCTCACATCCGGCAACTAACCACTCGCAAAGCAGAGCTTGCTGAGCGCGCCCGTAAGTTCGAGCGCTACACCTGATGAACACACGCATCGCTTGCCTGTGCTCTTTACTGGGCGCAGCTTTGTTCTCCCTCTCTTCGGAAGGGGCAGTAGTGAACCCCAAGCACTCCGATGCGCGGTGTCTCGAGATGCCTGACACCGGAGTGTCAGTGCTTGATCGCGCCGTCTGGCATGAGTGGTTTGGCGACTCGCTGCGCTGGGCCTCCGGCAATGAGCATCTCTCGTTTATCGGTGGCGAGTTACGTCAGCGCTTTGTGCCTGCGGACAATGGCACCGATCGTGTCACTGCTGCCATCGACATCGCCCCGCACAAGGTCTACCAGATCACGCAGCGCATCACGCTCGAGCCCGGTTGGTCATGGGGCATTCGACACCAGGGTGGCAAAATGGGTTTCTCCGTCGCTGGCGGTTCCACTCCCACCGGTGGTGAGATCAAGCCAGACGGCTTCACAGCGCGAATTGGATTTAGGGGCAACAATGACGGCACAGGCCGCTTAATGCTCTACAGCTACGCCGCGGATAGAAACACCGACATCGGTGTGGATTACGTCATATACCCCGGCACCATAACCCCGGGCATTCCACTCGATGTCACCACAGAGGTGGGCGTCAACAGCGCCGCTCATTTGTCGGATGGATGGGTGAAGGTTTGGTACAGCGAAAAACTCGTGCTGAGTCGTAAAGGCATTCAGTGGCAGAGCAAAGGGGAGCCCATCATCGACGTGCTGATGTACTCCACCTTCTTTGGGGGCAACACTGCTGAGTGGGCCCCTGAGCACACGAGCTACGCACGCATCAGTCGCGTGTGCTGGAAACCGGTGTTGTAGGAAATGTTATCCCAAGCAGTTTTGCTACTGCATTCCAGTCCACGTAGGGCCTGTTTTTGCCCAGCACGAGAGGGCAGCCCAGCGCTGCGTCGTCAATGTAGGTGTGCGCATACGCCTTGGGGCTTTGTGTCCAGCTCTTCTGAATAGGGTTTTCGTTGACGCCAAACAGCGGTATGTTGTGACTGTCGAACCACGCTTTTGCTTCACTCAGAGGTTCGCCCGATCTCATGGTCCAGAGAATAAGCTGATCGCCTCGCGCTGCCAGGGCCTTGAGTGTTTCTGCAGCCCCTGGAACATCTGGCCCAACGTCGGGGTATTCATGTTCGACACAGGTGCCGTCAAAATCGATTGCGTAAATTGTCATGGCTTTAGTCAATTGGCGTCTTGAGGTGTAGCGCTGCTATCGCTGTCAAAATGTCATCGATGGATCCCGCGTTCTCCAGCACGAAATCAACGTCATCTTCGTGCAAGCCTGCTTCGCTGCTGTGTGATCCGTTGGCGCACGCGCTGGCGTTGTACCCCTCGTAGGAGGGCTTTATCTGCACGATCACGCCACCGAGCTCGCGTATAGCAGTGGCCTCATTTGCGTAGCGCACGTCGTCGCAGACCAAGCACTTGCCGGCGTGCAGCAAAGGCATCGCATTCATTCGCAGATGTTCCACCCAGAGATCCGGGTGTATAGAGCGACCCCAATCCCCCAGTGTCTGCATCCCGTAGCGTGCAGAGCGCCCCAGGAGCTCAGGGCACGACTCATTCTTTTCGTTGCCATACAGTGCGGATGGACTTACCCCCAAAGCGCCTATCATGGTCTTAATAGGGCTGGCAAAGCTGACCTTTTGCCACTTGTGATCATGAATAAGGTGCTTCGCCACCGTGGACTTACCACTGTGAGCTGGGCCTGAGAGCCCTATGATTGCGTGACCACTCATGTGTTTTTCTCCGCTCGATTGGCCTGCTCACTTAGGTCAACCGCTTGGCCCTCAACAAAAAGCGTTTCGCAGTCACGCCGGTAAACCTGATGCTCTGCATCTTCGACCAGGTTCTGCTGATCGTCGCGGGCAACAAGGCAGTATTTTTCTTGGTTGATCGGCTTTACCAGCACGGTCTCCCCCAGTAAGTGCCCGTACCAAATCTGGTCATACGCCAGGGAGATGATCTTGACTAGCCTTGCTGACATGCTGTTCTCGTGCAGTGGGGTGAATCGATCGGGTTCTATCTCGCTCACCGCGGCGTCACTCCAGACGAGCACCTGGGCGGGGCGAGGGGGTTGTTCAGTCACAATATCAGTATGTGCTTACTATTTTGCTTACGCAAAGCAGGACGCAGTGCGCGCTGCTAGTGCTGCTCACTCTAACTCGCCGTTTTCCATCTTGGCTTTGAGCGCGAGCAGCTCTTCGACCTCTTCGGTGGTCATGTTGGAGACCAGCTTTTTCTTCTTGGACCGGTGCTTGCGAATCTCTTGGCGCTCAGCCCGCAGTTTCTCAAGCTCTTCTCGGAATCGATCACTTAGAGACTCGGTGGAAAGAATCATAGCGCCGACAAAATCCTCCTGCGTCACCTGATTTTCACTGGTCAGGCGCTTGAGTTGTTCAAGCGCGGCTTCGGTAAGATAGAACGTGCGTCTGGCGCCGGGTCGAGCCTCTGAAATGGGCCTGAGTGCCGCTGATTTGGTGCTCATTTTCTACGCCTCTTTGGTGGAATTTTTGTATTAAGTTAAATAATAGTCTTGCATCTAGTAATTATGACATGTATTCGCAGGTAAGCGCTCACTCATTGCCAAAAACAGCGTAGTCAAAATCACCAGCGAGAATCCCCTCACGGAACCCAGGGGTTTGCTCCACAATGGCCCGGCGCAGCTTGGCGTGCTTTTTCAGGTGCTGGTGGAAGGGGTCTGAGAAGTCGATGATGTAGCAGATGTTCGGGCCGCTTTTCTTGGCTCGCAAAGCTCGTCCGATACGCTGGCGCAGGCCCGTCTCAGCTTTGCCCCCGCCACCGATTGCGAGAAATCCCACGCTGGGCACATCGACGCCGACATCCAGAATGGTGGTGCCGATGAGGATACCACCGCGCTTGATGACCTCAATGCCGGCCTTGCGCTGCGCCTTGGAGCTCGACCCCTGGATGTAGTCCACATCGATGTCAGGGGCTGCCGCCTGCATCATGCGCTTGAGAATCTCCCCGTGTGCTCGCTGCTGCACCAATATGAGCCCCGAGAGGCCATGCCGGTTGGCACGAATCGTCTCGGTGACAATCTGCCGGTTGCGATCCTCGTTCTCCGTGATGCCCATCTTGACCGCCTTCTGGTACGTCGCTGTGCGCGATAGCAACAAAGGGGCGCGTGCTGTCAGGTAGCGAAAGTAGGGGCGAGCCAGAATGCCGTTCTCAATAAGCTCTTGCTCACTGACCTGAATGGCGATCTCACCGGCAGTTGCCATCAGTCGCATGTTCGCCTCCATGTCATCGTTCATGAAGGGTGTTGCTGTCAGTGCCAGCCGGTAGTGCGCGTTCCTGCAGCCGTTCATCACGCGAAAATAGGAATCAGAGGACGCTTCGTGTGCCTCCTCCATGATCACGCACTCAAACTTCAACAGCATTTCACGCACGTACACCGCACGCTGGTTGTGTGCTGCGACCTTGGCCTTGACGCGCTCCTCCACTTCGCGCTCAGGCTCGCGCTTGGCAACCAGTGCTGCTTTGAAGCTCTTGAGCCTCTCGAGCCGCTGGTGAGCGGATAGCCCGCCCAGGTGATCCCTTGTGAACGCCTTGATTTCCTTCTGCTCCTTGGCGTACTGCGCATCAAGCGTTGACATCAGCTCATCACTCACCGATTTCTCCACCATTTGCTGCGCGATGGTCTGCACCATGCCGACGTTGAAGCCCTCGATCACGTTGATGTCGCCTTCGCCGACCATGCCGACCGGGATGTTCATCGTCTCCATGATCGAGTCGCGCATCTGGTGCATCAGCACCTTGCGTGTCGTGAGAAATAGGGTGGTGCGACCCAAGTGTTTGAAGGCGATTTTACAAACTCGGCTGTTATGCACCACGGTGAAATCAGCCAGCAGGAAGCGATGGTTGCCATCGACCTCAATACCAACGTATTCGCCGTCCTCCGAATCCACACTGACCTCAAAACTGGTGTGCGTTGCCACCTTGTTTCTGCTTTGCGAAGTGACCCGCTTGCGTGGCACGCGAGTCGGAATCTCACTCAGCTCGCCCGAAATGTGCATACGCTGATAGGGTGCGCCCATTGCCCACTTTTCACTGCGCGAGACGCGATAGCCTAAGCTGCGCCCTAGAAACTGAATAGCGTCAGCGAGCCGCTTAGACTTCTGGATGATCTCCAAGCTGTTTTTGTGCAGGTAGCCATCGGTGTCAATCAATCCCGCTAGCAGTTGCAGGCGCTGCTGACGACTGCTGGTGAGGTACTTCATAGGAATGGTCTTGAGCCACTTGCCATCTGGCGTTTCGTAGCGAAAACCGTGCAGCGCTCGACGCAGATGATTGAGCTTGCCGCGTTGTGTTGAAAGTGCAAGCGTCGGGCACACCCCCTCTTTTTTTCTGGCGTAGTCATTCAGCGACATGCCGTGCCTTATCGACATTCGCTCCAGATACTCTCGAATCTCAGGCTCTGGGTTGGTAATCTCAACCCCATGAACGGAGCCGTCGCCAAGCCACAGTCCAATCAAATAGGGATCGTGCGGAAAATCCACGGCATCCCATCCGTCATAACCGACTGAGAATTGCTTGGCGCAGTGCTTGAAGGTCTTGTTTTCTGCCAGGTAGTCCTCGATGTCGATGTCTACCACATCCTTGTCACGATACGCCTTGGCTCTGCCGCAGTATTTGAGCGAGAGCGTGTGTCGGTCGTTACAGACCCACTCATCGTAGGAGGTGGCTGCTGTGGGCTTGATCCGGTACATTTTGGAGCGTCCAGAGTGAGTGCCCGTCACCGTCCTGAGCGTGTTGTCATCGCCAAGTAACTGGTCGCCCACGCGCACATCCTCGATCTTGCGGCGAGTGCCATCTGACATCAGCACTTCTGTGCCGGGCCGAAAACACTTACCTCCGCCCGTGGCGACCTGCGCAATGATCTGTCGGTGACGCGCCAGCAGCTCCCCTGTGCGAAACTGATAGTCGTACCGCGGATCATTGCCAAAGGAGTCCACCACGCACTCACGCACGGGCGGTCCCAGTGGGGGTGGCGCCTCGTGGCGTATCACTGTGACGTGATACTTCGCCGCAGTTAGCGCTTTGTACACCGTGGTGAGAAAGCCTGTGGGGAACTGCCCCTCGCCCCACTTAAAGAACGTCGATTGGCGGATCGTGCCGTTGTATTCGGAGGTGTAGCCCAACCGCCCGGAAATCAGTTTCTTCACCTCTCCGTCCACATCCCCGTCAAGTTGTGTGGTGACAGGATTCGAGAGTAGGCGTATCGACTTCATGCAGTTTCTAGTGAATGGGGTCAGGGTTGGTAACTAAGTAAGTGCTTATACAGTATACTCGCACTGTAAGGCTTATATATAAGTTTCACCCAACGACAAAGGCACATGGGCAAACCTGATCGATCAACGCTCCAAATAGAGCATCTGGATCCCCGCACGCTCAAAGCGAACGGGTGGAACACCAATGTGCTCGGTCCCGATGAAGAGGAGAAGCTGGAGGCCTCGCTACGCCGATTCGATTTGTTCGATGCGATCAAGGTGCGCACGCTACCCAACGGTGACCTGGAGGTGATCGGAGGCAAGCACCGCGCAGAGGCGGCGATCCGTATTGGTTACGAAACCGTGCCGGTGCTGAACCTGGGGCCGCTCGATGACATCACCGCACGCGAGATTTCCGCGGTAGATAACGGACGCTATGGCAAGGACGACCCGGTGAAGTTGCTTGCACTCATCGAGGAGCTCGGTGAGGCAGACGTTGACCTCTCTGACTACATGATCTACGACCAGGTAGCGATCGACGCAGCACTGGCTTACAAGGGCGTAGACCTATCAGCGCTCGGAGCGGAAGAAGATTCAAACCCTGAGCTGTCCGGTGACGACGCCAGAGGGGATGCCAGTGACGATGAGCCGGCACGCACGCGCACCACTCAGCAGACCCTGAAGTTTCAGATGGAGCCGACTGAGGCGGAAGCAGTCATGCGCCGCATCAACGACACCATCACCGAACAGGGCATTGCAGAGGGTTCACAGCGAGCCAACGCCGGCGCGGCGCTGCTGTTTCTGGTACTGGGGGAGGACGCCCTGTGAACGACTCAAAGCAGACACTCAAGGTTGAGCAATTTCCCGTTGCAGACCTTGTGCCTTATGAAAAGAACGCCAAGCATCACCCGCAGCAGCAGGTCGAAGAGCTGGCCGAACGCATAGCCGCTTTCGGATTCGATCAACCCATCGTTATTCGCGGTGATGGCGAGATCATCAAGGGGCATGGCAGGCGCTTGGCCGTCATGCACTTGGGTTGGGAGAACGTGCCTGTCGTCATCCGCGATGACTTGACAGAGGAGGAGGTACGCCTTGCCAGACTCTCAGATAACGCAATGGCGGGCTTAGGCGAATACGACGCCGAGCTGATGGCAGCCGAGATGGCAGAGCTTGCTGATTTGAACCCAGAGATCGATCTAGCACTCGCCGGCACGCAGTTCTTCGATATCGATTCGGGCAACTTCTCGCTGATGCTTTCGGGCGATCAAGACGACGCGCCTACACCGGAGAAGGATGGCAAGCCCAATATGGACACGGGCACCGATGTCGAGGACAAGGATTACGTGGCGCAATACCTGATAACGCTGGAGTGCTCTGGCGAAGCCGAACAGGAGGCTGTCTACGAGCTGCTTACCGGTAAGGGTTACCGACCAAAGGTACAGACGCTATGAACGCCGTGGTGGGTAGAAAATCAATTTCGGCCAAGCGGCGCGAGTTGATTCTTGAGCAGGGGTCAACGGGCATTGTTCAGATAGACACCGGCATCGCGTTTGGCTACACCGGTGAAATCATCACCAGTGTCTACGGCCCAAATCACTGGCTTGTGCCGGACGCTCTGGTATCAGGCCAGCCATCCCCTGAGCGCATTTTTGCGCACACCGCGGTGACTTACTTAGGGGTTGGCGAAATGACTTCTTTCCGCAAGGAGCGCATTGCGTTGCAAGCCTGTATGAGATCCCTCACAGCTAGACAAACCTTTGTGGCAACCAACACACTCGATTTGAAGGGTCAGTTGAGTTACCTGTTGCGCTCACTGGCTCTTGGACCTATGGGCATCACCAATCGAGAGGGGTTGGTCCTGGAGGTATCGAGAACGAACCTGGCGGCAATGCTCGGTTGCAGTCGAGAAATGGTGGGACGCATCATTAGGGAGCTAACCGTCTCCGGCGTTATTCATTGCCTTGGCGGCTGCAAAAGTATCACCGTGCTTGGGGTTTATCGAGACCCTCCAGAGCCACTAATGCCATTGCCCCTTTCTTCAATGGGGCACGCATCATGAAGTTTGAACACAGTGTTCGGGTTGACTACCAACACTCGTTTCGCGCCGACCGCGTGGCGGGCATGTTCGACATCGACCCGGCTGAGTACGAGCTTGAGAAAACCTGGTCAGTGGACATGCCTTTTGAGGACATTCCTGACTGGCGCGTGGGCCTGATCGTTGGTCCAAGCGGATCCGGTAAGTGCCTTGGCCCCGAGACAGAGATCATCATGTATGACGGCAGCTTCAAGCGCGTTGACCAGATCAAAGTGGGCGACAAGCTGCTCGGCGATGACAACAAGCCTCGCAGGGTCACCGCGATAACTCGAGGTAGATCCAAGATGTACAAGATTGAGCCTGGTCGCGGTTACGATACATGGCGCTGCAATGACAAGCACATCATGACCTTGGTAAGTGGCTCCAAGACCGCTCTTGCCGAACGCGACGAGGTGGTGGACATTGGCATCGACGAATATCTGAAGCTGAACAAGGGTCAAAAACCACCTCTCAAGCAATTTTCAGTTGGATTTGACGGGTGGACTCGCACAGACTTTCCGTTTGACCCTTACTTGATGGGGCTGTGGCTGGGTGACGGAAGCCGAGGTGATGTGAGAATACACAACCCGGATCAGGAGATTATTGATTACCTGCACGAGTTTGTTGACGAGAATCCTGAGTACAGGCTGGTCAGCAGAGAGGATGAGGAACAGTGCCCATGTCACTCGTTGAGAACAAAGGGCAAGGGAATGTATGCCAAGAACCCCTTTCTTGATTTTGTTAGGACTTTGATTGATGTCGATGGCAATAAGTATGTACCTACTGAGTATCTGACATCAGCCATTGATCAGCGAGCCCGCTTGCTGGCCGGCTTGATTGACACAGATGGCTATAACGGCAATGGCTCTATTGAGATCATTCAGCGATCCAAGCCGCTGGCTGATGCGGTTCAGTTTTTGGCTCGATCTCTCGGGCTGCGAGTGAAGCGCTGTGTAAAGCGCGTCGAGGGTTACGACCATGATTACCACCGCATGTCGATCTCGGGCGATTTTTCACACATACCCATTCGCATCGAGCGCAAAAAGCCGGGCGAGTTCAAGGGAAACAGAAATCCGCTGCGCGCTGGTTTTGAGGTTATTGAGGAGGAAAGCGAGGGCGATTACGTCGGCATCATGGTTGACGGCAACCAGCGCTTCCTGAAGTCTGATTTTGTCGTGGTGCATAACACCACCGTGGCACGCAGAGCCTTTGGTGACGCCTACCACGAGGGGTTTGAATGGGACGGTCGCTCGCTTATCGACAACTTCCCCAAAGAGATGAGTTCTGACGAGGTGGTGGCGTGTCTCTCCAGTGTCGGGCTGTCGTCACCCCCTTCGTGGTTGAAGCCGCATCACGTCCTATCCAACGGAGAGAAGTTCCGTGCTGACATGGCAAGGCTCATCGCAGAGGCGCCGGATGACAAGCCGATCGTGGTGGATGAGTTCACCTCTGTGGTGGATCGACAGGTGGCAAAGATCGCCTCGCATTGTGTGGCGAAGAACGTCAGAAAGAAGAACAAGCGTTTTGTGGCTGTTTCCTGCCATGACGACATCGCGGAGTGGCTCGAGCCGGACTGGATATACCAGGTCGATTCGGGCGAGTTCCGCAGGGGGTCTCTTCGGCGGCCTCAACTTGTACTCCAGGTCGAAAGAAGAGACAACAAAGTATGGCGACTCTTCGCTGGTCATCACTATTTAGACGCCTCAAACCACAAGTCGAGTCACTGCTACGTCGCCTCGCTAGAGGGCAAACCGGTTGGCTTTTGCAGCGTACTGAAATTCCCCCACGCGCACCCGAACATGGCGAATATGTGGCGTGCGAGTCGTTCTGTTTGCCTGCCTGACTATCAAGGGCTCGGCATTGGGGTAAAGCTGATCGATGCGGTCGGAGGTATATACGTAGCTGACGGTAAGCGCTTTAGAGCCACAGCCAGCCACCCGGCAATGATTCATCACTTCAATAACACTCCGAACTGGTTGATGGTGCGAGCCCCGGGTCGCGCACCGCGCCCAGGCAAGAACTCCAAGATAACGAGTCAGTCGCACGCACGCCTGACGGCAAGCTACGAATACGTCAGCGACGAGCATCTCGCCGAACGACAACAAAAAGAGGTCATAGACCCAAAATGAGCCGCGGATTTTCCGAAAAACAGAAGTCCATTCTCAAGGTCATCATGGTGGGCAATGAGGACGGCACCGACGTTGACATGGATCAGTTGATCAACAGGGTCAACTACAAGACCACTAAGGAGTCAATGCAGTTTAGCCTGCGTGCGCTCATCAAGCGCGGGTACGTTGAGAAGCTCGGCTGCGAGAAGCGCCGCGGCCACTCACGTCGTTTGATCAGGTGCACAGAAGAGGCGCGCTTGGCGTTTGAAAACTACTTGCCCTTCGTGCCGGACAAAGAGCCTTCGTGAGCGACATGGGTGCTTCCGCTGCTGACATCAGGGCGGAAGAAAAAACGAAGCGAGGCCCACGTCGAAACTGGACTCCGAGTGAGTGGCTCAAGGCTCGCACCATGTACGAGACTGGCGACTACACCGTTAAGGAAATTGCCGATAAATTTGGTCGCAACAAGACCTCACTCTCCCAAAGGTTCAAGCGCTTTGGTGTCAAGAAAGGCACCAACTTCACTGAGGCATCCACCAAGGTCGAGCGAGATCTGCGGCGCGAGCAGCGTGAGAAGGCTGACGAGACCGTAAAGCGAGCCAAGGAAACCAAGGAGGAACACTACAAGTGGGCCCGCTCTCTGTCGCAAATGGCCGTATCGATACTCGCCAAGGCTCAGAGCGAGAGCCGACCGATCGGTATGGTCAAGCCGGACATTCTGGCCGTCAAGGCGGCAATGGAGGCGCTACAAAAGGGGCAGGACATGCGCAACATCGCGCTGGGGTTAGATAAAGGCGACATCCTCGACACCGATGAGATCCCCGAATTTGGCATCGTCGAGATGACCGAGGACGAGCGACTGGAGGTAATACGCAAAGCGGATTCTCTGCTTGAACTCTCCGAGGACATGGACATCACTACAACAGGTGAAGGGGAGCGAGAAGAAGCCGTCGCGCAGCAAGAGTCCGAGGTGCGCTCAAATATGGAGCGCCTGAAGTCAGAGTATGTCGATGATGGCGGTGTCGATGGCGCTGCTCGCATACCGGGTCACGACGCCTGAGCTCATGAATGATTTGCAGTTGCCAGCCGATGCGATGCGGCTGCACAGTAAACAGTTTGAGGTGTTCCGTAACCGCTCGCGTTTCCGCTGTGTGGTGGCTGGGCGCAGATTTGGTAAGTGCCAGAGTTTTGACACTTTGGTGGCAATGCAGGACGGATCGTACCAGAAACTCGGCACCATCAAGGCCGGGGATCAGGTACTGGCGCTCAACGAAGCGACCTGCGAGCTTGAGCCGCGCACGGTGCAGCACGTCCATGACAATGGCGTGCGTGAGGTCATCACGCTGACATTGACCAACGGGCGTGAAATCACCGCAACGCCCAATCACCCTTTCCTCGTGGATGGGCAGTGGATGGAGCTACAGGACGTGGAGCCTGGGCAGTTGATGGCGGTATCTAAACGTGAAACTTCGGGCAAGGAGTGCAGTAAGTACATACCGATTCGCTTTGAAGATTTTGTTGCTCATTTGCGACCTCACTCCAGCAGGGATACCGCGGAACTGCGTGAGCTGTTGAAAAGCTGGCGCAAGCAATCTACCAGCCGCATCAGCACTCGGCGCTATGAGCAGCTCAGGAAATTCTCAGACGGGCACTTCGATGCGCTGCTGTACGGCGATCTGCAGTTTTGCGAAGTCGAGTCGGTCAAGCACGAGCCAGAGCCGCAACAGACGTATGACCTGACCGTTGAGGGGCACCACAACTTTGTGGCGAACTCGATGATTACGCACAACACCGTTTTGTCTCAAGCCGAAATCATCAAGGCCGCCTCCAAGCCCAACAAACAGGTTTGGTACATAGCGCCGACCTACCGCATGGCGAAGCAAATCATGTGGCGAGAAATAAGAGATGTGATACCTCGCAGGTGGGTGCGCAAGACAAACCAGACCGCCATGAGCATCGACCTGGTTAACGGGTCGCGGATCGAGCTCAAGGGGTCAGATGACCCTGACAAGCTGCGAGGTGTGGCTCTCGATTTTGTAGTGCTGGACGAGTTCCAAGCTATGCGAAAGGAGACCTGGAGCGAGGCCATCCGGCCAACTCTTGCTACCACAGGGGGTCAGGCTTTGTTTATTGGGACGCCACTTTTGCGTAACCACCTCTACGACATGTACATGCAGGGCCAGAACCCCGTCAACATCAAAGAGGGCACATTTCGCTCGTGGCAGTTCGTCACCGCAGACAGTCCGTTTATTCCGCCGCGTGAAATTGAGATGGCGAAGCGCGAACTTGACCCCAAAACTTTCGGGCAAGAGTTCTTAGCCTCGTTTAATCTAATGTCCGGCAGGGTCTATTACGCCTTCAACCGCGACACCCATGTGGCAGATCTGCCGTTCAATCCCAACTTGCCTCTCTGGGTGGGTCAGGATTTCAACGTCGATCCGATGGCAGCCTCTGTGATGCAGTGGCACCCTGACCTGAACCAGCTCTGGGTCATCGACGAGATTGTGCTGCCGAACTCCAACACCCAAGAGGCGGTCGAGGAGCTGGAGCGCCGGTACTGGCGCAACAAGCGCAACACGAATATCTACCCGGATGCGACCGGTGCGAATCGCTCCACCTCGAGTTTCAAATCCGACATCGACATCATCCGGGACAGTGGCTACAACCGTATCAAGATGCGCAAGGTCAACCCGCCCGTTGCCGATCGAATCGCTGCGGTCAATAGAATGCTGCTGTCGGCTTCCGGGGCCGTCAGGATGCGTGTTGACCGTAAATGTACGCATCACATTCGCGCCTTTGAGCAGGTGGTCTACAAGCCCGGCTCTCGCGATGTGGACAAATCAGACGACATCGAGCACATCCTGGATGCCTGCGGTTACACGGTCCACGCTGAGTTCCCCACACGCAAGATACACATCCTTGGTGTCAACATTTGAACACTGCGGTTGTGCATTACTGATAAAGTGCTATCATTTCAAGCAATTACACCGTAAGCACTTACTTAGTTTCAACGTGCGTGAGCAAGCGTGATGCACACCGCCTGACCTTTCGATGCTATTCGCTGACTCCCCAACACCTGATAAGCAAGCGCTGCTACGCCTTATCAACCGACGCCACCCGGCTTATCGTGAGAACGAAAGTCACTGGCGTTTCTGCCTGTCCAGCTATGAGGCACGCAGGAGTTGGTTCGGGAAGAATATCCACCCCTATTACAAGGAAGGGGATGAGAACTACGCAAAGCGCATAGAGCGCGCCTACCGGTTCAATCACACCCGTGAGGTGGTGGACCTGGTTAACAAGTATCTGTTTCGCGGCACCGTTATTCGCAATAGCGATGATGCGCCCAAGTGCTTGACAGACTTCTGGAGTGACGCCACCGGGCGTGGTCAGGACATCGATCAGTTTTCCAAAAAGGCGGCTAATCGATCCTCAATCATGGGCCGTGTTTGGGTTGTTGTTGACTCAACGCGCACCGAGGCTGTGCTCTCCAAGGCTGATGAGCAGGCCAACGGTGACCAGGTGTACGCCTACATTGTGCTGCCGCAGGACGTGCTCGATATGTCTTTTGACAGTCGAGGCCGCCTTAACTGGATTTTCATTCGAGAGGCGTTCCGTGACGATGAAAACCCATTTACGGGCGAAGCCACCGAGCACAACAATCGCTACCGCTACAGGCTGTGGACGCGCACGGGATGGCTGTTGATCGAGACCGCTCGTGAGGATGCTGCAGCCGCAGAATCGACCACCACCAGCAGTATGACGAGCAAGGTGCGTATCACCAAGGAAACAAAGGGCGAACACGGACTGGGTGAAGTGCCGGTGACCTGGTGTGACCACATGGAGGAGGCGGATGAAGCCTACACAACCTCCGGTCTGGTGGCCGACATTGCCTACCTGGATCGCGCCGTGGCGAACTACTTGTCAAACCTGGATGTGATCATTCAGGACCAGACCTTCAGCCAGCTTGCCATGCCAGCACAGGGTTTGCTGCCCGGTAAAGAAGGCCACGAGGCGCTTATAGAGGCCGGCACCAAGTCCATTTTCACTTACGACGGTGAATCGGGCCAAAAGCCGTTCTATCTTTCGCCCGATGTGGATCAGTCGATGCTGCTGCTGGACGTGATCAAGCAGGTCATCAATGAGATTTACCACACCGTTGGCCTATCTGGTGAGCGCACCAAGCAGGACAACGCCCTAGGGGTGGATAACTCCTCGGGTGTCGCAAAAGCCTATGACTTTGACCGCATCAACGCGATGCTGGTCAACAAAGCGTATGCGTTAGATAAGTTCGAGCAGCGCCTGGCTCGCCTGGTGTGTGCGTACCACGGCGAAAAAATTGACGCTAAAGCCGAGGACTTCATCAAGTACCCCGAAGACTTTGATGTTCGAGGGCTTGCCGATGAATTTGACATCGCTGCCAACCTGCAAGTGTTGGGTATGCCTGATGTGGTGCGCCGCGAACAAGCCAGGGGCTTGACCAAGAAGATTTTTCCCCGCGCCTCGAAGTCGCTGCAAAGCGAGATCGATGACGCACTTGAAGAATGGCCTGTGGATCCGGTTGTGCAGGCCAAGGCGCTTGCGGAGGCTGCGATTCCCAATGCCAATGACGACGGACTCTCATCTCGACCTACAAAGTCAGATGGCGAGACCGGTATTAAGAAGCCGAGCAGACAAGGCCAGGTCACCGATGACGGTGCCCGGGTCAGCTCACCGAAACCTGACGAAGATTAACCGTCACAGAGACCCTATCCGATGAAAACCCCTTTCCAGTACGAACTCGACAAGCCCGCTCCGCTGGCTCACCTGAACTACGTGGCCGATGACGGCAGCGACGGCGGTGAAACACCCAAGGACGCGCCTGCGGCTGATCCCAAACCGAAAGAAGCACCGGCTGCCGATCCTGCGCCCAAAGATCCGCCTGCTGCTGACCCCAAACCGAAAGAAGAGCCGCCTGCGGACAACAGCCTCGATGACAGCGCAAAGGCTTTGCTGCGCGAAGTCATGGAGAAGAAGGCTCGCATCAAGGATCTGGAGTCCAAGGGAGTACAGCAGGACGAGAAACGGATAGCCCTTGAGAAAGAGCTGCAAGAGTTCCGCGAGGCCAAGCAAGCCGCCGAGCTCAAAGCGCTGGAGGAATCCAATGACTTTGAGGGCGTCAAGCAACGCATGGCCGAACAGCACAAGCAAGAGATGGCGAACGCCGTCACTGAGGCCACTCAGACCCTTCAGGAAAAGATCGACAACCTGGAGCAGATGACCAGCGATTACGAGGGCAACATCGCCCAGCTACTGCGCGGCTCCAGCTTCAAGCAGAGCAAGTACATCGCAGAGGAGACGGTGCTGCCGGCAGCGCACGCAGAGCGCACCTACGAGGACTTTTTCGATGTCGAAGGTATCGAAATCGTCGGATACAACAAGCCGCGTGGCGAGAAAGAACGCACGCCGCTGGTAGACGGGCAGGGCAAGCCGCTCAAGTTCGAGGAGGCTATCGCTGAGATCGTCAAGGCAGACCCTGATTACAACAACATCGCGCGCTCCAAGCTCAAGCCTGGGGCGCAATCCAACACCGCCAGCGCATCCAGCGATGCGCTCGACGACAACAACGGTTCCGATTCGGTACGCGGCCTCAGTCGTATCGAAGCCTCCCTGGCGGCTCAGAAAAGCGCCTAAACCTCGTCAGCTCTCTCAGCATTCCGTTGGGTGGCAGACATAACAACAATTAACCACCCAAGGGGATATACCCATGCCATTGCTACGAGAAGAGTCCGAAAAGCTATCCAACAACATGCTCGAGCGCGGCATCATCGAGGAAATCATCGACCATGATGACCTTTTCTCGATTTTGCCGTTCAAGCGCGTTGATGGTAAGGCTTACGTCTACAACCGCGAGAAGGAACTCTCCGAAGGCCAGTTCATCGACCCGGTGACGGGCACCGTGCCCGAAGGCGCGGCCAGCTTCGATGAGATCACCACCAAACTGCGCGTGCTCGCAGGTCAGGTGCGGGTTGATTCGTTCTTGGACACCACACAGTCCGACACCAATCCCCAGAAGGCCATCCAGATCGCCATGAAGGCGAAGGGCTTGGGTCGTAAGTTCCGCCGCACGGTGGCTACTGGCGACACAGGCGCTACTCCGCAGGAGTTCGACGGCATCTCCATGTTGTCCAGCGCAGGGCAGACCCTGGAAGCAGGTGCTGATGGTGCGCCGATGACGCTCACCATGCTCGATGAGCTGATTGACGCGGTGCCCAATGGCGCTGATGTGATCGTGATGCGCGAGGGCACCATCCGTCAGTACAAGAATCTGCTGCGCACCTCTGCAGGTGGTACAGATGCTTCCATGATGCAGCTTCGCAACTTCAGCCGTCCGATGCTCACGCACAACGGCATTCCGATCATCCGTGACACGTTCCTCCCGGGTGATGAGGTCCAAGGCGCAGAGGCGGAGACCTGCTCTGTGTATGCGATGCGTCTGAACGAAGTGGATGGCCTGCACGCCATCTATGGCGGATCCACCGCAGGTATCGTGGTCGAGGATCTCGGCATCGATGATGAGTACGACGCGACCAAGACCCGCTTGAAGTGGTACTGCGGCCTGGCGCTCAAGTCCACCCGTTCGTTGGCTCGCCTGAAGGGCATCACCAACATTTAAGGTGTGCAGTAAGTAAGCACCTACTGAGCGAGTGGCTGCAAGGTCGCTCGCTCAGTGTTGCCCACCCCTTCGTGCGTCATTCGGGAGAAAACAGATGCCAAAGCGAGTCAAGATCAACATGCCGGGGTTTCAAGCCGGCGAAATAGAGCTGGACGGTGCCAAGTTCGTCAAGGGGGTGTCTGTTGATGAACTCTCTGACGCACAGATTGCCCGTATCGGCGGAACCTACCCACTGGTAGACGCAGACGGCGAGGACCACATCGGCCCCGGTGCCGATCTTGTGGCTCAACGCGCCGAGCGTGTCGAGCGCCAAGAATCACTCAAGAGCCAAGAGGCCAAGCGCAACGCCAAGAAATCACTGGATGCGCGTGTCAACGAACGTTTGAAAACCACCCTGACAGGCTTGATGAGCAAGGGGCAATTGCTGGAGATCGCTGACGCTCGCGGCATCCAGGGCTTGCACGTTGTCGCCAAGCAGTTCTCTGTCGAGGGCAACACTATCGAGGAGCTTGTCGAGGTGATTCTCAAAGGGCAGGAGGCCGCTCTTGTTCAGAAACGCGCCGACCTCGAGAAACAGGTGCGTGAAGAGGACGCAGCTTCTGGTGAAGCCGAAGAGCTTGACGAAGAAGCGGAAGCGGAAACCGCCGCTGCTGAGAAGGAAGCTGCTGAAGAGCAAGCCGCCGCTGACGCAGAAGCCAAGGCCGAGCAGGACAAGGCCAACAAGGAAGCCCGTGAGAAGAAAGCTGCTGCTGCCAAGAAGGCGGCTGACAAGAAGAAAGCTGCTGCCAAGAAGGCGGCTGAAAAAAAGGCTGCTGCCGCCAAGAAGTCCGCTGCCAAGAAGAAAGAAGCAGCCTCGAAGAAAAAGGCTGCCAAGTAATACGCAACACACCGAACCCGCAAGGGGCAAGTGACCCGCAAGAGTCACGTTAGAGCCGGTATTTCCTGCCTCGGATGCCGGCTCTCTTTTTACATCGAGAGCTGCCTGTAGCCATGCCGACTTTGGATTTGGATGACCCAACAAGCGGGAACTTGACTCTCACTACTGACGATCTTGTGGTGGGCGTGAACACCGCGCTCACCCTTGAGCGTGCTCAATTTCTTGCCACAGTAAACACAGAGTTCGCCGCATGGAATGCGTTATCACTGCAAGAACGAATCGCAGGATTGTTGGGGGCATGGCAACAAATGAAGTTGATACCGCTAAAGGCCGAAGGCTTTGTGTGGCGCAACGTCGAGGACCGAGAGTGCAGAGCTTGCTTCACGCTGTATGACCTCTCCGTGGAGGACTACGCCGCACTGCCAGAGCAAATGCACGAAGCCCTTGAGTGGGCAGCCATGCAGACTGCTATGACCAACACGGCAGCCGGAGCTTGTAACGCGGACGAGCAGCGCGAGCAAGGCATTTTGCACTCGCGCAGCAAGGATTCCAGCCACATGTTTCGCCCGGGTATCCCACTGCGGCTACCCATACCCAGAGGTGCCATCAACCGGTTGGGCCCCTGGCTTTGCATGTGGAACGCACGCACCGCTCGTGTATAACCTCAACGCCATAGAAACTGCCGCTGGACTGTTGTCGCAGCAGTACATCAGCGCGGTGAAACTACTGCGCGAAGAGGCAAGAATTGTTGCAACAGACCCCGCTGCGAGCAGGCGCCAACTGAGCAACGCCCACAAGCTCGTGAAGTCGCAAAGTGATACCAGACGCAAGGAATTGATTGCCGAGACGCTATGGGCTGTCAAGTCGTCCCAGATGATGCCCCCGGACAGGAAGTGTCTGGCTAACACGCAGGAAGCGCTGGTTAATCAGGTGCGCAGCCAGTTTTTGCTTGAAACAGTGGCCGTTGATAACCAATTGTCGGTTATGCAAACAGCTCGCCGGATGGGTAGCCTGCAAAGTGTAAGTGCCACGCTGAATCAAATGAAAATGCCGATCACCAGTATTTCTCGAGACGGCAAGAAAATACTGGCTGAGCGCTATGTCTACCTGGTCGCTCGCGGCGCTTTTATTGCTCTACACAACGACAGTCGTGTGATCGATGCAGAGGGCGCTGATAACGAATTGCATCTGGAAGTCATCAACACTGACAAAGGCCATCGCCATCACGGGGCGAGATTGACTGTCGAGGAATACTGGCAAGTGCGTGACACCTGGTTTCACCCCAACACGCAGTCTTTGTTGCACATCAAGGGGGATGACTGAGTGTTTTGCCCCTCCAGCGTATGTCGCGTCAGCCGTCGCGCTATTGGCTCTAACATATACGGTGAGTACGACTACGGTGACTATGAGACGGTGCGTTGCTCCGTGCTTGACCATAATGTTGAGCGGGCTCAGACAACGGTGCGTGCCGATAGCGGCGGATCCCGCGGCTATGGCTTTGAGAACTCGGGTGACTTGATACTGGGCTTTATGCCAAATGACCCGATCAGGAACAGTGACAGAATCGAGCTGTATAACCAAGAGTACCGGGTAATCAACGTATTCCCGATCGCCAACAGCTTTGGCAAGGTCACTTATCTCGAGGTGCTTTGCGCTATCTGGCAGAGCAACTAATGGCTACTGTCAAAGTAAAAGGGCTCAATCGCACGGTATCCAGGCTCAAGCGTCGCAAGTTCCTCGTGCGTGACAACGGCAGCCGAGCTCTGCTGAATGCCGCCGAAGAAATGGCTTTTACAGCCTCACTCATGGCGCCTCGCGAAAGCGGCACACTTGAGTCAAGTATCAAGGTTGATGACATCGAGGAAAACGGCTCTCGCATTTCCGCTGATATTTACGTAGACGGATCGCTGGTGAACCCCAGCGGCAGAAGCCTTGCCAAGTACGCGCTGCCTGTGCACGATCAGGTTGAGCCGGCTGGGGGTAAAGAGCTTGGGGCAATCTCCGAGGCCAAGCAGCTCTCAACAGATGAGATTGTCGGGGGTGGGTTCATGAGTCGCGCCTTTGTAGAGCAGCGCGACCAGGCCCGCACCGGGATTATTGCCTCCATCCGAAAGGCACTGAGACTCTGATGCAATTTCTCGAAGCACTGGCGATAGAGCTCGCCGAACAGGGCGTAGGCAGCATCGCCGGAGACGATCAGGATATCTACGTTAACCGGTTCAATGAGGAGCAGGACAGCGCGATCCTGCTCCTCAATAGACTGACGGGCTCTAGCCAATACCCTGAAATGCCTCGTTACCGCATGACTCGCTTCCGCGCCATCGTGCGTGGCACGCGCTACGCAGATACGATCGCTCGTGCGTGGACGGTTTCCAACACGCTACGCACGCATCAAGATCGGGAGCTGTCAGGTGTTCTTTTCAAGGAGCTTTGGCCCCTGTCCGACCCCAATCCATTGCCAAAGTCAGGCGGGGACTACCTTGAAGTGCTGACTACCTTTGAGACTCGATTCATTCTGATGGATCAGGTGTGGTAGCAATAACCAAGTAAGTGCTAACTAAGTGATAACATTCGGGAAGGTTCGTGCGATCTGTAGCCGAGCTTTGTTTTTCTGAAGGCAGTTGTTGCTTTCGACATTCATAAAAACACGCACTTGAGTGCGGGAGGGTAAGGCCATCGGCGCAGAAAATATCAACATCGGACCATGCAACGTCACCTATAAGGGTGTCGATCTTGGATTGACCAAAGGCGGAGTTAGCCTTGAGGTCTCAACCGACAAGTACGAAACCACGGTTGATCAGTTTGGCGACACACCTGTATTTTCAACGATCAACAAGCGGGATGTGATGGTCACAGTGCCAATGGTGGAGACCACCATTGATAACCTGGCGCTCACCATGCCTGGGTCAAAGATCATCGTAGACGATACTGACCCAACAATACGACGTATCGACATCAGCTCGGGCGTCGGCATCAACCTGCTGGAGATTGCAGGGCCCTTGGTGCTGCATCCGATCAGTCAGGCTGATGATGATTTCTCCAAAGATGTAGAAATTCCCTTAGCTACTACAGGAGGTGGTCTGTCGTTCGCCTACGAAACCAACGAAGAGCGAATCTTCAATGTTGAGTTCATGGGATTTGTGAACACCGACACAGCAAGCGAAAACTACCAGTTGCTGCTTTCGGTGGGTGATCCCGCAGCCACTGCTGCGTAAGTAAAACCCCTGACCGGGAGCAAGCAGCCTCCCGGTCAGGGGCAATGTTCAATCGCTGTTCAAAACTAGAGGCAAGTAATACACCGCATGAGTGAGAAGATTTTGAACCTGGACGAGCTTGTTCAGATACAGCCGACCTTGACCTGGAAGGACAAGCAATATCCGATGCGCGAGATGACCCTCAAGGGTTTTCTCGAAACGCAAAAGAAGGCTTCTGAGTTGGAGAAGGCTGCCAAGGAAGAAGGCAACGATGAGGATCACTCGGAGAACGAGGCGATGCGCGAATCGCTGAGTGTAATCAGCTCTTCCTTCCCTGGAATTTCGGAAGATGACTTGATGACAATGACCTTCCGGCAGATACGAGCCATCATGAACTTCATCACTGAGGTGTCCACCATGCAGGCCGATGAGGGCAACAAAACAAAAAAGTCGTAGACGGTCGTGAAATTGCCGTCATAGACATCGCGTACCTGTTCTGGCGCGTTGTTTCCGTCTACGGCATGACAGATCAGGAAGTGCTTGCCATGCCTATGTACCGGTTCTGGTCAGCAAGCAAGAACGCAGACCGCATTCGGGCAGATGAAAAGCTGCTCGATCTACGTGTACAGAACGCAGCAGGTAGTAAGGAAAGTTCAGAGGCGATGTTTGAGGAGCTTGGTAAAGCACGCGGTACTGTCGTGGTGGTTGACCAGGTGAAGCCAGAAAAAGACGCCTTTGATCGACTGCGAAGGGCACTGGGTGGTTAAGAGAGGGTAGAAAAGTGTCCGTTGATTCCATACGCATTAACCTCGATCTCGATGTCAAGGATTTCAACATTGGGGTCGATGCGGCTGGCAATCGACTAGCCACACTTGGCGCTGCCGCTCAAAAAGCGGGCAATCAGATTGCTAAGGTACAACGAGGGCCCTTTAGGGGCTTCCTTGCCACGTTGCGCGACCTCACTGTGGGCTTCTATGCCGTTCAGCGCGTAGCAACGACAGCTTTCAGGGCGCTCAATGGCATAGCCGCCATCAATGGCGAGTTCGAGCGCACACAGACGCTGCTGGCGGGCATGTCCACAGAGGTGGATAGCTTCCAGCGACAGCTTGCAGCCGGCGAGGAGTTCGAGCACTTCCTGAACCTTGCAACAGAGGCGCCGTTCTCGCTGCAGGCGATCACCAACTCCGCAGTCAAGCTCAAATCTGCCGGCATCGACCCGCTCGCTGGCGGCTTTGACTCACTGATCGATTCAGTGGCGAGCTTTGGCGGCTCTGGCGATCAGTTACAGCGCGCCTCTATCGCCATACAACAGATGTCTGGTAAGGGCGTTGTCTCAATGGAGGAACTGCGTCAGCAGCTCGGTGAGGCGGTGCCTAGCGCAATGTTCCTGATGGCCCGATCGATGGGCCTGGCGATGGATGAGTTCACAGAACTCGTCACCACCGGAGCTGTGGAATCTCAGGCAGCTATTCTCGGCATGACGCAGGAGATGGAGCGCTCCTTTGGCGGTGCCGCGCAACGCATGACGACCACCTGGGTGGGTGTTACTCAGCGGCTGCAAACGGAATGGCAGAAGTTCATCAAGAACGTTGGTGACAACGGCTCTTTTGATCAGATGAAGGATTCGGTTGAGAGTCTCATTGCTGCTATGCAGAGCGATGAGGGCATCTTGCTTGCGCAGGTCATCAATGATGTAGTTGCCGGCATTATCAGGTTCTCTGAAAAAGTTGTAACGATGACTTTGGAGTACCTGCCGCGCTTTTTCAACGTAATGCAGAAGCTCTCTGATCTTCACTCGGGTAAATTTGCTGATGGCCTGGAGACGGTTACTGACATCATAAGCACGCTGGTCGGCTGGTACGAAGAACTGCGCAATGTCATGACCTCCCTCATGGAGTCGATGAAGGGCAAACTCTCGTTGTTCGATGGCTTGAGAGATCGTCTTGAACTGATAAATGAGTCAGTCAGCTCCACCAGTTTTGGAAAGTGGGCGGCAGAGCTGAAGAGCCTTGCTGAGTTGACCCCCTTTGGATTTCTCATGACGGCAATTGAGGAAAATGAAGAGCTCGGCGAGGCATTTAATCTCACTTCCGTTAGCGCCAGGCGCGCCCTTGAGGTCATGGAGCGGGGCGGTAAGCTCACCGCTGCGCAAATAACAGCCGCCACTGGGGAGTTACAGTCTCAATTGGCCGCGTTGCGCCAAGCTAACTCTGAAATATACGAAGTTGGCGTCACCGTTGACCTTCAGGGAGTGGAGGGCACGATAGCGCAAATAGAAGAAATAAAGAGCAAAATAGCTACTCTGGGCGTACTTGCTGAAGAGCGCTTGCAACAACAGGCATCAACAGCCAACCGCATCCTGCGTCGTGACTTTCAGGACCGGCTAGACACCATCAATGCTGGCTACCGCAAGCAAGCGGAGGCGATGGACGATGCGCTTGAAATCACTGGCGATGAGGATGCCCAGGCAGCCACCTACAAGCGGCTGATCATTGCGCGTACCGAAGCTGTGGGCGCTCTGATTGATGACCAGATAGCTCAGGCTACAAAATCACGCGATCGCCTGCTGACGCTGCAACAGTCGGGCGATGAGGCCGCCGCGGACAGGGTGCGCATAGCGAATGCGCAGATCAAGCAGCTCAATGATGAGCGGGTGGAGCTCGGCGAGCAACTTGAAGCCTCCCTCGAACAGCAAGCTCGACGCAGCGTGGTGCGTGAGGCCGCCGAGGCTAAGTCGCTCACAAGCCAGATCGAAACCTACGTCGAATCCATCGAGCGTAACGCTGCCAAGGCGCAGGGCGACTTCGAGGGCGCGTCTGGAGCTGCTGCAAGGCTGCGTTACGAGCTTGAGGAAGGTCGCTGGAAGGGCGCCTTTGACTTCGACATCGACCTTGACACCTTGATCAGTCGTGTCGAGGTGGCTGACGCCAGAATCAAGCAGCTGGCAGAGGCCACCAAGCTGCGCACTGCGGCAACTCGTGCAGCCACAAGCGCCGAGAACTTGCTCATCACCAAAACAGAGGCGCTCGCTCAAGCGCAGGCTGCGCTTAACCCTGAGTTGAGTCTGACTAGCGATTCAACCCGAACGCTCAATGCTCGGCTTGCCAAGCTGCTGGAGACGTACTCGAGGGCGCCAGAGGACATGGCGGCCTTTCAGGAGAAGCTACAGGGCATTCGTGATGTGGCCGCAGAGACTGATGCGCTTAACTACTTCGGCGACATGAAGGCGGACCTTGCCGAGCTCAAGAACAGCTCCCTGCCGGAAGCTGAGCGACTGTATGCGGAGTACCGAGACACCATACTGGACATCGCCGGCAAGTCCAGCCAGGCGTTGCAGTCATTGTCAGAAGAGGACGCGCAGGCTTTCAAAGAAGTTCAGGCAGAGACGGTAGAGGCCATAACAGCCGACTACCAGAAGAGCATGGATGATCTCCGCAAGGACAACCTTTCGTCGTGGGCCACCACGACCGATGAACTCCAGGGCATGACCGAATCGTGGGGCGATGACTTCATCGACATGCTGCTGGACGGTGAAACAAGCTTCTCGGATTTTGCCGCCAGTATTCTGAAAGACATTGCCAAAATCATGATTAAGTGGGCAATGTTGAAGGCGCTGGGCATCAACACAGGCGGCGGCGTTGAGAGCTTCCTAGATGGTCTTGCTGGCTCAATAGGTGGGGGCTTAGCGGGTAGCGCCTCCGCTGGCTTGACGACGACAACGCCTGCAGATGCGCCTGTGGCGACCACATCGCCCACGGTGAATAACAATGCGCCGCTGTTCAACAAGATCGACCTGTCGGTATCCAACGACACGGCGGCATTTGATTCAGCGCTTGCCAATGTTCGCTCCTTTAGCAAGGAATTGAAAGGCTCTGTAGCGAGCAGTGACGCCCTGTTTGCCAGCACAGCGCAGCTTGCAAATTCAGTAGTTAAGGCTCCGATCAGCGCCACGGCAAGTGTCGATCTGCCTGACACAAGCCGCTTCCTGTCGGGCATCAACAACGGACTCACTGCGGCGAGCCCAACGCTGCCGGATACAGAAAACTTCATGGCCGCTTTCAGTGCAGCAAAGGGTTTCAGCGTTGATCTGCCTGAAACCGCGGCGCTACGCACTGACGTTGACGCCGCTTTTGACCAACCCAGCCTTGGCCTACCAGATGCCTCTGCATTGAGGGCGACAATGGCGGCGGCGTTCAAGCAGCCCTCTGTTGATCTGCCTGACGCTAGTGCATTGCGCAATGATGTAACTGCCGCTTTTAGCCAGTCTGCTATCGAACTGCCTGACACCACGGCGCTAGCTGCTGACGTAGCGGCATTTGCCAAGACATCCTTCCCGGCTGCTCCAGAAATGACCGGCCCGGAAGGAGAGGTGGTGCTGCCTGACACTGAAGAATTTGTGACCAACATGAATGCTGCATTCGATCAGCAGCTCACGCTGCCTGATACCGAGTCGTTTCAATCCAATATGAGAGCGGCTTTTGGTCATCAAGTGAAGCTGCCCGAGACAGATGTATTTCGCGCCGATCTCGACGCTGCGTTTAACCAGCAGGTGAAGTTGCCTGACGCGGGGCCTTTCGCTGCAAGCCTGGTTACAGCTTTCGATCAGCCGGCGATACAACTGCCCAACTCAGCTCAGTTCTCAGCGGACTTGAGTGCAGCTTTTGCACAGCCGGCAATGCAATTGCCCGACTCGGGAACCTTTGCAGAGAACATCGGCATCGCTTTTGATACACCTGTGCCCGCGCTGCCTGATGCGCAATCTCTGGTGGGCGACATGAACGATGCGTTTGCTCAACCAGAGGTTGCCCTGCCCGACAGCACCAGAGCGGTTAGAGACGCAAACACTGCGCTTTCCAACCTCAACTTCTCACCGGATACTGGCGATTTCGTTGATCGTATACGGGGCGCCCAGGTAGCTGATCTGCCAGACACGCAGGGATTTGTAAACAGCTTCAGAGAGACACTGCGGTCAGCTACTTTCGAGCTGCCTGACACAAGCAGCTTCGCGAGCAATCTCGGTAACTCCGGGGATGCTCTCGCGATCGGGGCGGAGCGAGCCATCAGCCAGATGCAAGAGGGCATCAATGGCGCAGCCCTGCCTGACATAGCAAACTGGGCCGGTGAGTTTGGCGATGCTTTCGCCATATCATTACCGGACGCCAGCGCCCTCACCGACCAGCTTGGCGCGGCCACCATCGGAATCGAGCAGGTTCAGGTGGCAGAGCTGGGCAATTCCATCACGCAGGCCGCAGAGGCCATGTCGCAAGCGCAAACGCAGGTTGCCACACCAGACTTCGACGAGATGTACAGGGCCATAGAGAGCTTCTCTAGCGTGCCGCCTGATGTAGCCTTGAATCAACAGTCAGCTCTCGCCACCGATAGCTTGCTGAGTGTCCCTGTGGCAGATGTCGTGGGCATCAATGACACGCCTGCAGTGAGTGACGCACAGACTGCCGGCACAAGCAGACAGGGCGGCGATGACACCCAGGGCAGGAATGCACCAGCCCCCACGGTCAATTTGATGAACAAGAGCGGGCAGAACCTCGAGCCCACCTCTTCCTCATTCGACGCATCCAGTCAGGTGTTGGACATCGTGCTGAGCGCTGCCAGCAGGCCCGGCTCATTCCGCACCGGCATTCGACAGGCAGTGAGATAGCAACGCATGGCTGACTTCCCACCGGGGAATCTGAAAGAGGACTCCCAATATCACTCGATGACCTATGAGGATCGCACGTTGCGCCACCCTACAGAGGGTGGCAATCTAATCACGCGGCCTCGTACCACAGCACGGCCTGCGCGCATTTGGACTACAGGCTTCAGTCACATCTTCAACGACCAGCGTGAGGCTCTTGAGGCGTTCTATGAATCCGTGGCCTACGGAGCCAGCTCGTTCACGTATGATCTGCCGTACACAGAGGTGGGCGGCCCCATTGTGACAGTGGCAGTCAAAGTCATAGCACCTTTCACGTTCACTTACGTAGGTCTTGCTGAGCAGCGCATCTGGAACGTTACCGACATCCAGCTACGAGAGGAGGTCTAGGCCATGCCACGCACCTTATCGATCATGGCGGCGATCGACAAAAGCAACGTCTCCAGCGGCACTGCCTACATCGCGCTTTTGAACATCCGGGTGATAGACCCCACCACCAAGGCTCTGGTGGAGACTATAAGGGTGTGTCACAACAATGAGGACATTGTTTTCCAAGGCGAGAACTATGTTCACACCAATTTCGACTTGACCTTCGATGAGGAGGCGGGTGAAGTGGGCGAGGCGTCCTTGTCCATCAACGACTACTCGCGCACGATTCGCCAGAAGGAAGATGAAATCGGCGGCGCCATCGGTTCTGAGGTCACCGTGATGATTGTCAGCGCCGACCATCTTGAAGACAATGCAGAAGTGACACTCAACTACTCGGTTACGCGCAGTTCCGCCAAGGACTTCAAAATCACCTGGTCACTGGGCGGCGAGAACGCACTGGCGATGCCCATGCCGCGGCACCGCCAGTACAAGGATCGCTGTCGCTGGAAGTACCGGTCTGCTGAATGTGGTTACCTGGGTGATATGCCGACGTGCAACCTAACGCTCGATAGCGGCACCAACAGTTGCGCAGATCACAACAACACGGTCAACTTTGGGGGATTCCCGGGCCTGAAATCGTGACTGTCGATGATTGGGTGGCCGAGATGTTGGGCAAGCCCTTTGAGATGGGTGCTCGTGGTCCCGATGCTTTCGATTGCTATGGTCTGGTGATCGATGCGTACCGGCGACTGCAGGGCACAGAACTGATCGATTACACCGATCCACCGACAATGGGTGCCGAGATTCGTCGAGTCATGACGAACGAAATCGAACAGCTTTGGGAGCCCGACCCCGATGGATCGTTGTTGTTCATGCGACTCTACGGCAACGCTCACGTAGGATACCGGGTATCGCCATCCTCCTTTGCTCACGTCTGGGAGCAGTCAGGAGGTGTGAGGATAGAACGCAACTACCTCTGGGCATCACGCATCCAAGGCACCTATCGCTATGCTCCCCGTTGAGTCTCGCTGGATACAGCGCATCGAGGTCTACAACCTCTTTGACCTGTCGCAGCGCAATGTAGAGCTGCTCAACCACACACCCGGGATGACCGTGATGGATGCGGCGCCCAAAGACATAGGCACGCACTGGACTGCCTTCATTGGTGCCGATGAGATAACACAGGACGGCTGGGCCGAACATATCGTGCCCTCCGATGTGTCCGTGGTATTCATAGCTGTGCCTGGCAGCGGCGACTCAGGTAAGGATGCGCTCAGGTTCATTGCCATCATTGCTGTAGCGTTCGCAGCAGCCTACACCGGTGGTCTGGCAACTAGCGCAGCCGCCAGTGCGTTTGGGGCAACAACGGGTACCGTCGTTGGCGCATCCGTCACCGCTGGTGTGCAAATTGCGGGCTCAATGATTGTCAACGAGCTGTTGCCTGCTACTTCAGCCCGCAGCAACTCCAGTGGCTTTGACGAAGGCGCCAGCTACGGCATCGATGGCCCGGGTAACACAGCGCAACAAGGTGCTCTCATACCGATCATCTATGGCACCTTTCGCACAGGCGGCAACATTGTCGAGTACGTCACGGAGAATGAGGACACGCGCCACCAAAGCCTGACAATGGTGATGTGTCTCGGTGAGGCGCCCATCGAGAGTGTGAGTAACATCGAACTGAACGACCAACCGATAGAGAACTACACCGGTTGGTCATACCAGGTGAAAACGTCGAGAGGCGCTGCGCCCAATCCAATTGACTGGGAGCAGTTTGTTCACTCATGGCGGGGCAGCTTGCCAGTGGGTCACCCAGACCGTGCGAACCGCATGGTGGAGCGCGACGGGGTTTACACGGAGAACTCACGGGGCGACACGCTTACGCAAGACTGGACGTACCACACAACCTCCGCGACTGTGGACGCGCTGCGTATTGATCTATTGGCACCCGCTGGACTTTACGCTGTTGATAGCGATGGTGATTACAACGCATCCACCGTATTGCTTGAGATTCAGTACCGCACCGTGGGCGCTTTGGATTGGCGTACAGCGATGCCTGACGCCACGCTCAACAATGATGTTGAGGCGCTCTACATCTACGACATTCCCTATCAGGAATACAGCTCGCCCCACGAGCCCTACGACACCGACACTGAGTTTGTACTGCAAGACGTGCCGCTCGAGTGGAGATCAGCAACGCGGCTTGCTCGCAACGAATACGTGGAGTGGGATTCTGACGGACTGAACGGCATCGTCAAGCGCAGATTCAGCCCGCGCAGAATAGTGACGTATGTAATTTCCAACCCGGAGGTGACCGCACCTGAGCACACTCAGACGGTGGGCCACGCTTTCCGCGCCGGCGCTGCTGACAGGCCAACACTCATATCCGGCCTGTCCAATGACGCCTTGCGTTTCAGTTTCAGAATTTCGCCCTACATCATTGGAGATGAGTCGCGCTACGAGGTCCGTATTCGTCGGCTGACGGAGCAGCGCTACCTTGGGGGTTCCAGCTCCGTTGTTGACCTGGTGGTGTTGCAAACGATCTGGGAGATCGAAACGGACAAGGTGGGGTATAAGAACCTGGCAATGCTGGCATTGCGGGTGGAGCTGAACGACCAGCTCAATTCCATACCGAGTCTGACTTGTGAAGTGAAGGGTCGCAAGTTGAAGGTGTGGGATGTCAACTCCTACACAGACTCAGCAAGTCTTAACACTTTCACGGTTGAACACAGCGCCAATCCGGCCTGGATAGCGTTGGATATCCTGACCGACAAGTTTGTGGGCGCTGACATATCGATGGATTACATTGATGTGCCGAAGTGGTTTGAGTGGGCGGCGTTCTGCGAAGAGAAGGGGCTTGAGTTCAACGGCGTTTTCGACTTCAACAGCAACATCTGGGATGCCTTGCAGTACGTGTTGCGAGCTGGCCGCGCTCAGATTGTCAGAGTAGGGCGCACGTACAGCTTGGCGATAGCTCGACCAGAGCTGCCCGTCATGATGTTCGGCAATGGGAACATTGTCGAAGGCACCTTTGCTTCTGAGTGGCTTTCGATGGAGGAGCGGGCCAACGAAATAGAGGTCAGCTACTACGACGAAGAGGACGGGTACCGGCAGCACTCGATCAAGGTCTATGACCCCGATGCCTTCTCTGAGCAGCAGCGCACATCGACCTTCTCAATGATGGGCGTGACCAGCAAGGACAAAGCTCAGGAAGAAGCGGCGCTTGCACTGAACATGAACCGGTTGCTACGCCAGACGTGCTCTTTTGAAACGGGGCTGGATGCACTAGGCATCGTCCCCGGCGATGTCATTCACGTCCAGTCAGATCACCCGCAGTGGGGCTATTCCGGCAGGCTTGCGGCTGGATCCACCGAGGACGAGCTGTTGCTTGATGGCGAGGTCTACATGGACAGCGCCACCACGATCTACCAGGTTGCTCTCATTTGGCCTCAGTACGTTCTGCCACACGCGGATGGCTTTACCTCGCCCTTGCTCGCCGTGATAGGCGATGACTGGATAGAGGTCACTACAAGCCCAATTACGCTGCCTGATGACGTACTGCCACTTGGCATCCTCATCCGCGGCGTGCATTTGCGCGTGCTCGACCAGTTCCCTGTCGTTGGCAGAACGGATCGCCACCGGTTCACTGTTGATCGGCCACCTATAAGCATTCCAGATATTGCCGTGGGTGACATTGCCGAGATATACCAGTCTGACAAGATCATCACCTACACGGTGGCCTTTGCTGGCGAGACGGGCGCGCATAATCGCTTGACGATCAACAGTGCTATGCACGCACCACCCAAGAGAGGAATGCTCTACCAGTTTGGCGCACTGAATCGCGTTGCCAAGCCCTTCCGTGTTGCCAAGGTGTCTATGGGCGACGACCCCTATAAGCGATCAATAAAGGCGACGGAATACAACGCCAGTCAGTATGAGCCGTTCGTGGTGGACACGGGTTACCCCGACTACGCGATTCGCAGGCCGCCTGTGGGCAATGTATCCGCGCTTTCGATAGTAACGACTTACCAACTTGTTGAGGGTGGGCTGCAGGTCACCGCATCGCTGTACTGGACACCACCCACCGGCACGGCCTACTCGGGTGCAAACGTCTATCTATCCAAAAATGGCGGGCCCTTTGAGATGCACGCGGCAGTGGGCGCGCAAACGAGACGGATTGATCTAGTCACCAAGGTTGGCGCCCATGTCGCCTTCAAAGTCCAGGCGCGTGGCGATGGCTTGGCGATCTACCCCTATTCAGGCTCTGCCACCATAAGTGCAGTCATCAACTCAAGGGGAGATATAGCTGACACCGTTACGCTGCCGGAGGAGCACCTGACCGGTGGCAGTGGCGATGTGTGGTTCTCACGGCACGACCCCCTAGAGAACGTCATTGAGCCGATCATAGTGGATCCACCTCTAGCGTATGTGGGTGCCGGCGCTATTCGGATACACGGCAAGAGTTTGCTGCACCCTGATGGGGTCCAAAGGGATCTCATTCAGTCTGGCAGTGACGAAGGCGAATCGCTGCCGTATCGCTTTTTGGATACGCCATTCATAGGGCTATTTCAGTACCGCCCGTTCTACGTCGTGTTCTCGGATACCGACGTGCGTGAGCGATTCCCGGATGCGGATCTCGGCATGACAAGCCAGTTTCAGTTCTTCATTTCCACCTTCGATCTGCTGAACGGCCAGTGGCGAATGTTGGACGTGGCACAACAGTTCCACCCTTATGAGGTAGAGCCGACCGATTTGGTGGTGGCTCGTGGCTCCAAGCTCTACCCCTATGGCGGCATTGATTTGTTGTCGAGCTATCTCTCAACGGACGTAGCACTGCCGGACTATGCCGCGGCGAGCTCTGTGCAACACTTCTTCCAACCCGAGCCTCCTACGCTTGAAGAGGATGACCTGCACGATAGGGATGTTTGGCTGGATACCTCAGACGGCAACCACATGTATCGCTGGAATGTCGATCGGTGGATCTCTGCACGCGACGCCGGCATAAGCGCCGCGCTCGACGAGGTGTTCAACGCCGAGCAAAGCCTTGACCAACAGGTTGTGCTGATCTTTGCTGACAGCCAGCCTGATGGCTTCTCAGAGCGGCATCAAGTGGGCAACTTCTGGTTCAACACAAGCAATAGCCCGCGCACGATCTCCAAGTGGGACGGTGCATCGTGGCAGGATGCAAACAGCGACCTGTTGGGCAAGGCGTGCCGCACGCACACCGACGACATTGACGTTTCCGATGGCGTGGTCAATCTGTTCCTGAACAACACAGAGCCATCGGCTGAAAACAGCGACGGTGGTGATCTTTGGTTTTCAGGCTCCACAAGTGACCTGTCTCAATATCAAGAGGACAGTCAAACCTGGATCGTGGTGTCCACTATCGGCACGCTCTGGGACGACATCGACGGCGACGGCCGCCCGGATGATTATGTGGGCAACACCGGTGAGCAGATGCTGGTGGATTTCAACTTCCAGCGAGCGGCTTCTGGCGAGAACACCTGGCAGTCTTTCGTCAAGCCGAACTCTTTGGATATCAGTAATCCACCCCTGACTTACCAACAAAGTGAGCTGGTGAATTTCGAGACAGCCAACGGAGTAGGTGGCTCATCAAATGCCAGGGTCAACGGCGCAGGGCTGAGTAACTACGTTCACCTGAGAAATCCAATTCTGTTCCCAGCCAGCCCTGGTGATCTCTTTGTGGTGTCGATGAATGTCATCACCTCTCAGAGCGTGTCTGCGTCAGGTTACGAAGGCTTGGGCGTATACGCCAACTTCTATGACATCAATTTCAATTGGATTGCGGCCACTGACAACGGGCCTAGCAGCCAGTATGGGGATGTGTACAACTACACCTCAAACCCCAACTGGAATCGCCAGAACGTCGTGCTGGCAGCGCCGGGCGGCACTACCACCGCTGTGGCTTTCATGACCGTCACTGTTGTGCTGCGCGCCAACTCAAGCGACTTTGTGAGAATTAGTGATGTAACCTGCGTTCGCTCACCGTCATCGTTGTCTCAAATGAAGCTGGGCTTTGATGGCAACCACGAGTCCTACGGGCTGTTCACGTTTCCAGCCAGCGGTGGCAGAACTTTTGGTGGTCAGCAGGCTAGGCTGTTGGGCACCTACAATCAGGCTTTTCCGCGCTTCACTGGGCTTGATATAGCGCCCGGTGAAATGATGGAAGTGTCTATACAGGGCCAAGTGAAAGTGCCCAATCACGACGGTTATGTGACTGACGAGGATGGTAGTAGCCACTACGCCGAGGGCACCTATCACACGTACTTCTATGGCAAGTACAGTCATGAAGATGGATATCTTTCGTTTGCTCGAGGTAGCGTCTCTACGGAAGAGGGTGTTGAGTTTGCCACGCTATCTGCGACAGCCTCTGCGGTGGTGGATTCACGCATCGATAGTATGGACACCAACCTTATATTGTCGAACAGCGAGACTTACCCCGGTCTGGGCTTCTCCGGCATCACTTGGACTTTCAAGGAACTAACCGTCAGTGTGCGTCGCACTGAGGTTGTCTCAAACGGTTTTGTCTGATGAAACTCTACTATCTCAACTTCAAAGATGGAGAGCTGCTTAGTCACGGCCCTGACAAAATTCAGGGCGATGGTTTTGTTACCAAGACTTTTCGTGGCAAGCAATCCTATGAAAAGGCGTTAGCTATCTACAAACCGCCTGATAATTCTCGTGATCTCATTGACGCGGCAATTGCTAGCGCCAACATTGTTGACCCTTACTTGCTGGCAATAAAAACGCTGGAGGCCAAGCGTTACCTGAGTGCCCTGCAACGCAGCGAGCCAATAGATGTCGATGAATATCTCATCCTGATCGACGAGGCCAACAGCCAGGGTATAGAGCCGCAGCTTTTGGCTGAGTCGATCATGAATAGATTTACCGATAGTAAGCTGAGCGAACTGCGACGCCGACGCACCAAGACACGCACGCAGGCTGAAATAGAGCAGGTAAGGTCCAGAAGCGACTCATAGCATAAGTAACCGCTTACAGCATCACATGCTAGACTCGGATTTATAAAAAGAGCGCCACAGAGGTCGCCATGAGCAATGTCGCCGGAAAAACTTATCTTGTAGCGGCCAAAGACGAAACCGGTGAGCCTTTCAATGCACCCTCCAACGTCACCTACGTATTCATCTCGGGAGACATGGCAGGAGGCAACGTCTTTCTTGAGCGCAGAGCGCTCGATGGGCAGTGGCGGCGATACCCCGCGATGAGTTGGGACACCGCTGACGCGCATGTAGTAAGTACGCTACCAGGTTCCTATGTACGTCTTGTTGTCGAGAGTGTAGGAGGCGCTGGAGTTAATGTAGAGGTTGCATTTTGAGCGCCCTTACTCGGTACGTCTCTGCGAAGCTGTCGAGGTCGGTCACGAAGTTTGTATCCAGCGGTGGTTTTCAGGGCGTGATTATCGACCCTGATGACGATGGCGCAGGCCTCGAACCAAGCGTGAGTGTGATACCCCCGGGTGCAGGCGTCACTTGGTTGGACGCCTCTGCATGGAATGACACACAAATATGGGTATCGTAATTCATGGCTGGACAACTACAAGACTTTAACTTTGATGGCAAGACTGGCCTACAGATAGAGGCTGAACTACAGACTCTGCTTGAGTCAGTGCGCGGCTCTGTACGTCAATGGGAGTCGGATTTCGATGGAAGCGCCTGCCATATAGGCGGTGTCGTTTACATGCTGGGCACGGGTGGCGACTCGACGGTATCCCCCACAGCCGAAACGACGCCCTGGGTAGCTGTTGACAGAGCTAGCTCCATGATCGGGTTCGGCAGTTACGACGACTTGCTGAACACAGCAACTAAGCCCTGGTTTTTCGTGCTGGACTCATCCCAGCCAGAAAAGGTTGGTGTCTACTTGAAGGTAGATGGCAGTTACCACAGAGCAACCTGAAAAATTGAATAAGCAAGCTGATTCGGAGGTAGTTTCTCTCGTCGCGGTGCCTCACAGAGCGAGCTGGCTTCTGGCTCTGCTGACGGGTGTAGCTCTGAGCGCAGTCGCCGCGTGGTTACTATCGGTCCCGACCAAAATAAAGCATGGCGGCTTGACTACCCAACAGCGTATGTTTGAGGTCGAAAAGAAGGTCGATCACAACGACGCTGAAATCATAGGCATGCGGGAAGTAGTGCAGCGCCTTGAAGAGAATGCTGCAAATGAAGTCTCTCGCGAAGAGTTTGACCGCCGCATGGCGTTGATCAATCAACGCCTTGATCTCTCGCAGCAAGAGAAAAGTAGGTTGAATGATCGATTCGGTCACCTTGTTGACAGGCTGATAGATCTCAAGACCGACAGCGCGGGTGTCAATGGCGATCTCGAAGAGGACGCGCCTGAAAGCACCATAGGCCGGTAGTGAGGCGGCCAAGTGATGTCGCCACCCTTTGAGTTCAGCCACTGATGGGCCTGCCCGCCGCGGGAGCGTCTGTTGGGGACGTATATACGCTTGGGGCGCGCAACTACAGAATTATCGGGGTGAGAGCTGATGGCGGCTATCTTTCCGTCATCGATACCTCTGCCGTTGACCAAGCCATAGCCGAGCTCCAAGCGGCGATAGCGCAACTACAGCCTATTGCGAGCATTGTGCAGCACACCGGTGCGATAACACCCGGCAACGCTCTGTGGATCAACACGATCGGCTCTGCCGGCGACTTTCAGCGCAGCGACGGCACTGATTACTACGGCGTCTACGTTGACCTGATTGACGGCACTGAACAAGGCCAGATCACTACGCTCTACTCTTTCGGCGGTAACGACATCGTGGTGCGTGGCGTCGTGCGTGATGCTGGCAGCGTAGACATTGTTGATGACGTACTGATTGACCCCAAACAGGGCCCCGCTGTCTTTGTCTGGATTGGTGATTCGCACGTACTGCAGGGCAGAACTGCAGGCGTTGCTGTTGACGGCGAGGGCGAGCCCAGCGTGCCCCTCACAGGGTTTCAAATTCTGCTTGATGAGCCTGGTGGTGAGTACGTGGAGGGAGCGGCCACTATTCTTTCCATCTCGGGCACCTACGCGCAGGGTGTGCCAGTCATTGAGTCTCTCTCGGGTGCTTATGTCAGCTACGTCACACCGGTAGGCTCGCAGCCCATTTTGTTGGGCGCGGTGTCTGGCAGCTACTTCACTGACGAGCCGGTCTCCTCGGTGCCGGTCATTGTTTCCTTGACAGGTAGTTACCCAGCTCCTGCTGTTGCTGGCGAGGTGGAGATTACTTTGGGTGCCGCCACGGGCAGCTACATCGAGCCTTATGTGCCGCCCAACGCCATGCAGATCACCTCGATATCGGGCGTTTACATTGAAGGCGTCCCCGTCATCACTGCCATGTCTGGGAGCTATGTCAGCAACGTACCCGCCATCACGTCGCTGTCTGGCACCTACGCTCAGGGTGTGCCGAGCATCACATCTCTCTCTGGTCTGTATGCCGAGCAGAAGATTCACCTTGAAGGAGCTACCGGAAACTACTTCGCAGATCCCGATCCTGAGTCTGTGCCAGTCATCACTTCTGTCTCTGGCACCTACGCCAGTGGCGAGCCCTACATCCTGTCGCTCTCCGGTGACTACCTTGAGGACGTACTACTCATCACGTCCATGTCGGGCACCTTCCTTGAGGGCATACCCGCCATCACGTCGCTCTCTGGCAACTACGCAGAGGTTGGCATCTATGCAATCCAGTTGGGCACACCAACGGGTGACTACTTTGCTGATCCGCCAAGCTCCAATCAGCCTGAGATTACATCACTAACTGGCAGCTATCCTGAGCCAGTCGTCACAGGGCCGGCAGGTATTCTGCTTGGTGCGCCGAGCGGTAGCTACCCAGAAATTAGTGCTGGCGGCTCGCTGATCTCGGGCACATGGTCAGACGGCGACACTTGGAGTGATGGCGACATCTGGAGTGACACATGAGTGCCGGGTTCTCACTAAGGGTTACCACCAACGACATCGATGACGGGGCGATACTAACCCTACTGGTGCGTGACGATCACACGAATCAAACGCTGTACGTTGTCAATGAAACCGTATTTGGATCGACACGCACGTTCATCGTGGACAAGACAGAGACAGATACTTGGCCTGCATCGATTTCCTACTTTGTCTCTCACGCTGATGGTCGCAGCGCAGAAGCATCCACTGTGCGCTTTGGCACGGGTGATTCCTGGACACGCCTTATAGATGTGCCAGAGGATGACATACCGGTGCAAGCTATCAGTGACGTGACTCTGGAAGGCTACCTGAGCTTGCCCAACCAGCGTGCGGCAGCTCTGATAGCGCCAGCAGTTGCTGGCAGTGTCGATATGGCGGTACAAGGCATTGAGACCGAGCGCACCTTGAGTTTTTTGTTGAGTAGCAACCAGGGTGACACCGAATCGACACACCCATCCAACGGCGTAGCGACTGTGCATGACATGCCTCAACCTCTCGTGCAGGCAGAGTTTGCGCAAAAATTGGGAGTGGGGCCAGGGTGGTCACCGGGCAACACAGCATCGGGCGTTGCGTTTCAAACTGGATTTTTTGGCCTGGGTGTCGCTGGCGGCAGCGCCCCCTTGTCAGGCTCCGTCATCACGGATGGATTCTCACTGAGGCCGGGTTGGCGAGTGCTAAGCAGTGGTCAAGCGATATGGGCCCTACACATGGTCTACGCAGACCAGGCCAACGACGATGGCGATTACATCGACATTTTAAGGGGTGGCGCAACAGCCGTTGTTATCCCTGACACAGTGACGGACTTCAGCGTGCGCGTTATTCTCAATACGGGGCCAGCTATCGCTGATGGAGAGCTACATGTTTATACCGATGGCGTGCTGAGCTACTCAAAGACAGGTTTTCGCTACATGAGTGTGGGCACACCCCACGTTGACCAGCTTATGCTCAACGTGCGCTACGGTGGCGAGAACGAAGGCGGTAGCATTTACTCACCGCAAACATCCCCCAATGAATTTCGCCTGAGCGACTTGCGCTGGCGAGCCAACTTCACCTGATAAAAACAACAAGAGGAGCCGAGAGATGGCTGACGGACTAGTAGTGCAAGCAAGCGCCCCGGTGGGCAATAATGGCAACACCATGACGGTGACCGTGACAGACTCAGCCGACGATTCTGTGTTGGATACATCCACGGGCACTATTGCGGGTGATGCCTGCACGGTGGTGATCGATGACACCGAGACAGACACCTGGCCTGATTCTGTGGATGTCACTGTCACCGTCGCTGGCGTTGACTCTGATGCAGTCACGATCGGTCGTGGCGACGGCATCTACACCAACTAATCCGGTCTGACGGGAGGACTTCACGATGGCTACAGGCTTTGAATTGCCGGTTACCACAACCGGCATTCCTGACGGCACCACGCTGACGCTGACCGTCAAGAACGACTACAACAACGTTGATGTGCTGACCGAGACAGAAATTGTGGCGGGTAGCTCTGCGACGTTTGTGATCGACGACTCGATCACGGACACCTGGCCCGACTCCATCAACTACGAGGTCACAGATGGCACTGAATCCAGTGTGCAAGTGCGCGGCGTTAAGAAGAACACGGGCGGTGACTGGTCCGAGCTGATTGAGGTGCCCGAAGCGGACGTTGCGCTGAAACTAGGTGATGATGCCGAGTTCAATAGCTGGTGTACTTTGGCAAACAACATCACACCGGTTTTTGAGGATCACGGTGTAGCAGGCAAGGCGCTTTACGCCGTTTCGGACTTGGCCCTTGAGCGATCTGCGAAGTTTGTTGTCAAGCGCAATGATGGCGGTGGTCACGCACGCCCCTCGAGCACAGTCATCAGTGAGTTCACACTGCCGACGCCGGCGACATCTATCGACATTGCCCAGAAGGTTAATGTGCCAAGCGCCGACTGGAGCGGGGGCAATTTGACTGACTACGTGAATTTCATGGTGGGTCGCCTGGGAATTGGCTGCGGTGGTGGCACTAAGAACACCTCTGGCAGCTCCCCTGGTGGCTTCACGCTGTTCAACACCTGGATGGGCCTGTCTGATGGCACCTCGGAGCACTCGCTGCACCTGACTTCAGCAGATAGCGCTGACACCCAAGTGTTCAAAAGTCTGGATGGCGGCTCTGCCATCCCGCTGCACGTCTGGATCCCGAACAACGGATGGCATGACGTTCGGGTGCGGTTGATCATGAACTCCAACGCAGCTACCGCTGATGGCGAGCTGCATTTCTACTACTCGGAAAGCCTGGTTTTCTCCAAAACCAACTTCAAGTATTTCAGCACGGGCACGCCTGAGATCGACACGCTGTTCTTCCACTACTACCACGGCACTGATGTGGGTGGCGGCGACGACTATGCGTTTGATTCCACGGGTGAAGAGGCCCGCTTCGCTGATGTTCGCTACCGATTGAACCCCGTGTAAGTGGGTTTGTCGCGTCCGCGGTGTCCAATTGGCGCCCGGCGCGGTAGACTATAAAGCATAGTAAGTGCTTACATTATAAGAGCGAGCAACGCAAACTCGCCGTGACAGAGAGTGTGTCCTTATGGCAGTGCCAGGAGCAGGCGCCAGTATTGGTGATACCTACGAGCTAGGCGGCAAGCAGTATGTGATCACCGCTGTGCGTGGTGACGGCTCTTATGTTTCCGAGCAAGCCGCTCCCGGCTACTCCAGCAACACAGGCGCCCTTACGTTTGGATCGGCTGATCTGAACACCACACACTCGGTTGACACAGCCCCCACGTTCGGTGCTATCGATGCCTCCTTCGCGGGCCAACTGCTCGTGGTGCATAACGATTCAGGCGCAGCCATGACATTCCCTAACACCAACGTCACAGCCGACAAGCTCACAATCGAGGCCAACCAGGTCGTAACCGCCACTGTCATTGGCACCGACTCTTGGTTGCTTGCGGGGGGCACATCGTAATGTTGAGCCTGGGTAGTGTCGCCGGAGCAGTTCAGCAACAGGCATCTGTCGCTGCTGCGCTGGCCGTAGCAATTTCATTTGCTGATGGCGCGCAAGATGGACCTATAACAACGGGTGATCGAGATCGATCAATCAATGAAGGCACACCCTGGTCTTTCACCATCTCCGTGACGGGCGGCACTACCCCCTATTCGATACAGATGGTTCGTGAAAGGCCAAGCCACCCTGGCGCCGGCGCTGACAGCATCACTCATGTCAGTACCGTCACGGCCACGGGGGCAACATTTTCATCAGGTGGCGCCATACTGAACACCGGTGAATACTGGGGCGTTGCGCTCGACGATGCCGGCTTTGTTGTCGCATCGGTTCGGTTGAACCTGACTGTGATCGCCGCCTAACAATGGACGCTCTTGTACCCACAACCAATGAAGTCACCGAGCCCTTCAGGGAGGGGCAGTGGGCTTACTTCCAGCTCACCAAGATGCCGGTTGATGGCGAGCTGCTAAAACTTGAAGTGGTACCCGAATCTGACCAGCTCAGCGACCCAGGGCTCATTGTTTTCAAAGTACGCAGAGGTCAGACCCAGTGGTATTATGCGCAGGGCGGTAAAGACCCGTCACGATTGTTTGGTGTGCGCGTTGTAGACGATAGGGTATATACAACTGCGACCCGGGGAGAGACGGTAATTCTGTCTCTTTCACTATCAGAGAGGCCCACCAATGACCCCGTAGATGTGGTCGAAGTTGTAGAGCCGATTCACAATGACACTGTACTGGCGGGCACTCACAGCGCTCCACCTGTTTTTATAGTAAGTACTTACGACGATGTTCCGTCGCCTGTCACGCTGTTGGCTGGCACTCAATACATCGTCATCAATGACCCCAACCCGGCGCTCATAGGGCGTCACATCGCCGCAGGGGCTGATCTTGGTCAACCTGCAAAATTCTTCAGTCACCAATAACAAGAGCGCTCCAAAATGCCAGAACTAGCATCCAGAACCACAGCGGGTGGCGCTGTTGGTGATACAAACGCAGGTTATGTAATCCACAAGGTCTTTGCCGATGGTGTGTACGGGTGGCGAGTCGCAGCGTCGGCAACACTGATCGCAGGTACTGCGGCCAACATGGCAGCTCGCCCCGCCATTGCTGACGTGGTTGAAGGATTTGAGGTTTACGTTGAAACCAACAAACTGACCTTTGTTGCCCGCGGCGGCGTCTACGAAGTGGCCGACATCCAGGTAACCGTTGCTGATGATGCGGAGCGTGATGCACTGACCGAGATGGTTGACAAGCAGCGTGCTTATATCGCCGATCAAGATTCGATCGATACCTATGATCTGGCTACGACTTCATGGGTCGAGGGTGTTGCCACCATCGTGTTCGACAACTACGACGACATCACCTCACCGGCTGATTACACCGTGGGTGACAAGCTCGTGGTGACCGCAGACGCTGACGAAAGTTTGCGTGGCAACTACGAAGTGCTCGGCGCTGCTGTAGGCAGCCCTGGCGTGTACATCGAACGCGCATAAAGCAGTAAGCGCACACTGATGGCGGAGCTGAGTTCCAAAACGGCGTTGGGCGGCCAGGTGGGTGACACCTGCCGCTCGGCGTATCTTGCCAAGGTCTTTTCAGACGGCTCCTATGGCTGGCTGAACGGCGTTGTGTTTGAGGAGGTGGTTAACGGCCAGTGGCTGCTTGACCCCAATGAGACAAACGGCTGGGGTGAAATTGGCCCTAACGACAATTCCAATACCTTTGACATCGGCAGCGCAACTACAACAGTTTGGCATCATCTCGTAGGTGGCTACAAATACCCTTACGACGTTGAGCTGTTGTATATGGATATTCAACACCGAAACTCTAGCCGTATCGCGCATGGTTGGGGTTGGGCGCTGGGGCGAGTTCAAAAAATCATACCGGGGTCTGATGACTCCACCGTTATTGTTCTCCACGAAGTCAACGAAAACGGGGGTGTCGGGCCAAGAGACTACGGTAATAATGAAAATCAGGAAACCAAACTGGAGCTTTCGCAGCTACCCAATAGAGTGGTTCCTGCGGGGGAGGTTATCTGTCTGGCAGTATCGTCTCCAACGGCTGTTGGTGCAAATTATTATGTGCAGGTGCCATCCGGCGTCATCAGAATGCGCAGGCTCTAAAACTAAACTCGTAATGACTGATACAACTCCCAACTCCAGCCTGCTGAGTTGGCGATCGGCTGCCTGGGTGGGTTTTGTTGCCTTAGTCATAGCTGATGTTGTGTTTGATCGGCATGTCAACTCCATCGTGTACGGAATCATGGGTCTAGCTGCCGAAAGCGAGCGCGTGGTCAAAATAAGCTCGTCTTTGAAAGACATCGCCGAATCTATTAAGGAGTTACGCAAGTGAACACAGCGGAGACAAAAACCACTAGTTTGGCGATGATTATGCTCACGGTGATGACGTTTGTAATCGTGCCCATTGCCTTGGAGTATTGGGTCAACAAGCGGCGTGATGCAAACCACTGGGTCAGCTACTACAGCATCGAGCCGATATTGCCTCACAAAATTGATAATCAGATTCAGATGCAGTCAACCGCAAAGATTCATCGCGCCCCAGTTGACGTTAATCACCTAGATACCTTGCACTGTATGGATCCCGACACGGGCAAGTTGGTGCACATTGATGAGGCAAGGGTTACCGTGCGCTACGTCACGCCTACGATCTTGAACGTAGAGGGTTATCCAGAGGTTGAGACAGAAGGTTTTGCGTCTGATGATGGGCAGTGGACGTTGTATTTCCCGCAACTAAAATACATGACGCCCAGAAAGTGTCAGGTCACCGCCAGCCCCACAGTCAGTCCGTCCCCAGGCGTCAATCTCGGCCTACAAATAAAGTCCGATCTCTTCTGGTTCCCTTATGACCCCGCAAACCCGCCACAAGAGAAAGGTGAGTAATGCCAGCGCCTGCCGGCCTTGAGCCGGGCGACAGCTACATCGATGGCGGCTTAATCTATCAGGTCATCATCGGCTCAAGCGACTCCACTCAGTATCGCGTCCGACTGATTGGCATCGACGAGGAAGCTCTCTCAGGGCTAACACCCGACGATGATGGCGTTACACCTCCTGTAACATTCGATTCGATAGAAAAGGGCAGTTTCTCCGGCCTCTATGGTACCGACAGGATGCTGTACATCGTGCAGGGCGAAGTAGGATCCACCGAACAATACAACGGGCTCTGGGTGTGCATCAGTGGTAGCTACCACCTGACTACTTAAGCCCACAGCACAAGAGGCACACATGGCGGCACCAGATGGTCTTAGCGTAGGTGACACCTACATCAGCAACGGGCTCGAGTACCAGGTCGTCGTCGCACAGACAGAAGCCACCCAGTATCAGGTCAGGCTGATTGGCGTGGCGAGCATCAACGTGACCTTTGATGCGCTGTTCACCCGCACGGACTCGGTGCTTATCGTCATCGACCCTGAGAATCAGGACTACGAGGGGCTTTGGGCCTTCGTCAATGGCAACTACGAGAAGCAGTCTGCCACCGCGGTGATCTAACTTTTGCGCACCTGATACAGTAAGCACTTACCTAGTATTCAGTCCAGCTAGAACGACTGGGCAATTCGACTTTTTTTGAGGGCGCAGCGTGGCAATTTGGGACACCATCAGTTTGGGAGGGCCGATACTCGCTGACACCTACTTCGGCGGCGGCTATGAAGCTGACTACACACAGCCCCTGGCTGGCGGCATTGTGGGCACCCAGCAGGGTTTCGATGGCGACCCCTTCAATTTCACGTATCCCACGGACGGCCAGTACAAACTCGGTGGGCATTTGACTCACATTCAGTTCTACGCGACGAGCTACGACCACCCGCACGTCAGCGACCAGCGCAATAACGAGCCGATTTACTACCCACACCCCGCGCCGGCTGTGCCAGACCCCCTGACGACGCTTGAGCGACGCGACGGCAAGTTGGTTTTGAAGGGTCGGCCAACCACAGCGGCAGAGCGCAACACGTTCGCTCGCGTCAAGGGCTACTACGTAGGGCAGAACGGGCAGGCTGCGACGCTTGCCGAGCTAAATTCACGCGGTATCGACTACTCGGATTGGGATCATCGCGGCGGCGATTTCTTCCACCATCTGCCTGCTGACTACATGGGCGCGATGGTGTCAACGTACAACCGGCGCAGCCTCTCTTACGGTCGCTCGATGGCTCGTATCACGGTGCCGCATGGTTTCCGATGGAACGGCGCTACAACTGACCGACGCAACCTTGAGGGGTGGTTCCCCGCCTTCTGGGGTCTGCGCAGTGTGCAGCCTCGCGCTGACCTCAACAACCGCCAGCACAGCTTGGACACCTACACGCCGGGTAACCCTGGCGCCGGTGGCTTGCTTGAAGAGCTGGACATGCTGGAGGCTTTTGGCGACCCCTTCATTCACATAACCAGCCACCTTTACGAAGATGGCAATCTACGAAACCCGGAAGCCAAGACCTCTTCCACTGGTGCTGCCTACAAGACATCAACGGCCCACCAATACAACTCCTCAATCGGAAACGACCACCCGCTAGGTCGAGATGTCTTTGTTGAGATCGGCGTCGATCGCTTCCCCACTGTTTACGCTTATCACATCAATGGTGTCTACGTTCACCTCCAGCCGGTGCCTCAGTACCTGGGCGGGCCAAAGATCATCTACGAACCGGTCGATGGTGTGCCCTACTTGCCGACGCTCAACCCCGATGACACCGTGAAGCGCCTGGGTGAGCAGTTGTATGCCTCAAACGACCAACTAGCGCACCCGCACTACTGCGATATCTTCAACATCGCGCAGTTGCCTTCGTTTGCTCGAACCTTCCGAGAGCAGGACATTCTCAACGGCAACACCACGGACTACCGTGTGACCGATGAAATGCAGATCGAGTGGCACATCATGAAGCCGCTCATCGATGACCAGCCTGACAGCAAACCCTACATCGACTACACAGCCGGCGATGATGAGTTCTCCAGCTCTGGCTCCGGGCCGGGCACAGGGGGCTACACAGGCCCGGCCAGCACGCCCGACACTGGTACGGGCACGGGTACTGGTACGGGTGACAGCCCAGACTTCACCGTTGGCCCCGCTGCTGGTGGACCGGTCGGCACTATCTATCGGTCTGGTGGCCGCTACTACATCGTGAAATTTCTGCGCGACGATGGCGGCTACATTGCCGTGCCTTATGACGGGTAAATCTGGATGAGCTACGGCAGCACGTATAAGCCGCGCAAGATGCCTGCGCGTTCAGAGAAGAACCTCCGAGGTGTATACCCACCACTGGCGCACACTTGTCGGGTTGTCAATGAGTATTACCCGATCATTGTGCTGGTAGGCAGGCGCGGCAGAGAAGAGCAGGAAGAGGCGTTCCGCACCGGCAAGTCAAAGGTGCGCTACCCAAACTCCAAGCACAACGCCAATCCGTCTTTGGCGGTGGACATCGTGCCTAACCCCATACCGCACCGGTGGGGCAAGCACTGGAAGGACCGAGTGTTCTTTTACGAGGCAGCGGCGATCTTTCGCTACGAGGCAGCACGGCGCAACATGGTGCTGCGCATCGGCAACGACTGGGACATGGACCGGGACTACAAAGACAACAAGTTCGATGACCTTGGGCACATCGAAGTGTTCTCAATCAACGGGCGACGCATCCACCCACGCAAACCACCTATTCACTCTTGAACATTGCAAACGAAATAGCATTGGCCTTCGACTACGTGCTCTTCTTTGGCGCCGGTGTTGCCGGCATGATTGCTCACCAGGCAAAAAAGTGGATACGCGACAGCCCTCGCGGTGAGACTTTCTGGAGCTGGTTGAAGGCGCACCCGAAGTACACCCTGTCTACGTTCATCTCCTATGTGAGCGCGATCCTTGCTGTGCTGCACACAGAGATTGTTGAACTGGGGTCCGCCGCGGCGCTCTACCTATCAGCCACCACAGGCTTTACCGCTGACAGCATGGTGAATCGATCTCCGGCTGAGAGCGACTACTACCGACACGATCAACAGAGAAGTGGTTACCCTGATGAGTGCGGCTATGACGATCACTGCGGTGACCACCCTTGCTATCGTGACTACCCCTATGGCCCTGAGCAGGAATTTATGGGCCAAAGGACTGATGAGCGCTATGAGGGTGATTACAACGCCATCTTTCATGACGAACAGGCCAAGGACGAATCTGAGCTGGATTACGATCTAGGCAGAAAGCGCAAGCCTGGTTGCTAAAGTGGTCGCTACTCAGCTATCTGCCGCAGCGCTCATTGCTGGCCTCATTATCGGCAGCTACGCCACTTACCAATTTATGAGTGGCCGTGTTGAGCGTCTGAAGAACGAGCAACTGGTGCAGCAGCTCGATCAGCGTGAGGCACTAGATACGGCACATCGCAAGCAGATAGAGCAGGTCACCGCGGCCAACAACGAAGCAATCGGCAAACTCACACGGGAGCTTGATTCCATTGATGACACCAACCGAACTGTTATATCGCGCATTCACGCGGCGGTGGGCACCGAGCGTGAGTGTAATCTCAGCCGTGATGCTGTCAGCGTGCTCAATGATTCCATCAAGGCCGCCAACGGTGATGCTCGAGTGCCCGAGACCCCCGGAGTATCTGCTAGTACCACCGGAGAGACTTCAACTGTTACCGAACGAGAGCTTGTCACTCGATTCGCAACAACGCTCAGGAAGTACGCTGTCACCGCACGACGATGTGAGGCGCTTGTACGTTGGGTCAACACAACGTATCCCGCTAAGGAAAAGTGAAATGAAGGTTAATCGATGACAAAACCAGTGTAGGCTTTGCGCTCAAAGTAAGTGCTCACTTAGCAGCACACCAACTTCACTCACACCGGTAAGCATGAATCAACTCAACACGGCTGCGCAAGCGCCGCACATCAATCCCAACGAAACCTACTACGGCGCAGGGCTTACCCCTGACGAATGCGACACCTACGAAGAGCTGTTTGTTGCTCCAAGGTTAAAGATAGAGGAGCCAGAGCTCGGTAGAAGTTGCTGGTTCGATTACCGACACACTCACGCAGTTATAAGAACCTTCAAGTTCGCAGCGCACTATCGCTACCTATACTCGATAAAACGCGCAGAGCGGGGCGACAACGCAGATGGCCCAGGCGCCGCAAGACGTGGCTTCACAGGCGACGACATATTCCAGTCACCTTTACTGGTGTACATGTGGACAGCTCGCCAGCACGCTGACCGTTACACCATTCCTTACAGCCTCTACATTCGCTACGTCTTTGAATGTGCAGAGCAACGCCGCTGGCGACGACTCCCAGCAGCTCAACAACTCTATCAACAGGTGTTCATCGACCATGCGATTAGCCGCTGGTCGGAGACCATGCTTAGCGACCACGCACCACTGCCGGAATCAGAGCGTTATCTTGCGTTCAACTTTGATGAAGAGGACGAGGACAAGGCGGAATTTCAGCTCTGGCTTATGGACTGGCTCAAGACCCGCAAGAACGATACGGTACTGATCTACACACTGTTGTTTGAAAGATGCCTGGTGTGCCCGCAGATGTTGGTGCAAAATTTCGGACAGGATGCTTTGCGACGAGTTACCAGCTATGCACGTCGTTTGCGGGCTGCGCAAGTAGCATAGTAAGCGCTTACACATACTTGAGAAACGCAATGAATAAGCAAGTAATTACAGAACAAGGGCGTCAACGCCTGAAATTGAGCAAAGACCAGCGCGCCCGTGGCAAGCCACGCACGCACGACAAAGCTGCCAACAAAGCCAAGCCGAAAGAGGACATGCACACCACGTTCATACGTGAGTGCATAGACGCCGGCAGTGTGGTTGAGGCCGACACTGGCGAAAGCGGTGTCGTCCAGGGCGTCATCATTGACGTTGATCGTTACTGGGTTAAGTTCAAGGTTGAGGGCGACACTAAAATGTTGGTCAATAAGGGCGCCATCGTCACTCTCTTGCGACTAGATGACACAGCAGCCGTACAAGCTGCAGAGGCAGAGCTAACAGCAGCCATTGCTGCCAAGGCTGAATCAGCGAGCGCCGCTGCGTAGTGATGACAGCGGAAGAAGAGGCCACAACGAGCGAAGTCAGAAAGTACGATTTTGATGCCGACTTCCAGCGGCTCGTTGTGGCGTTGATGCTACGTGACATAACCTTTGCGCGACGTACCAGTGGGCTGATACAGCCTGAATACTTTGATTCCCCGGTAATGGCGTTCTTCGCTGATGTGGCGAACGACTACTTTGAGAGCTACCGAGCAACCCCCAGCACAGCGGTGCTGACGGATGTGGTTGCCAAGCGGCTCGCTGACAACCCACGACTCAAGCTCGAGAGCGGTGAGGAGATAGCGAACACGCTTTTTGACCTGATGCACACAGCACTGGCCGATACGGACTATGTGGCTGAGCGCATCGTGCCCTTCGCCCAGTACCAGGCGATCTCCGACAGCATCTTCTCCGCGGTAGAGACAATGGAGCAAGCCATGCAGGATGGCGACAGCTCCAAGTTCCAGTCCATTCGCGGCAAGATCGAGAAAGCGACGCAGGTCGGCATTAACGATGCGTTAAATGACGTCGATGCGTTCGCAGAGATTGATGTCAGAACCCGCACTCGAGCGGAAAAGAAAGCGGGCAAGCTACCCCCATCGGGCATCACTACAGGTGTTGCCAAACTCGACGCCGCGCTGTATCACGGCGGGTGGGGCAAGAGTGAATTCACCGTCATCATGGCACCTCCAAAAGGCGGTAAGTGCCTGAAAAGCGAAACATTGATCGCAAACGAGGATGGTTTTGTGCCGATTGGCTCACTGGTTGAGCCTGAACAGGCGGTGGATACGTTTGAGCCGCTTGAGGGCACTGTTGTGGGACGTTACGGCTCTGAACCCATGACCCACGTCTACAACGCCGGGATGTGCAAGACCATCAAGGTGACCACCTGCAAGGGGCGTGTGATACAGGGTACGCACGAACACCCCATGCTGGTGATGGATACCGACGGTGAGCTGGTTTGGCGAAGGCTGGATGAGCTGACTGAGGGTGATCAACTGGTGTCCCGTCGCGGTGATCAGCACTACGGCAACCACACTGATATTTCCGACGCTGCCTCTTTGTCGTTCTCATCCCACGAGTTCAAGGATGTCACGCTACCCAAGGCGATGACACCGGAATTGGCTGAGTGGATGGGGCTGATCACGGCAGAGGCGTGGCTGGATGAAAAATCGGGAGCCATTAAGTTTTCCAAGGTGGATTCAGGCTGCCAACAGCACTACCGATCTCTAGTCAAATCTCTGTTCAACGTGGAAGTCAATATCTCCACCAATTGTGTCGGCTTTCAGCGTCGCGCCGTGATGCGCTATTGCGAATCGCTTGACCTGAAATTTGTGCGCAGTGCCAGTAAGTGCATACCGAGTTCTGTACTGAAAGCTCCGCGTGAATGCGTGGTGGCTTATCTCAATGCACTGCTCGGCATGGATGGCTATGTAAGCACCAATGCCACCGGCACGAAGGTGGCGTTTGAGCTTTGCATGGCAAGCGAAGAACTGATCGCTCAGGTGCAGATGCTGCTGCTCAATGAAGGCATTACCAGTCGAGTTGTGCCTAAACGAGCCAAGGCAAGCAATGGCTCAGGTACGTGGCGCACGTACTGGCGATTGAGTGTTTCGGGCTTTGCCAACATCACTCGACTGCGGGATCAGATTGGCCTGCATGATCCTGTCAAGCAGGCGAAGCTGGATGCGTTGGTTGAGAGCGACAATAAGACCAGCCGAGATCGACTACCGCACTGTGCAGCTTTGGTAGAGAGGCTGTTGGGTTATTTAGACGGCTCTCGCGCCAACGGCTCTTTGAGAAAGAACGCAAAATCTGTGGCAAACGGTGATAGACCACTGAACTACACGCTGGCCCGTCGCATTGCTGATGCGATACCGGTGGATAATGAAGACACCCGCTATCTGCGCCACCTGATCGATACGAACTACCAGTACGAATCTGTGGAAATCATTGTGGATGGCGGCGAGCATCATTGCGTGGATGTCACCGTGCCAGGCACGCACAGCTTTATCGCCAATGGCTTCATAAGTCACAACTCAGCCTCCTTGGCTGAGTTCGCAAAGATCGCTGCCTTGAATGGCTACAACGCTTTGATAGTGACACTGGAGGTGTCAGCGGAAATATACCTTGATCGACTGGATGCGAACATTTCCAGCACGCCGATGGCGGAACTTATCGAGTTGCACGACAAGGTGGAAATGGCAGTGTCAAGTGCTGGTGTCAAAGCTGGCATGTTGAAGGTCATTGAGTTTCCCAACGGCACTCTGTCGCCCAGCGCACTAGCTAGATTGATCAGTCGGTACAAGAACGACGGCATCTACTTCGACATGGTGGCCGTTGACTACGCAGACCTGATGGTGGCTGACAATCCAGTGCAGAGCGAGATAACAAACTCAAAATCAATTTACATTGGCCTCAGAGCGATAGCGCAGATTGAAAGACTCGCGATGCTTTCAGCCACACAGTTAAATCGCGAGGGTTCAAGAAAGGACACCGCTGTTGCTACTGACGTTGCGGAGGATTTCAACCGCATTCGCATCCCGGATCTGGTGCTCGCAATCAGTCGCACCGATGCCGAGAAGGAAAACAACATGGCTCGGTTTCACACCGTCGCTTCGCGCAACCAGTCCGAAGGCATATCGCTCACCATCGAGCAAGACCTTGAGCGGATGCAGTTCATCAAGCGCGTCGTTGACTTCTCAAGCTCCGCAGGTGCTTCACGCGCCAAGATCGCAACAGCTACCCCCGGTCTTGGCGGTATATGAGCGATGACTTCTCAGAGCTCCGGGAGCTCTTCGAGCGTGTCGATGTGCAGGACTACCTCGACGAATGCGGCGTCAACTACAAGCGCACGATGGGCTCGTCCGGTGTGCAGCTCAACATCGAGACATGCCCTGAGTGCCACAACAGCCACTACAAGCTGTACTTGAACGCAGAGACAGGCCTGGGCAGTTGCTTTGCTGGCGCCTGCGGTAAGCGATTCAACCTGTACTCGTTCGTGCGTGCTTTGCACGGGTACCAACGCCACGGCGATGTCATGCAGGACGTGCAGCGCCACGTCAGGTCCAGAGTGTTCCTACCCAAGAAAGCCAAGGCCAAGAAAACAGCGACACGACCACCGCCTGTCGTCGCGTTGCCGCACTCGTTCGCGCTGCCGCTGGACGATGGCAGAAACCTGTTGCATCTGTCCGAGCGCGGCATCACAGCGGATATGGCTCGGCACTACGACTTGCGCTACAGCGAGCGGGGCTACTACTCCTACCACGACGAATACGGCAACCCACAGACGCAGAGCTACATCCAGCGGGTCATCATCCCCGTTCACGACTTGCAGGGCGAGATCGTGACCTTCCAGGGCCGTGACATCACAGGCGTCTCTTCGCGCAAGTATCTCTTTCCACCGGGACTGCCCGGCACGCAGCGCTATCTCTACAACAGCCACCGCGCCCTGGGTAGCTCACACATCGTCATCTGCGAGGGGGCGTTTGATGTTATTGCTGCCCAAGCAGCGTTGGGTACCGCGGCGGGTGTCGTGGGCACGTTCGGCAAACTCATTGGCATGGCTGCCGATGGAGGCCCCTCGCAGCTCAGTCAGCTCAAGCGTTTGAAGGATCACGGTGCAGAGAAACTGACGATTCTCTGGGACGGCGAGCTTTTGCCACTGCAGACCGCTGTGCAGCAAGGTCTGGAGCTGCACAAGCGCGGCTACAGCGTCCGTGTTGGCATGTTGCCGCGTGGGTGCGACCCCAATGAGGTTGAACCCGAGATCGTGCGGCAGAGCGTCTCTGAGGCGCTCTCTATCGATCGGCTCAACGCAGCGCGTGCGCTGCGCATCATCAATGCGCGGTATGCCCAACTGCCCGCATCTTTGGTTGCACACTAG